CGCGAGTTCCGCACCATAGGCGCGGCAGAGCGGCTCGGCCTCCGAGAATTTAAATAGATTGCGGGCCACATTGAAGACCTGATTTTTGCCAGAAGAACCAGAGAAACCAGAGCCAAGTGCCGATTCCACATCAGATTCGAGTTTGTGTATTGCCTTACCTAAAGAGCCAGAGCCAGAACCAGAGCCAGAGCCAGAGCCAGATGCAGGTGTTAGCAAAGCCGAAGGGCCGCCATCGGGTGTGGAAACCTCCACCTTCTCGTGATGGGCCTTGCTCCAAGACAGTCGCTCCCAACCCAGATTAAAATAGTAACCGATTGTCTGGTAATATATGGCAAACACAATGACCAAAAGAACAACTACGGCTATCGTTGCTCCCCAGCTTGTAAGGAGACTGTTGATATTGAATCCCGCCGAACCTATCGATGAAGGGGAAGGTCCAGGTCCAGACATAGAAGCCGGTAGGTTTGTCTGCATCTCTAGAATAGGCAGTTAAATCATCTCCAAGAACAACATATACGTGTCGGGGCCGGCATCACCTCCAAAGGGGCTGGGTCCAGTACGCGCATCATCGTAGACGAGCCATTCATCGTCTTCTCTAGTCCGCATACAATAATGACCTCCACGGCTTCCACCCATATGTTCTACAGTGCTCATCAGACGATATGTGGTGTTGCCTTGTATAGTTGGCCAGGCACGATACGCGTTCAAATCGATACAGTTCGGATCATAGGGGATTCGGGCACGAATTTTGGATCCCGTGTTTGTGAATCGTTTGAGTGACACGATCAAATGCTTCGGATACCGACTGATGGCGTGGGCGATTTTGGCGGGCCCTTTTGTCTTACACGCGCTACACGAATAATCGTCGAGTGTCTCGGTGGCGACTGCAGCGGCCAGACATTTATCAAGCGGCGGAGCCGGGCTACCCTGTACATCCGCGCCCGGAATCGGCAACTTCAGAACACTCCACGGTTCATAGCGGGTGGAGGTTGCATTACAGGCTCTGCAGACCACAGATGTCTGTGTTTGTCCATAGAATTTGTCAACCAGAGGCGAATACTCTTTGTGGAAGAATGTGGACCAACTCTCGAGTGCTTTGATAAGAGCCGCCTGGTCGGGAGTCGTTGCCTTTCCCGTGATCTGCATGCGGACCTCGCGGGCTTGTTGGGTGTGAAGTCCATCCAGAAGAATCTGAACCGCCTCGGCCGCATCGGCCTGGGCACCTGGACGGATCTCATCATTGATTTCGTGTGCGAATTCCACAAATGCACGCACGAATTTTGAAGGGATCAACATTTTGTCCCCTGGTCCCTGAAGGGCTGACACGAGATCTGCTGTATGTTGCGCCAGATCGTGTCCCTTTCGGTCTGAATGCCGGTGGTCTTTCCAGGCTTCTCCGCCAAAGTAGTCCGCGAATGGCTTTGTGCGACTCAGCGCCTGAAATGCGGAATTCAAATAACAGGTATTTCCGATATTGGCCAGACCGTGTCTTGATGTCATCGTACCTACTCGGGCCAATCATCTTAACCTATCACCTTTTTTGTTTGGTTTTGCTTTTGCGTCCGAATCACAGATTCTTAATGAAGCACGGATTCTTTGGTATCAAAGGAGCTCACAACAGGGATTCCATCTTCTGACACGAATCCACCACCGCGCTGACCAGAAGAACCAGATCCAGGTGCCACCAAGAACGCCGCCTTCAGCGAGTCCCAGTAAGCCGTCTTTGTCGGAGTGTTCTTACACGTCTCCGTTCCCAAAATCAACGTGCCAAAATCGAATTTTCCGCGATAATCTATCTTCTTTTCACCGACATAGATGATGAATCCAAAGAATGTAATCAGCGCACTAAGAATCACCGCCGCAATCTCACCATAGGTGAGATAGTTGTCCATATCTTTTGTTAGTTTCTTCGCGTGATTGCGGTACGTATTAATAAAATATAGGATCGCTAACAATAAAACCAGCGGAATCCACCAATTCGCCGTCATTTTGGAGGATATCATAAACCACGCATAAACGAACACCGCGCTCACAAATAGAGGTACGAATCCAGCAAAATCTTCGAATTCGGAATCGGCGACAACCGTGAAAAAGGCGAGTCCCACAAAAGCTATCACGTGCCGGAATATCATAGAATCATTAATGAACCGCGCAGTATTACACGGTATCAGCGGACGCAGAAATGTTCCTGTTAGAGCCGCGTAAATCAACAAAAGATTGCGTCCTGAAAATACGAGTTGATCAAACATTGCCTCCTTACTCTGGTCATAGATTCAGGATGCTGGGATTCAGGATGCTGGGAACCAGGCCCGAATATCCTTCTGGCCGGAGGCACCGCGGATCAAGTCGCCGAACAGTAGCTCCTCCGCGAGTTTCTCACGGGCTTCGGTCGTCTTCGCGGCCTTGACCAGATGGCTCTTGACCCCTGGTAGCCGATCGACTACGAGACCGAACACCTGTGCTACCGGCTTCGCAATCTGATTTGTAATGTAGAACGTGTAATCCGGCTTGAGGGCCTTCTCACGGAGATACGATGGCGTCTCAATCCGGTCGCCCTGTTTGGTATCCTTGGACCACGCCTTACCCGAAGGCTGCAGCGTATAGACAAATGGAATCCGGTCATTCGACGACGGCTTGTTACCTGGATCCCGCTTGCCGATGCGATCTGCCAGAATCTTGTGTGCCGGAACCAGCTTGTATTCCGCACGAAGACTCTTCGTGATTGTGAGGCGCTTCAGCGGGAATTTGCCGGCTAACAGATCGCGAATGGCCTGTCGGACAAACTCGAAGGCGGCCACAATATCGCGTTGATTCAGAATACGTTCGATCACACCGCCGTACACGTACTTGACTATAGGGGCATTGTCTCGGCGCTTCATCACTATGCCCATCGACTTGCGATGGTAATCCGTATCCTCGAGTCCGCCCTCGGTCATATCGCCGAAGTAGCGCTTCTTGGACAGCAGACAGAAACACCGGAACATCTTGTCAAACTCGAAGTCGTGGGGCGGCTTGAGATATCTCGAAATTTTTTTACCGGCCTCTTCGGCGAGCGCTTTGGCAGCTTCCTGAGCCGCACGACCTGTCAGACGTTCACCTGTTACAGGATCAGTTGGTCGGAATGAGATGAACACCGAATCCGTATCTCCATAGACACAGATAGCAGAGCATCGCTTGTTTCTTGACTCAGGTCCATAGAACGTCTCAATAAACTTCTTACTACATAAGAGCTGTTGGCGTCCGTGACCCGTTGTGGAGGCGGCAATACACTTCCGTCGGATCTTGGATGTGTTAGAACCCAGTTGACCATACAATGAATTCGCTGTGAGCTTGTAGGCCAGCTGTTGGGCATCCAAGAGCGCCTTGCGGAAATCGTCGGTCTCTTTTTCGGCCTGCTTGCGCGTGGCCTTGCGCTGACTCAGAAGCTTCTGAAGAATCTTAGGAAGCGTTGACTTCTGTGTAACATCATAGGGTTGCGCGAACCGACACACCCGTTTCCCTGCCGGCTGGAGTGGCGGATGCTTACGAGTATCGCCTGGATCCGGACGGAGAATGTCGTATTCGACATTAAGGTAGTCGAAACCCGGTAGATTATCGTACTTATCAGAGCCCTCTTTGACACATACAAGGGTGCCGTCGAGATCATAATCCTTGACCCAGACCACACTATCGTGGCTCAGATTATCACCGATAATAGATGATGGATACAGCGAACTGAAATCCAGTGCGGCCACCGGCTCGTCATCCAGATAGATACCGCTGAGTGGATCAAGAACAATGGCGCCTTCGTAGCCCTCGTTGTCATCGGCGATCACTACTTCTGGTACAGGTGCGATTGCCGAATCCAGATCAGCGACGCCATCCTCTTTGCGCCGCGGCGGAGCCGGCAACACCGGAATCAACTGGTCCTCTTTACGGCATTCGTAGAAGACAAGAGACTCCGACTTGATTCCCTGACCCCGCGTGAAGATGAAATCCACCGGCACCCAGCAGACATTGGCCATCGCAATCGAATTGTTGAGCACCTCGAGCTTCTGCATCAGTTCTATCACAAGATCGCAATCCTGAATACAGTAGGCGGCGACACGGGCGCGCTCGGCCGGTCCCTCTGCGTGGAGCGCAAAGATATCTTTGGGACTAACATCGTCCTTGGATTGAGCCCAGCGCGTTGGTGGAAGTGAATGTTCACGGAGCGCCTCTCCGCCATCTGGCATCCGCACTTGAAGGGATTTTGGCTCTACTGCTGTCACCAGATACTTGTCGCCGATCACATCGTTCTCTTCGTCCATTAGGACAATGTAGCGGCCGACCGTGGTTCCTTTCGTGGATTTTGTCTTCACCGTAAAGAGAGTTGGGTCTGTGCCTTCTGAAACTGAAAGAACCGAAAGAACAGAGAAAACCAAGCCGCTCATAAACGTCGCCGTGACGTTGTCTAGGCTGTAGGAGTCCAGAACCGCATTACGGCGAACATAGGCCAGAAGATCTATATGTAAACGACCCTCCGCAGTGAATACGTTGAACGTGTTGTCGCCCATTGCGGAACTGCTGAGGAATTTCTCCGTAAGTTCTACGGGGGGGACCTTCTCCCACTTGCGTGTGGCCTTCGACCAGGCTCTCTTTATGCCTTTGCGTCCGAGAGTCTTGAACGCATCGGTACATTTGTTGACGACGGCGCGATCCCACAGATACTTGTCGTCAAAGCCGAAGATATTATAGCCCACCATAATGTCGGGATCGAGCTCCTTAATGAGCTGACACCACTTACGGATGACATTCTGTTCGGTCGCACAAGGATACGTGTTTACTCCTGGAACAGGGTTACAGGAACCGAGGACAAAGATATCCTTACGCACGGCCTTTCCATTAACATACAGAACGCTGCCGATTTGGATGATAGGGTCGCCTTCCGGAGGTGGGAAACACCGGTTCATCAGCGCCTCGGCGCGATCAATTGCGTCTTCTGTGCTAAGATTAATGTTGGGCCATTCTGCCTGCAGAGTTGTAAGGCCAGGGGTTACTGCATCCGAATCCTTAACATAGATACGGCTGAGTTTGGAGTCGCTGCCTTCTACGGCGGTCACGACCGCAGCCACAACCTCGGCAGCAGATAAACTGGCCTCGACGGCCTCCCGCGCCGGCTTTCTCCAGGTCTTGATGGCCTGTGGAAAGTCGCCGTGACTACTCGTACACTCGATATCCCAGGACAGCACTTTGAGCGGGGCTGTTGTGAGTTGTATGTCGGGCGTAGCTGGAAGAATTGCTTCCCAATTAGCGGTGATCTGGTAGTCCGTTGTTGTGTTCGATTTGTCAAGATCTTCGTCTTCGTCTTTGTCGTAATCTTCATCTTCGTCGTAATCTTCATCTTCGTCGTTATCGTCGTCTTCTTCGCATTCGTCGAGATCATTGTACTTGTCCTCGGCGATCGCAGCCCAACCGGCGGGTTTGAGCTCGCGGAGATGGAAAAAACGGAGCATCGGATCAATGTTTGCCTCGAAGACCCGCAGAGTATATTCTTTAGTCATCTTACCTCGCAGCTTATAGGGGATTGGCAGACACGTCTCCCTATCTTGACAGATATCGCGGATCTTGGTCCATACACGTTTGGACTTGGCCTGGACCTTCACAAATGTCAGAAGTTCGTCGTTGTTGAAATCCCAGAAGCTCTTATGTTTCTCGATAGTCAGACGTACCTGGGCGTGCTCTTTATCGCGGAGCCTCTGTGTTAGACAGGCTTTGTATGCGTCCCTGTCCTTCTCGGACCACGTGTCGGGAATCTCGACATAGAAGAACGGCTCGAACCCGGTCACTGCGACACCCACAGATTTACCCTCGGCGGTAGAGCCGTAGAGGGTGATTTGATATTCACCGGCGACGTCGCCGGCAGAGGAACCCAGGATTTGAAATTGTAACGGAACAGGATCAGGAGCAGTCATTGTTGCTACTGGATGTTTCTTGGTGGCGACGGTTTAGGTCAAGTTTTGATCGCTCGAATCAGAGATTTATAAGTTTAATCTAACACTTTAATTAATACCCTGCTTGTTAGATAATGAACCTCGTATACGCATTTATCGGAACACTCCCGGAATATAGTGTTACAACAGTGCATCAGGCCAGATTATTCTTTGAGGGTCCGATTTTTTTTATTATATCAGAGCTTACAAGTCCGTATGTCACTGTTCTCAAAGAAAAATACAATGTAATAATTATCCCGTATGAATCTGTTAAGGACGCCACCTTCAATAAGGTTCTTGATATAAATATCAAAAAATTCGTCATTACACCCTGGGTCCCTGGACGCGAAAAGCTCTTTATATACGCCTTCGAGCGTTTTTTTGTATTGAATAATTTGATGAAACAAAAGGGGCTTACAGATGTTCTATTTCTTGAACTCGATAATCTAATTTACGATAATCCGACAAAATGGCTCGCATCATTCCAAACAAAAAATATGGCATTCTTGTATGATAATATAGGACGTTCATCCTCTGGAATCTGTTATATTCGGTCAACTGATATTCTGGATCGATTTACTGCGCAATGCATTGAACGGATTGAAAACTATACGGGATTTTTGGAGGAAATGGGTGCTCTCTATTTATTCTGGGAGTCAGCTAAAGACGATGTGATGTTTCTACCTGTACACTGGGAGGATGCCCGCTATAATATAGAAACATACCGTTACGGTGGACTGTTTAGCGGTAGTATATTTGACGCGGCGGCCATAGGTATTTTTTTGGGTGGCATCGACTTGTGCCATTCAGGTGGCGTTTTAAAAAAGGGAGTAAAATGGTCATTAGCGGAGATAGATTATACACCATATACGTATACATGGGTGATCGAAGATGGGAAACGTATACCGTTTGTCAATGGTTATCGCATCAATAATCTCCATATTCATTCCAAGGTACTGGTACCCATGTTGTCTTCACCGCTTCCCTGAAAATAATCATATCCTTTGTCTATACAATTTCGAACATAGTCAAGTGTCAATTTATCAGAACTAGAGAAACAGGGCTCTATATATGAATCTAGTAATATCTTTTTATTAAACAGGGACCAGTCATCTAGTAGTACACACGGCAAAATTGCGGACAGTTTCTCCGTAAATATCGACCTTTTAACAATAGGAATTACATTCAGATAATAGCATTCCCACATACGATGACAATCTACACCATTACCAGGAGGACATATGGCGTATTTGTGCGTAGCTAGAGTTGCCAGATATGGTTCAAAACTTAGCGTTTTGCCGAAAACAAGCCCTTTTTGTACCAGTTGATTGTGGCAGGACTTACGCTCTGCGCGGTTCGTGCCTATAGAAAAATAAAAATAAAAATCATTTTTTTTGGGGGATTTGTTCGCCATTATGTTTGATAACGTATTTAAATTGCCATGATCCCACGTACTATTCGCAATTCCTATTGGGAGACCGCCGAGTTTAGGATGATTGAACATTACATTTTGTGCGTGCCAGAATAGGAGTTTTGGTGAATTTAGAAAATCCAGATATTCTGAAGTAATATTCTTATCCGAATTATGAGAGATAAAGATAAATTTATTTTTGATTAGAGGAAGCAGGCTTATAAATTTATCTATACTGTCACCGTAGCAATAAATCTTTGCGGGGTTATCCCAGGGTTGAATAATTGCATTCATATCGATGTTTTTCGATGTTCGGGATCTATTATATATTGAAAAATCGGATTCCGTACCGCAATATACATCACAAAGGGATTGAATCCGTTCACCAGTTATTATAGTCATTTTATGAATAACTATAATAATAGTCTTTATATTTGGTAATAGGGTTTATCGCCTTCTTTTGCGTGTAGCAGGGCCAAGGCCGGAGGAACGCTGCATGGGGAATGCGGCGTAGGCACCTAAAAGGGCGGCAGCAGGAGCCGCCTGTTGTGCGGCGGCCATTAGAGCATTCCAGTTGCCACCTCGGCTTCCACCTCGGCGGCCGCCGGTTGCCGGTAGCGGCTTCAATGGACTATTAATGATCTCTGTACCTGGGACCATTGTTCTAGATTGAGGCATCATCGGCTTTGCGGGAGCAGGAATCATCGGCTTTGCGGGAGCAGGAATCATCGGCTTTGCGGGAGCAGGAATCATCGGCTTTGCGGGAGCAGGAATCATCGGCTTTGCGGGAGCAGGAATCATCGGCTTGGGTGCAGAAATCATCGGCGTAGGGCTTGTCAGCACCTTCGTAAACTCAGGACGGGGTGAATTCCGAACAACCTCCGTCATTATCGCAGTGTCCCGCGGTTTATCAATCTCCACTATTTCACCCTGTTTGTTCACATAAAGAACCGTCGGTACTCCCGATACCGCTTTTTTCTCAGAGAGTGGCGTCTGCTGATAGGTGGATGCCTCCATACTGATCATATTCGCCTTGCGCCCCTTTGTCTTACAAAGCTTATCCCAGATCGGCTTATATGTATGGCAATGCGGGCACGTTGTCGAAAATACAAGAATTATAGTTACCGGACCACGTCGAATTATTCCTTGCATTGATCCAATATTCGATGGAGTCATCGACATCACACGTCCACTTGTGCTTCGTGTCTCTTTTGTACGCCTATTTGACATAGATCTCCTTTTGTGCGAACTCTTCCGCGAACTCTTCCGTGAACTCTTCCGTGAACTTGTCCAGTAATCCATCCCTCTACTCTTACAGATGAAAATACATCGTATGAAAGAGAGAAGATGTCACGGGATCAAATCGTTCTGGCACTCATCATAATGGCAGTGATCACAATCATTGTGGTCTATGTATTTATGTCGGGTCATGTGTGCGACGCCATAATCTATCGCAAAGAAGATGGATCACTGGAACTTCAGCCTTCGGGGCGTTGGTTTCCCGACATGAATGCATTTCAGCAATGGTGGGCAGCCAATCATCGCAACTGTACATTGCCGATCCTGAAGGGCGGGAAAAAATATGAGGTACTCGAAGAACCTACGGATGAACAAACATACGCAAAGACACCCATCAATAAGGTGGATGACTATGAATTATCGCGTGTCTACGGCTATGAACGCAACGGCCGGATGGAAGTTCCCCGCCAGAATTTCAATATACTTCTGAACAAGCGGGCGTTCGACTGGGCCGATCGGCCTCTATCATCGGATGAACGTCGGCAGAAATACGCTGGTCTCTCAGAGGGTTTCACGGCGGCGGGTGAGTTTACGTCGGTCGATATGGACGATGTTGCCCGTGAGGCAGCGGCGCGGTACGGAGAACGCAGCAAAAAAAAGGAGGAAAATGACCGTTGTAGACACAAGAGCCGCGAAGATCGCGAGGTTGCCGCGATGATTGCGAGTGCCTATTCATCAGATCCGGAATATGAACCCGTTGTTACGAAAGTGGGACCGCATCACTGGGAGGTCAATGAGCTGAAACCGATCGTTCCTCAGATGGCCACACAGGAACCGGATGATAATCGGATTATAGATACTGCGAACGACGCGGTTGACATCGGATTTGAATACCGTCAGAAAGAGGTTGTGGATCACGCAATCGATCCGTACTTTCCGGAACACGACCGGATGTACACTGGATCAGAAGATAAAACACCTAAAAAAAGCAGCGATCCGTATAACGGATACGTGCCAGGTTTAGAGCGGATGTTTGGACCTACATTTGATCACGTGAAATGGTATTAGGCAGGAGGAGCAGCAGGGACAGGTGAAGGTGACTTCGATGCGAATGATCTACGTGTTCTAGGGCTGGATCCGGATCTGGATCTGGTTCTGGACCTCGACTTCGGCTTCCGAGGCGACGAACCAACTGCGCCTGCTGCGGCTGTGGCCGCTTCTGCAGATACTATTGCCTCATAGGCGCGGGCGCGAATTCGTTGAGCCTCCTCATCTTTCTTAGCTTCCTTTCCTGGTCGTTCGAATTCAACCATGAGTGGAGCAAGTAGTGGATCTGCCGGTCGAAATACATAGGTTGTTCCCGGTGGAAAAATGTATGTCACATCTTTCTTGCGACGGGTCTTTTTCTTTTTGGAAGAAGCCGCCGGTTTTGGTGTCGGATGCCCCGAAATAATGACTTCATAATGGTTTGCCACGGGGCCTGCCTCACTGGAAGAACTAGAAGAACCAGAACCAGAAGAAGAAGACGAACTTCTTATACCTAAATTTAATATCTGCCAGGAGCGATAATTAATGAGGACAGATGGAAGAGCCGGGTCAAAACGTCCATCATTATATGTTATAACAAATGGCTTCAATTTACCACCGACAATCTGGACAGTCAAGAAATTTAATCCGTAGAGCCGGGCTATTACGGGTCCAATCTCAATATTCACTTCCGATCGTTTGTAACGTTTCATAATATCAAACGATTCTGCCAGAGATTCCCAGCCACCCATTTCGGCATACATAGCATCGGCAATATCCTTCAATTCTTCGACACGTGCGTTCAAAACTTCTCGGAATTTATCCGCAATGGCTGGGCGAAATTTACTAGCTTCCTGGCGATAGGATGGCGACGCGGCAAACAATATAGAATGAACCATACAATTGCCGTCTCCTATAGCTCCGATACGCCACATATCGGGTGCGACCTGTTGCGCTTCGACGTGCTTCGACCAACTCAGCATTCTGGTGCTCGTTGTTACTCGATATTCGGGATCCCTCGTTGGATGCGGCTTGTAACCGGCCAGAATAGCGAGAACCAGTGTCTCCAAATCATTGATAGTCTTGAGACGGTCCATTCTCCTTCTATTTTATAGCTACAGTTTAGAGAAGGAGGATGGATCGTCAATTCTTTCGTTATTTCGTCTTGCTCGAAAAGGCTCTTGAACGAGAGCTTCAGCCGGAACTCAATCCGGGAGCACGGGTTCGACTGACGCTGTTGGACGATTACGTTTCCAAGACAAACAAACGAAGGCTGATGTTCTTCGTGTGCGTTGGACCCGCTGAAACAGCTACTAAACTCTACGAAATCGGCTATTTACTGCCTGTCCCGAGTGATTCGACGCTGTATGATACTGGCGAAGGAACTATGCCGGCAGATGGGCCGACGTTTTTTGAAGTCACGGTAGCTCCTGGTGGCGCGGTAGCCAAAATGGCTGAGGATGCTGCGCGCCTAGGATTTCTTCCGTGGTCATCGGAACTCCGGCGACTAAACGCTATGAAGGCGGAACTCACGCCGGCTGTGCGAGCGAATCCCGATGATAAGAAGAAGAAAGGAACATTGTCAGCTGTAAAGAAAGTGCTCGATTTTTGGGGATCTGTAAGATCGCTGACGCATAATTCGTTGGACCGCGCAGGAATATCATTTGCGAGAACTTCGAGTGGCCGCACTGCATCTTCTTCTTCTGGTTCGATCTCTGGTTCTGGCTCTTCTGGTTCTTCTGGCTCTTCTTCTTCTGGTCCAAAACGTGTTAGTCGTTCAGCTTCCAGAAGCCGCCATTCTTCTGTTCGCAGACATTCATCGGCCAAATCCCATCACACCCGTCGTTCCAGTCCACGGACATCTGATCCGAAACCCAGAGGGAATAGTGACCCGCGGAGACGCAAGTCCAGAACCAGGACACATTAATACACATATCCAGGGATTTCTTCGTATTCCACCGGAACCGGTTTCCGTGGCCAACATTCATAGATCTTAATACCAAGGACCACAGCTGTGGCAACTGAGCCGCCAACAATAGCTGGAATTGATCCTGTAAGAGCACCGTACATTATCGCGGACCCACCGGCAAACGAACATAGAATCGTTATCGCTGTTAGCACTGTCATTTGCTCTTTGCTCTTGCTCTGGCCAGGATGATTTTAAGCCTCCTTAGTAAGATATGTCTCTTCCGCCGTTTGTTGATCTTGATTATGTTGTACCTGACAAAGTTGGACAAGAAGATGTCCAACAATTAGTGAGATATCTAAAATCTATGTATTCTAAAATAGAAGCCAAACAAAAGGTAAATACCCTAGAGTCAAGAGGGCGTTTGAAAAGAGGTGTACACGACAACTTACAAGCCCTCTTAGATAGGGCGCCCGAAAGCGCGTTTGCGGAAGAGATTATACTTATTGGCGGTAAGCGGAAGAATAGGAGTCGGAGTCGGAGTCAGAGTCAGAGTCAGAGTCAGAGTCAGAGTCAGAGGTCGAAGAGATCTAGCAGAAAGACACGAACAAAGTCAAATCGAAGGAAGGCAACTTATCGTAATTAATACGCATCGAATTCGGTATACTCCGTTCCATCTTCGCGGAACAGATGAACCTGCCCGACAAACAGATTATCTGTGATAGGTATGCGGAACGGTGTCAGGACGCCCTGCGGTTCAAACTGAGCGTAGCGATCGTAAATCTGTGCGCGATTCAAGAATTTGCTATAGAATTCGGCAATCAGGAAATTTTGGTCGCATCCATATTTGTTTCCATAATGCGTTGCTTTCGCAACTAGAGATTCCATTGACGTAGTCAGTGCCTCTTTACGAATTGCGAAGGTACCCGCAAGAACACGATAGTAATGGTACTTGTGATCGCGGATAATCTGAACGAGTTTAGATGGATCAGCGACGAAATCTTCGATACACGCAGCATCCCGTTCGTGAATACGACTGTCGGCATCGCGGACAAACATAATATCGCATTCAGGATTATCTATTGCCAGAAACCTATCAAATGTTCCCCGTGTACCTTCCCGCGTGGGTACTGGGATAAGACGAACGTGGGCCATTGCGGCGAGCTGCTCTTTTATATCGGCGGGTACGGATTCGGCCGCGTAGACATACATCTTCGCATCTGGGAACCGCTCTTTGATAATACGGGCGTTTGCCAGAGTACCGTGTGTATATTTGGGGTTTGCGCCATATAGAGAAAATGAGAAAATTATCATAACGTAATTCTATCTGAGCGTGATCTTTTTAGATCTATGTAGGATCTAAGCACCTCCATATATCTACAGGGAAGGTATGCAGCTCGTCGTAGACTCACGTGAGACCCGTCTGGCAGAAGGACTCAAGACTCTCGGTGTTCCATTTCAAACCGCTGGCCTCGATGTTGGCGATTTTCTGATTCAGAATGAGGCGGGAGAACCACTTCTCGTGGCCGAGCGTAAGAGTCTGGCCGATTTCGCCGCCAGTAATGCGGATGGTCGCTACCGTGAGCAACGGGCACGCCTGATGGCCGTTCGCGGATCCGGTGTCGCGGTGGTCTATATTCTGGAAGGTACCTGGTCTCTCGGTGATCCCCTCAAAATGTACGGTCGCACTCCTGAGAAACAACTCCAGCGTCTCGTCACGAGACTCGTGCTCCGATACGGAATGCCGGTCATACAAACGGAAGGTATTCTGGACACGGCGCGCTGGGCCAAGCTCCTTATGGAGCAACTTACAGATGATCCGACCGTGTTCGTGCCCGAAGGAGATCACGCGACCGCCCAAGTAGCCGCAATGGCCGGAATGACGGCGGTGCTTTCGACTGCTAAGAAAGGTAACAAAACGGCGGCAGGAACGGCCCACGCGATGCTATCGGCGATTCCGGGTCTCGGTTCCAAAAAAGTGGACGCACTCTTGGCTACTCATTCGATTGCGGATCTTGTGGCTCTTTCGGCTCTTGAGTTGTCGGCTCTGCAGGTGGGTGGTAAGAAACTCGGTGTCCTGGGCCCCGTGATCGCAGAGAGTTTCAAATCTAAAAAATAGAGAAATGGGCTAAACAAGTATTCCATTAACTAAGAATAGGAATGAGTAGTAGTGGTCCAGCCGACGCAGCAAAAATTTATAACCCGTGGAATCCGAATAATCGTGACATTCCGGTGTCGGATATTATTCGGATTGCGCGGTATTCGCCGAAACGTGTGGATCTGTATCGTCAGGCGTGTGTTCACAAATCGTTTGTGGCACGGGATCAGCACGATAGCCAGATGATCGCACCGCGACCGGCGGATTGTATGCCATTGAAGACCGCTGATAACGAACATCTGGAATACGTGGGTGATGGAATTCTGGACGCCATCGTTGGCGAATACCTGGAACGACGATTTCCCGGTGAGGGAGAGGGATTCTGGACGAGTCTGCGATCGGAGCTTGTGAATAATGAACATCTGGGTACTCTTGCGATGAAACTCGGAATGGCTCCGTGGCTCATAATGTCGCGGCATATGGAGGAGATCTGCGGGGGACGAACAAATCATCGAATGCTCGGTTCGATGTTGGAGGCGTGGATTGCGGCGATGTATCGTGATCACGCTGCGACCAATGCCCAGACGGCGTTCTGGCACGTCCAACAATGGATGATCGATGTGTTGGAGACCTATGTGGATTTCGGCGAGATTATCGCGAACAACACGAATTACAAGGATCAGTTGTTGCGGTACTATCAGGCGACGTTCCATCAGCCGCCGCGCTACAAGGAGGTAGGGTCGGAGGGGCCGCTGCATAATCGGATCTTCACTATGGGTGTGCTGTTGCCGGACGGAACCGTGTTGACTACGGCGACGGCGCGTAATAAGAAGGACGCTGAACAGGAGGCTTCCCGGCTAGCGCTGGTACAGCTCGGTGCGATCCAGTGATGGCTAAAATACGGAGGGATTGTTAGAGGATGCCGTTTGGTGTAAAAGTAGGGGCGCTGAAGGTTCCTGTTAAGGAAAAATCGACTGCCATTGGCGCGCTGCCTACGGTAGTTGCCGGTGCTGGTTCTGGTGCTGGAGCAGGAGCAGCTGCGCGTAGTGAAAATGTTGGCCCACGAATTGTCCAAAAAGTCAAAGTCGCACCTGCACCTGCACCTGTCCTTGTTCCTGTAGCCGCACCTGTTCTTTCGAAGCCAGTAGAAGTCAAAGAGATCAAAGAAATCAAAGAGATCAAAGGAAAAGGAGCCATATCCGCGGCTGCTGCTATGATTATGTCCGCAGCCGCACCTGTTCTTGCGAAGCCAGAAGAAGTCAAAGTCAGTGAAGTCAAAGAAACCAGCGCAGTATCCAGACTTGGACCTGTATCTGTATCTGCTCCAGCATCTGCTCCTCCTGGAACCATCACCACCGCCGAATGGAAAGGAGCCGTACCCGTAGCCGAGTTTGCTAAGATGCTCAAAGGTCCCAATCCCATTGAAATCACGGCACCCGAATATGCTCCCGTCACATCATCCGCTTTTCCCGAATTTATTGTTCAGACCTACAGCCAATATTCGCCCTATCTGATGAGTATTCTCGATGAGGCCATTGCGGCCGCGACTGCCGATGGAACCATCGACACCGGCGGTGTGGAGAAACACAGCGAACAAATCAAAGCGCGCCGCGCCGCAGCGCCACCACCGGAACCCGATCGCGATGCTTGTAAGCGCCGCAATCCCGAAAATCGTGAACTCTTCCACTATCAGAAGATCATCCGCGATTATCTGAGCCGTGGAACACCTTATCGTGGTCTCCTTGTCTATCACGGCCTCGGTTCCGGTAAGACCTGTGCGTCCATTGCGGCGGCTGAAGCTCTGTACTACGGTGGACTCAAAAAGATTTATATCCTGACACCCGCCACTTTGTCGAACAATTATCGCAAGGATATCGCCAAATGCGGTTTCTATCCCCTCCGCCAGAACAATTATTGGCAACACTTGAAACTTACACCAGGACGCGGAATGAAAAGCGACAACGCCTACATTTGGCTAACAGATATCCTTGGACTTCCCTCAGACTATGTCGAGAAGAACGGTGGTGGCTGGGTCGCCACTCCTGGTAAACCGAGTAACTGGGCCACTCTCACAGAGGATCAGCGGTCCGCGATCAAAGTACAGCAGGCGGCGCATATGGAACACCGCTTCAAATTCATCCACTACAACGGTGTGAAACCGGCGGATCTTGCTGCTCTCGCGGCCAAAGGTGTTGAAACCGGCAAACAGATGTTCGATGATGCAGTCGTCGTCATTGACGAAGTCCACAATCTGGTGCGGACGATTAACGGCACCCAGATCGGCGGCAAACCCATCTCCAAGATTATGGCGGATCCCAAGATTGAACCGCGGGAGGCCACCTGGTCCACTCCGCTGGCCCGCGCAACCAAGGGCTATCGCTATCCACGTGCCTACACGCTCTATCGACTACTCCAGAATGCCGTGGGCGCCAAGATCGTCGTACTCTCTGCTACACCTATGATCAACTACGCACAGGAACTCGCGATTCTGCTCAATATCATCGGCGGCGAACAGCGGATGGCCTCTATTCCGTTGGGTGCCGGCGGCAAACCTAAGGATATCCTTGCGCTGATCCGGAGAAAGCCCGATGTAGATTACGCAGAGATTGAGGAAGGTGGAGCAGGGATCACAGTGCTCAACATTACACCGGTGCCCTTCGGTTTCTCGAAAGTGGTTCGCGGCGATTATTCGACCCGCGGATTTGTCAGAGGTCCTCCAGGATCGGGAGATTCGGATGTTCGCAAATCACGGGAACGTAATATGGATACTTGGGCGGCCTCCATTGTGACCGAGATGCTTGGCGCGGGTCTCATTACGCAAGTAAAGGTAGACGGTGTACTGACCGATCCGAAGGCGACCATCCATACATTTCCCTTGCTGCCCGACGATGAGAAAGAATTCGTCGACAAATTCATCGACAAGGCCACTCTCCAAGTTCTGAATACGAACATCTTGAAAGCGCGATCTACGGGACTCGTTTCCTATTTCCGGGGCACCTCGGAAGAGCTGATGCCGCGCACGGGTATGAACATAGAAGTAAAAGTGCCGATGTCGGATTATATGTTCAAGGAATATTCGCGGGCGCGTCTCGAAGAAATCGACAGAGAGGGTCCTGTACAGCCTGTACAAGAGGCCGGTAAACCTTTCGATCTGTATGCCTTCGCAACCAAGAGCAAGCAGACGGGTTTCTTGTCCCAGAGCCGCGCTGCGTGCAACTGGGTGTTTCCTGAAGAGGTGCCCCGTCCCAAGATGGATACCAAACAACAGGCGAAACTCCTTGGTGTTGAGAAAGAGAAGATCGTGGCGGTCGATATGGTGGAAGATGCCGACGTTGATGCTGATCTCGAACATCCCATAGAAGTCGAAGGTGCGGTGGCTGTTGCCGATGAAGTCGTGAAGGCGGAGCCCACGGCCCTCGACGCGGTTCTCGCTGGAATCCTCGGCACATTGATGTCGGGTCTCGAGGCCAATTCGGATCAATATCTGAATAAGGCGTTGGCGGTCTTTTCGCCGAAATATGCCGAGATGATCTCGAATATTCGTAAGAGTCCGGGACCCGTTCTCGTATACAGTCAGTTCTTGCGTCTCGAGGGTCTCGGTATTTTCGCCGCGGCTCTCCGTGCCGCCGATGAAAAGTTTCTGCCGCTCGATATCAAAAAAGTCGGCGGTGTCTGGGAGATTCCCGTGGAACTGATGGTGCCGGGCCGGCCGCGGTATATTCTGTACACGGGTGAACAGGAGCGCGAAAAGCGTCGTCTACTCCTACAGCTCTATAATGCCGATGTGGCGGAACTTCCACCGAAACTCGCGGCCCAGTGCCGTGAACTTCTGGGTCCTGCAACAGATAATCGAGATGGTCGTGTCTGTAAGGTCTTTATGATTACGCAGTCCGGTGCCGAAGGTATTTCGATGTCCAATACGCGCCAAGTCCATATTATGGAACCGTACTGGAACAATGTTCGTCTCCAACAGGTTATCGGACGTGCCATTCGTCTTTGTTCGCATATGAATCTGCCCTGGGAAGAACGCGTCGTGGATGTATTCACATATCTGTCGGTCTTTTCGGACAAACAGAGAGAGGAGGGATCCAAACAACTGATGATGAGTGACAATTCGATGACGACGGATCAGATGATTTTCGACATTGCGACCAGGAAACAGGTGCTTGCCGATGAGTTGTCCGCTATAATTAAGAGCGCGGCGATCGACTGCCAGCTCCACTTACACGAGAATGGAGGCGATGTTAAAGGACCCGATGGAAAAGAAATTATCCAATGTTTTAAATACAAGGAGGGTGCGCGTCCGATGTTTATGTACCATCCCGATTGGCGGAAAGACTCGGTTGCGGGTCTGCGTTCCGCAAAGGCCGCTCCCTAAAGAGAGAAAGAGAGAGAGGTGTAAACATTTTTAGTCTGTACTCTCATCGAAGAATACGGACTAAGAAATTATCCAAAAGGGATACTTACGGGGCGGCTTTCTTGTACGGATGCGCCGCGGGAAGATTCTGGGATATTCCCCACTTCCACGCCAGATAACCCTCGACCTGCTGGATCTGAGCGGCATTCAGGACCGTGCCATAGATTATAATCTCCATTGCGTAACCAACAAAATTATAGGTTGTATATCCTGCTCCGTATTGTTGGCCAATGAAGGTAGTTGTACCAGGATAGAAATTAGTAGGACCCGTGTATTGGCCCATTGGCCCACCATTTAACGAGACCCACGAATTACCGCCATTAATCTGTCCCGTAGTTACGGCGGTACTTCCGTATGCATAGGAGCCCGCCGGTGTAGTTGCGTCCCAGCGAACATCGCTGCTGAGAATACCGACCGCACCCCGTCCACTTCCCGCACCATCTGTGTAACCCACCCAGAATCCACGTGCGCCCGTGTAGCCTGACATAAGTGCCGCAGTGTAATTCGTGTTCGTCGGCGGCGGAGTATTGAAGACAATGAAAATCGTCTCCGTTGTCGGATTCGCAGTATAGCCCGTCGAATAGATATTGCGGTCAAAATACAGAGCTTTCTTGGAGGACGAATAGGTGGCCGGCGATTTGGCAATCGCATTGAAGCTGCTGTATCCTCCTTTGTTGACCCACGTATTGATTTTGGAGCCATCTGCAGGAGTAGTTCCATCACCATTCGGATCCGTACCATCGTACCATATCTGCAGATTCGGCAACGTAGAGACCACACACGTCTTAACAGGAAATCGCACACTGATACCGTAGACCAGACGAATCGCCTCGGCTTGTTTTGTCGTATCCGGACCCGAATCGGCGAGCTGCTTCCACTGCGCCAGAGTTGTAATGACGTCTTTCCACGTTGGCAGCTTATCCCAGAATCCAGCACCCTTTGCCAAAAGTTCGCCGTTTTGACCATATCCCATATTCAGTGCCACAGTCCGGAGACAGCTCTGATCATATGGCGGAGTCTTATCGCTGCGAATGTCGCACGGATTAAAACGGTATCCGTAGCACATATTGGCGGCGGCGGCCGTTGAAAGAGTAGGTTCACCCGAATTCGCGAGCTGACGGAGCGCCGCTACACTCTGTAGCGCGGCGTTCACGGTCGTGGCGCCACCATTCACGAGCCCCGGATTCAATTCGAATCCCCGTTCCGTCAAATACTTGTTCGCATTATTGAAATTCACCGACGACGACGGATATCCATTACTAAGGGCCTGTGATAGTGTTCCATTCGACGAACAATAAACCTCTGACAACCCTTTCAGACACTGCGGTGACAGGGTGCCACCGGAACTCTGACTACAGACTCCCGATATTCCGGTGCTTGCTACGGGCCTTTGTCCGGGATCGGTGGTGGCGGAAGGCGGTTCCGGAATAGCACAGTCTGCCGAATTCATAATGATCCGCTCATCATCGGGACAGTATCCGCCGGGAGACTTCGGGAATGCAGGACGACCATACTGATCCACCACAACGGCTGTTCCCATTGACGCACACCAACCCAGATTCGGATTCTGTTTCTTATAGAAATCGATATCGGCACAGGATTTTATCTTGCTAGTGATTTTCGTGGCTTCACGGCGGGCGGCCTCGTCCAGATTCCAGATCCATTCGCCGTTACCGACCTGGGCATCTATCTGTGAATTCATAGGGCCGTGCCGTGTTCCATAGGCACCTACTGAGTGGCCGCGTGAGTCAGGAATATACCACCATCCACAGCCCGTGCGGGCACCGGCGTCGCGCATCGCAGTACTCGGCGATAAATAGGAGCTACACAGAGCATCGCGCTGGGCAAGATTGTTCGTTGTACCGAAAGAACTCAGAAAACTCGCGGTCTCTTTGGTCCTTCTGTTGCCGAAACCAGGCATTTCGGGGTCAACATCTCCAAGAGCCAAATCCAGTGTGGCATCATCGACCTTGGCGCGGGTCGGGATACTCCGATTAATGTTGGACGTATAATAATTCTTCTGATGTGTGTCGAAATCAGACATCCTCTATTTAGGGCCAAAGTAATTCGGATTCTAACACTAACAAGGGATCGCACGGGTATAAATGGACCAATTCGAGCTATTCACGGCCAACAAATAGTTATCGCTCACACTGATGCTGCCGTTGAAATTGCCACCTATTTGTGTCCACGAAACACCGTCATTAGCGGATCCGTATATGTTGCCGTTCTGGCCGAATGCCGCCAGCTTTGATCCACCAGGTGTAACGGAAACCTGCTTTACTTGTACCGGCGTCGGAACGTATTTCCAGTTAGAACCTTCCCATTTGTAAATCGCATAACCGTTGCAGACCCAAACATTGCGGGCATCACCTACAGATACTTGGAACGCCTCACCAGGCATCAGTACCCAATTAGGTGAGCCATTCCAGCGATAAATGCTGCCGGTTTTGTTCACACACCAGATCTCTCCGTCGGCACCTACAGAAGCCCAGATTGCCGCACCTGGAAGCTGTGTCCAGTTAGAACCCACCCACTTCCAGATTGATCCTCCATAGGGACCATTGTGCTGGCCAATACCCACCATATTTCCGCCGTTGGTGTTGACCTGTGTTAGTACTCCAGGGAGGAGTGCCCAGGCACCTGTGACGGCGCGTCTGTAGACTTCATTCTTATAATTCACACCCACAATCATATTATCATTACCAATAGAGGCCTGGACGAGACCACCGTCCATCCCAGCCCATTGTGCCGAATTTGCTGCGGTGATCCACTCGCACACCGGCTTCGCAGGACACGAAATAGGCGCACTCGATTTATTAAGCCGGGTACCGTAGCACGCCTTCATCGCCGCTGCCTGGACATCGAAGTCCGAGCTGTCCTGTGATCTTACAAAGATCCCATTGTAATAATTCCGAATTGCCTGAATATCGCCGAGATCATTGGCCGACTTACGATTCTCCTCAGAGAGAAGCGGTGCGGCGGCACCCGATGCGTGACAGTACGTATACGGAATTGTATCCGGATCCACGTTAGGAGCGAGGGCCGCCGCGTTCCCACTTGTTTTCCATAGATAATTCAGACATTCCTTAGAATGGGGGCCCGTCTTCGAAGTGGGCCCATCGCACGGATTACTCATCGTGATACCCAGGAGCTGAAGCGCCGCGTCTTTCTGCGCAGCGAAACCCGCCGGCGCACCGTTGTTATCCGTGCCGTAGAGCGCGATGCTGCCGAGATCGTTGAGCCGATCCACTGTTTGATCTAGACTACCGTTGACAACGAGTGCCTTGGCCTTGGCCACCGTATCAGGATAGAGTGTTCCGGCCGATGTACCTCCCGCTGATTCAAACAGCTGCGTCAAACAACGGATTGTTGGACTGAAACCTCCCTTGGCATCGTAACACGAATTTGCGCCCATCATTCCCGCACCAACTTCTGTCAGAACCATAGGACCTGCAGGACAGGCTGTCAGATCCAAATCATAATACGGGTCGGCAAGCGTGGCGGGCACCGTCACATTGAGGGTCACGCCGCTCTGGAGTTTACGGATCCAACCTTTTTCAGCCGCCTGAAGCACGGAACCATCATCCAACTTGATTGTGAGAGTATTGCGGGTAACTTCGGTTTTTTCATCGGTGTTCAGAAGATTATTCACATAGATCGCACCACTCTTGGAGGCGAGATCCTGAACTATTGCGGTCACATCCGATGGAGAGACCCACGTATTCGCACCGCGCACCACCGTCACATCATATTGACCAGATAAGATCGCCGGCGGAATGATTTCATTGCGGCGCATATACCACAACACCGTGCTAGGTATGGTCGCCTTGTATGCATTCCAGCCAGGAACCGCCGACAACGGTGTGTTGATTTTCTGTGAGCGCTTGTCACCGGCGATAATAAAACCATTCTGGGGGCTGATGGACTGAACACCGATATCCAGGCCCACGACGCGTTTACCGTCTGTGCTAGATAGCCACGCGCACCAGATCGCCGGTACACCGTAAATACTGATTTTGAGATTATCGCCCTCTTGGAGTTGTAAGTACATCTCCTTGGGATCAAGGACAGTCTGCTGTTTGCTCGGTGGCAGCTTGGCCTGTTCTCTCGTTGTGAGATTTTCTACCACGATCCCATTTCCACCCATATTCTGAAATCCGGGGTGGCTGACGTGTAAGACCGCCGTGAATTTCGTGGGTTTGGTCCCCGTGTAAATCAAGTTCCCTGATCCGCCGAAACATTGACCGCATTCGTTGTTCGACGAAGGTGCTCCCGCACCAGCGCATTCCATACTCCGGCCTTTCCAGAGACACGTTTCCTTCATAACGGTGAAATTTGCGGGTTCACACGTGCCAACGGTCGGCTTATACTCTGCGCGTGTCCCGTTGGTCTTCGCGACCTCATTCGCACGGATTTGATCGTCGGCCGAAATAAACATTCCACCGCGATGTTTTTTGCCTCTTGAATTAACACCTTCTGTATGACAGATTCCACATTCGCTGTAGCGTGGATCCGATAGAATATCGCAGGAATTATCGGTCACACTCTCGCAGAAAGCGATTTTCTCTTTGAGTACACCGGTCTGTTCTACACCATCACCCGATTTGCCCGAACCATCATCGGTCGCTCCAAAAAAACCAATATTCTTCGTTGTTAGTCGTGACGCTCCTCCTGTAGAGGTCGAAACCGGGATAATTTGGTTAAGTGCATCCGCCACTGCATCGGACGGAAGCTTGGCGGTTTGGATTCGACCTAAATCATTGTAACGCCGTTCTCCTTCCCATTGAAGCTGCTGACGCTGAGCCTTTGCCGTATTAAGGTCGATTGTGGCAAAGTGTTCGACTGATCCTTGACCTTGCCCTTGCCACAACCCTGCGACTACGATTACTACGAGGGCTAGGAGCCCAAACCACGCCCACTTCATATTCCTCTAACATACTCTTACACATTATCGGGGCGTACATTTGATCCAATGTCGTATTCACGTGTTACAATCCGGACGGTTAGCTGTACTTGGCGACTCAGATTTAATACGGCTCCCTCCTGAGGATAGGATAACAAGTCGGCACCGAGTTCCAAATCATCTGCCGCTGATCCCGTGAAATAATCAAGACCCGTTGATCCGGATTGCGGATCCTCATACCGATTCTGTATGATGATCCAATTAGAATAACCGACTGCGTTGTATCCATCTGTGACGTATCCTGAGCCTCCTGAACTATCGTAGGCGCAGGCAACTACAGAATGACCCGCTGGATTCTGGAACCACGTTACAAATGCTGCGGAACCCGCCGGCTGTGATCCCGAAATGAAACTGTTGCCCTGAATGATAATTTTATCCAGTGAACTAAAACTCCAGTGAGGAAACCAGGCCTGCGTACGTATGAATATATAGGATCCTGACGTATCTATATAGGTTGAATAGGCGGCAGAGCTCATCAGAGTATTTCCGATCGCAATTGTCGACAGAGCCGCCGAATCGGGAATTGTAGATAGAATATTATTCTGCGTATCCTGGATCCGAAATGTCAATGTCTGAAGATTCGCCAGCGGTGTTGGCGTATAGACGCGCTGGGCTTTCATAAATTTCGGGATGAACAGGGTGAATCCTCGGCTAGCGGTGGAACCGGCATAGTGGTCAGGTCGCCAGGTCGAATCGTACTGACATATGGCCAGGGATTTATCGATAGTGTTGTTCGTTCCGTAGTTGTTTCCTTGGAATTCGTCGGCAATGACATTGATAGATGGCATTGCGAGAACAGAATAACATCCCGTGGGTGGTACCGTGATATCGAGGTTTTCCACTGGAAGAATCGCCTTGATGAATTCTATACGGATTATGTTACGTAGACGGGTCTGAATGTTCGCGTTGATGCCGAAGCCCTGGGGTTTGTAATTCGTGTTGAACTGGATCGTGAAGTTGTAACGGTTCTGGGTATTTACGGAGGTCCAATCGCGGTCCTTGGAATTCATTACCAGATTGTACTCGGATTCACGGTATTTGACCACGTTCTCTTGGGGTTGGAGCACGTCTTTCTGTTGGACGTAGGGAGCGGGAACGACTCGGGGGAGATCGGCTACCTTCTGCAACTCTGGGAGCTCAAAGGGAGCGGCCTTTGGATTTGTTCTTTCTGTTCTTTCTGTTCTTTCTGTTCTTTCTGTTCTTTCTGTGTTCTCTGTTTTTCCTGTATTTGGTGTCTTCAGACTTGCGAACAATGTGTCCGGATCGACCTCCGATTCGAATTTCTCCATCATCGGTGTCAGAGTTTTCTTATACCATTTCGCCATCGAATCATATGTCAGACTGAGTGTGTCCATAGCGGATCCCTTCACCCGTTCGACCTCTCCGACATAATGCTTGAGCGTTTTCTGGAGGCGTGCGTCAGCCGTTTCAGTGAGTCCACCCGGAATTTTCTTGGTAAATGTGGACCGAAGATCGGCCAGCAATTCTTGAAACCTGTCCATTACTGAGGACTGCGATAAGAAGTCTGGGCCGATGACCTAGATAAGAATCTTATTCAATGCCGCAAGAGCTATCTGTGTTGGTCTCTCTGTCGCATACAATATATCACGGAGAGCATTCATCGTGTCGTCGTCGACGCGATTATTACAGACCTCTCCGAACGTCGCTCCCTTTAGTAATGAGATAATCACATACAGACAATAGGTGCCACATTCACTCGATTTCCGCTGGTGTCGGATATCATTCCAGACAATCTGTTTACAGCCCTGCTCTCTACAGCGTCGGAGGAGTCGGCGAATTTCGGGACAGGGTTCGAATCCATAAGAGTCGTAGTAATAGGCCGCTTTCTTAACAAGATCAATGTAGGCGCAGACCCAGTGTGATCCGGGTTTGTCGTGGGGATCCAGATTGAAAATGATGCCGATGGCTGTCTTGCCACCTTCAGCTGTCGCCTTCAAATCGAGCTTACAGAGTTCATCCATCACACATTTGCCGAATCCTGTTTGTGTGTCGAAATCCATCGGAGTCGGCCCGATGAATTCGAAGTTGGGATACGCCCCCTCATACTGTTCCATCACCTGGGCCAGCGTTACAGAATCGTGCCATTCCCGCGGTTTCTTGAGCCATTCCGCCGGCTTCTTGGGTCGGAAATATTTGGCTGTCGTGGTCTTCACTTCGTCGGGCCCGAGTTCCTGGACGGCACAGTATTCCGAATCGCATTTGTATTTGTTTTGGAGACGTAATCGTAGCTCTTGCCAGAGTCGTTCCTTGCGATGTATGGTGAGCGGGATCTTGTGATTGGGATAACGGGTATTCCATTCGTCCCGAAGACGTTCTAACATATCCTGAGGCAGACAGGTGGTCTTCGTGGTGTTCAGCGTAGAGGGATTACATTGATAGAGATTGGCGTCTTTTTGATTTGGTTCTTTTGGTTTTTGCATTCCCTTATTTTGTACTGAGGTTTTTATCTCTAATATGTAGGGAAATGAGCACCGATGTAACACTCATACCGTCGAACAGCAAAGAACTGGATCTGGGATCGCTCTGGACCTGGACGGTGCCTCTGTGGGGTCTGTTTGTGATTGTCGTATTCTTGGTGGGTGTGTTATCTGAATCGGTGATCTTACAGGCGTTGCCTGCGAATAATCCTGTTGCTGTTGCTGCAGCAATGGTTGGATCTGGTAGACGGCGAGTTAGGTTTTCCAATGTATAGAGTAGAGTATGCCGACCATAACTGATATCATTTCAAATATGTGCCCTGGTAACATTGCGCTTCACGTAGTCATTACATTGGTTGGAGCAGCTGTCGCCATCGCCTCTTTTGCGCTATTGATTCCGCTGGATAGTGTTCCTGCAGTGACGGGAGTCAGTATTATTATAGGTGTGTCTTTTGCGATATCTATTTTGATGTGGCTGGTAGTAGTGACGTTTTATGCCAAGTATCCCGATAACCAGAATCTGATTTGGCTGAACACGAATCTGATGTTTTGGGTTATTCTGCCGGCGACGATTGGCGCAACGGCGATGAACGTGACGACTATTCAGAACACCCGGAATCTGCTTGCTGGGCAGGTGGCTGCTTAAGCCGAGATCCAGGTGGCTGCTTAAGCCGAAGGCCTAAGGCATCTAACACGTAATCAAAACAATGGCCTTTCCAATCCTATGGGTTGGTCCTGCAGGTTCCGGTAAATTGACAGCGGCCCGAGCTGCGCTCGGTGCTCCTGCTACACCCCGACTCCAAACACTCGAAATCGGCGAATATTCGGCGCGCTACTGGGAGTTTCCGACTCATATGGAGGTCGACATTATGGATCTGTCAATGATGGACAAACAGATTCTACCTGAGATTCTGAATAAACTGCTGTCCACGCGCGATGTGACAGGTTCCGGTCGCAAAATAATGATTATTCGGCGGATTCACGGACTCTCTCCACCTGCGGCGATTCGTCTTCGTGTCTGTCTCGAGGAACTCGTGTGGTCGCCCGGCGCACCGGCTATGATCTGGTGTACGGCACGGACAGTGAATTCCGCCGTGGCCGGTGTTATGGACGGCTTCGTCTATCGACGGGTTCCGGGTCCGTTGGAACCGCGTCTACGTACGGAACTCAAAGAGCAGTTTTCTCTTACAAATTCTGGGGAGATTCCGAGTATACAAACATATATATCCGAGATGCTACGACAGATGGTCGTAGCTCTCAAAGAAGGACCACCGACGCTGGCCGCGGCGGCCTGGATCCGCGCGCGGATCTACGATCTGCTCGGCCTGATGATTACAGGAAGTGATCTCGTGTCAGGACTTGTATGGGCCACTGTGCGACTTGCGGCGTCGGGTTCTCTTTCGACACCGAAAGCCAAGGCGGTTCTCGGTGTTCTTTCGAGGTCGCGATGGGTGCCGAGTTACCGGACTCCGCTGGTCCTCGAGCTCATCGTGTCAGAAGTCTATAATGCACTTTCTGTTGCGTGAGGAGATGGAATTCAAAATCTATGTGCTCATTAAACCGTCAGGAGAAAAACTGCTTTACAGAACTTTTTCTTCGGCGGAGGCGGCGTGTCGCGTGGGCGGTGCCATTGAGGAATGGTCTACAGTTGAGGGATCCGATCGCCTGGTCTTGTTACGGACCTTTGAGCGCGTGGGACGCGAAATGTCCGTCATAGAATAAGGGAAGGATGGAATCTCTTTATAGAGATATTGCTTATTCGGGATGGACCGCGACCTCTGTGATGATGACAGACATACCGGTGAATAAGGCTCAACTGTTAGGACGCGTAGGTGACTTCGATGGTGGACGCACGGCTGCCTGGATGTCTGGACTCGCGAATCCTACGTGGCGCGCGGTGCGGGATGCGCGGACGGGACATTCCATACATTGTGTGAGTTCTCGCGGATTCGATAAGCTAACATCGGATCTTCGCACGGGTCTCCGTATTCTGAATTGGATGACGGTGAAGACACCCGTGGTCTGGTATTGGTGGGATCAGGATTGGACACGCGTGTTACCGGCGGGCGCCATTCCTGGTAAAGAACATCTGAACGGTGGATGGGCGGTTCCAGGGGTGCCCGAGGTCCATGTGTACCGGCGCGAAGAGGCTCACAAAGTTATGATCCACGAATGTGTACACGCTCTGGGGCTCGATGTTCCGACTGCCGTGATGGATCCGATTCGTGTTCGTTTTGAGGGAGCTCTGGGTCGACGCCTGTGGCCACATCTGGGAGAGGCCTTCACGGAATTCTATGCAGAATGGCTCTGGTCAATTGCGGCGGCTCGGAGTCTCGCGGATGCTGCCAAACGATGGACCTATCAACGCGCTTGTTCGGAGGGTCAGGCCGCGGTTGTCTGGGGTCGGATTCGTGGACTCAAAGAACCTGAGGATACAAATGTGTTCGCCTATTATGTGCTGAAATGGGTTCTTATGGGACACGTTGGTGAGGTTCTGTATGCTCCCGTGGCTTCGGCGGCCCTCTGGTTCGATTGGTGGCAGGCTGCGCGGCTGAAACCAGTGGAGGTCAAAAAAGATTATCCGATGGGAATGACTTGTCCTGGCTCTCCTGGTTCTCCTGGTTCTTCCTCTTAGACATTATCGGCCGCCGCGATCTGAGCCTCTGTTGCCTTCCGCTTCTGAGTCCTGTATTTCTTCAGATTCTTGCCGCGGCGCTTCACGAACTGCCAACCCTCATTGTCGGCGTAGGCCCGCGGAGCACCCGCGAACAGCGGAACGTACGAATCCGCACGGTCAAAGTCGATGCCGGGAAGGCCACGGTTCCACTCAGGATTCGGGCGGAAAAGGCAGAGCGGAGTTCCAATCTGGGATGTCATCGTACTTGGCCAAGATACAGGTATTTGGTGAGTCAAGTTTATAGGCCGTGAGTATAAAGTTTACAGCCTATAGACAACCCTAAACAATTAACCATCCACTACTACAACAATGGGCATCCGCGGGCTGGGAGGGTTTTTAAAATGGAAAGTACCCCACGCTAAAAAGACATTGAAATTCGGTCCAACACATAAAGGTCAACGATGGGGCATAGATTGTTCTTGTCTGCTTTACAGAGCACGTGGCGTCGGTCTGTCACCACTTACAGTAATCGCCAGTCTCATAGTACGGCTACGCCAAGCGGGAATAACACCGATCATTGTGTTTGACGGGCGACCACCCGCATCCAAATCGGATATTATTGACCAGAGACGTACGGTGCGCGTGGCGGCTCACAAAGAAATGGCGGAGATCGAGGTCGAACTCAGCTCACCGGAACTCACCGATTCTGACAAAATTACGAAGGAACATCGACACGCAGCGCTCCAAAAGAAGGCGCCCACGGTCTCCAGTTCTGACAAAGATGCGTTAAAACAGTTCTTGTATGCCGCGGGTGTCTTGTTCGTGACCGCTAGCGGTGAAGCGGATGACTTGTTGGCTTATTTGGCACGTTCCGATGATATTCAGGCCGTGGTTTCTACAGATACGGATATGCTTCCACGAGGCGTCGCGGTTCTCGTTACACCGGAAACACCGGACTGTATGGCACTTACAGAAATCCGGTTGGATAACGTGCTAAGTGGTTTGGGACTAACATATCCGCAATTTGTGGATGCGTGTATGCTGATGGGATCCGATTATTCGGGACGCGGTTGGCGGTCTGTGGAACCGGCGGCAGCGGTGACTCTTGCTAGGCGTGGAGTGTCCTGGTCTACGATGGATATCAGTGGATCTGTTTGTCTTACAATGGAACGCGGTGTCGATATGTTGATGGGCTCTGGTGTTCGTTGGACGGACTTATTGAGTGAAAAGCAGATGGCAAAATGGTCGGCGGGCGCTCCGCCTTGCGAACCTGAGAACTTGGCGATTGCAGCCGCGGCAAATGGTTGGCCGGCGACTTGGTTGCCTTTACTTTCTTCTTCTCCTCTTTGATTGATTTCTGTCTGCCTAGGACTTTTTTGATTACATATCAGTAATTAAAAAAGGGATTACGAGATGTGGGGATCGAACCCACGCGGATTGCTCCACTTGAGCTTAAATCAAGCGCATTAACCACTCTGCAAATCTCGTTTATATGGATCTATATCTCCAATGCCATCCACAACATGTAAAATGCGGCTCGCCTTTAAGTACACGGTGGTATTCCCGGTTGCGATAGATTTGTACGGGTTCAATAGAGGGTGCGATGGCGGCGATTCCAATGCTACTACCGGCGGTTGAAGCATTCTATAAAACAATGGAAACAAAAGCGGCAGACGGTACATATAAATCAAACGCCAAACTTCTTGAAAGTGAAATAAATTATCTTAAAAAAATGAAAACTACAATTGAGGGACGCAAAGGTACTGAAAAAGCTATGGATCGGAATGTGGTTCACTTACCTAGACTTGATGGATTGATTACTCTTCTTGAGAGTCAGCGGCCAGCTGTAATTGGTAAAAACAGTAATTCGTCTACCTCCAATTCTTCAAGTAATTCATCCACCTCAAATTCTTCAAGTGACCCTTCACCTTCACCATTAAATAAGTCATCCGCCTCAAATTCTTCAAGTGACTCTTCACCTTCACCATTAAATAAGTCATCCACCTCAAAAACAGCAGCCCGTACTGCAGTAAATAGAAATGCGCGTCTTCGTAATAAGAGTGTTAAACAGCTCAAGTCTATTGCTAAATCATCGGGTATGAGAGGCTTTTCAACTAGAAAGCGGCGATCAAATCTTATTAGATTTATGACAGAACATCCGGCAAATCTAGCGAACACACCCTCTTCGAATTCTTCAAAGCCTCGCCCTGCTTGTGAAGAGGAATGTGACGAAGATGGCACGTGTGATGGTCGCACCACAGCCACTAAAGATAATGACATTCGCGAAAAACTCCTATTTCGTTATTTTAAAGGACACTCTGTTACAGATGAAGAATTAGCTGCCTCTTTTGCGTGTGCGCCTGTTCACATTCGGAGTCTTGTAACTAGCCTGAAAGAAACATATCCTACTTTTGAGGCAACCGTTGAACATATAGGTGGACAAGACAAAAATTATGATTATATGTTTAGAGATTCCGCGGGGGTCGAACATAAAATTGAACTTAAAAGTACCAAAACCGTTATTAATAAAGAAGAATTAGAGTTAGTTCCTTGGAAAAATGCGTGTCAATTAATTCAAGTATACGTAGATGTAAAGGATGAAAAATATAAGGGTCTTTTTAATTCGTTCGATATACGCGGGCTATGGAGGTCTTGGTTTGATACAGTCATTAAGCCAACATTTATGGTTGATTACGGTATTACAGAACCGATTGATTTCCCCAGTTATTATCGTTTGGCTACATTAAAATCCGAAGAAAAGGCTAAGCCCTATATACAAAAGGTTTTAGCAGATAAAAGACTATTCGAAAAAGAAGGGATGACTGTCGGCGCCATAAAATTGTTTCAGCATTTTTATGGTAACCGTAGTAAAACGGATAAAACATATAGAGAAAATTTGTGGCACGAATTTACAAGTAAATGGATGTCCAGTCACCGGTTTTCAGATGAATCGGTGTTTAAACTAGTTAAGGAGACATTGGGCAAAAAAACATCGTGGATTAATATTGGATCTAATGGAGCATATCTCATACAGGGGCCGACGTGCGAAAGTGCTTCGTTACGCGAAATTAAAAAAGAAAAGAAGGCTACTAAACTTTTATATGATTGTAAGATGGTTCGTCCGCCATTTCTATCCTATTCAATCGCAATTAAGATTAATTTGTATTGGAAAAATGGCGGACAGGGCGTTCACGGTCTATGTATTCAATTACAGCCAGCATAGACGTTATTTTTTGAACCCGCTCCTCTGCAAGACTCACATCGGGTCGGTACGATTTCGTACTTATATTTGGCACCGCCACAGTCCATACAGGACTTAGGTGTTTGACAAGAGCATTCGACTTTGACCAGCGGAAAGGTTGTTCCGTTTCCTTTACAGACAAGACATTGCATTTGTTCCTAGATAATCGTATTATGTTTAAACAGAACAAAATACGATCCTTATAGGGATTGAACCTATGACTTTCCGGTTAGCTTAAAGGCGGACCTTGTAACAGCCAGACGCTCTGCCGCTGAGCTAAAGGATCAGGGGCAAAATAAGTTTTGTCTTTTATTTATTTTTTATTTGGTTTTGTGGAGTTTTAGTTCGGCCTAGTCGGATTTGGCTTTTCAGCAGTCGCCCATTGTCGACTTTCACTTTACAGCGGTTACCGAAGGGATGGTCTTTACGCAACAGGCGCCTTGATGTAGTGGCGGCGGAGGAACTTCTGGAGGTTCAGGATCGTGAGCGAGTCACCCTCGTTGAGCGTAAGGAGCTTGCGGAGGGCGGCGTCGGCCTTGATCGTCTGCTTGTCCATCAGGTTGTGCGCGCGCGCATACGCCATCACACCCTTCGTGACCGCCGAGCGGCTGACCTCCGTGTTCTTCGGCTGGGCGAGGAAGCTGCAGAGCTCGTCGCTGATCTTGACGGGCTTCGTGAAGATGCACGGCTTGGGCTCCGCACCGGCAACGGCGTCCGCCTTGCGCTTGCGGCGGCGATCGGCCTTCTTGACAACGCGGGCCGCCTGCTTCTCAATGACCTTGAGGGCCGCGGCTGCCGCCGAGGCCGCCGTCTTGAGCGCGCTGAGCTGCTCGTGGAGCTCCGTGATCGACTTCTGGAGCGAGGCACCGACGTCCTCCTCAACAACGGAGTCCGAGGGCGTGGCGGCAACGACGGGCGCAGGAGCCGCAACAGCCGCAGCCGCAGCCGCAGGCGCGGCGGCCGTCTTTGCCTTAGGGACCTTCGCAGCCTTCACAGGGACTGCAGGGGCCTCCACAGGCGCAACAACAGGGACAGTCACCGTGGCGGCCTTCGCTTTGTTCTCCTTCGTGGTCTTCGTCGTCGTGGTCTTGGCGGAAACGGCGGAGCTCATTTTGGTAGAGTCGGAGGAACTAATTGCGGACATCTAACGCGGGTACTGATACCGGGAGTGTGACACGCCCCCGTCAACTTTGGTCGCCAAACCATAAAAGTTGCCGACCCACCGGCCCTGGCAAGTCGACTTTCACGATTGAAAACTATGCCCAAAGTAGGGAATATGACCAAATGCGCAAGTATCCGTGCCAAGAATGTTCCGGGAGAACGGTGTATGAGCCGGGCTCTCACAGGTGGAGAATGGTGCGGCAAACATACGACCACTCGGATACGCTTTGTCTCCCCTACTCCTGAAGTAGGAGTCGATGTGATCCAACACACGTCAGGACCGACGACACCAATCAAACTTCTGCAGAGTCCACTAAGGTCCGATATGACCAAAGAGGCAGCTGCGTTCAAGATTCGCAGAGCCTGGGCCCGCTGGATCGCACGGCGCGCCGGACCCCTCTTGCGATTCCGCGCCGAATCCAATAATCCGTTCGACTTCTTCAGTGGTGATCCCGTCGGTGAAATCGCCATCGGAGACTTTGTAAGTTTCGTGGACGCCGGCAAGGGCTACGTGATGGATATCAAATCCGCCACGAGTCTTCTGGATCACGCCACCAAATCGGGTGAGACCGCCACTAATCCGTTCAATCGGGCTGTCCTCCCCACCCTCTTTGCCCGTCGCGTGGATCGCCACCGGACTAAGAAACCCGCGGCCACCTGGGCACCCCTCGTTCCCGTCACCGAGGCCCAAACAATGTCTCTGGCGGTTACCGATGTGTTCCGTCTTATCGAAGATCTCGGATACTACACAGATCCCGGTTGGTTTATGGATCTCGATCGCGTCGATCTTCAGCGATTTTATATCGAACTTGCAGATATCTGGAATCATCGGGCCACTCTCACACCTCAGGATCGTGTGCGAATTGTTCCCGCCGGCGGTCGAGCTCTCTCTGTACCCGTGAGCACCGCCATCATTATGCAACAGAAGGCACTGCGTCCACTCCTCCTTAAAACGTGTAAGACACTTGTCTCAACGGCGGCTGCGCGTTCAGATAAGCAACTCGGAGTTATGTATGTTCTTGGAGCCTTGTCACTGGTTTCGCCGGGCGCCGGTACAGCATATCCGTGGCTCACCGATATGTTCTCACCGGGCGTCACTCGTACCTACAACGGTACCCTACAGGTCTTACACGGATCAGTGATGTCTTATTGACAATCGGAACAGTTCGTTGTAATCGGTGCACCAACTGCATTTAGCTTTGTGTAGGTCATCTGTCCAAATGAACGCGACAGACGCATTGACTCCGAAACGGGTGGCTGCGGACCCTCTTCCAGAGTTGTTTTGGACGCGGCACGCGCGACGGCTTGGATCTGCGCCTTCTGGCGACGGATACGTTCTGTTTGGCTGCGGTCGGCGGTTGACATTGTTCTATTTAAAGATGCGATTATTTTAATGTTGGTGAAGCTTTTTACTGGTTAAACGTAATTACAACGATGCCTGATCCACCATTCGCACCGCCAATGAAATTACCAAACGACGAACCGCCACCCCCTCCACCATCCCCTGTGTTATCTTGTCCAGCCGTGCCAGAAGAGACACTACCTGAATTACCACCAGCACCACCAGCACCATATGTTACAGAACTTCCCGTGATTGAACTTGCTAATCCTGCTCCTCCTGCACCCCCTGTAGAAGATCCCGCGCCAGCGCCCGCTGAAGTATTTCCACCACCACCACTGCCACCATAGCTAGAACTACCAAAGCCACCGCCACCCGTCGGCGGAGTAGTTCCTGAAGCAGCGGCACCCCCGCCACTGGCTAACCCGCTTCGCACACCACCACCACCTCCACCGGCAATAATACTATCAAAACTGGACGAGTTACCAGCCAAACCTGTAACAACGCTTGTCTGCGGCGATGCCGCAGTACCACCATTTCCGCCGGTACCCACAATCACCGTGTAAGTCTGACCTGGTGTTACAGTTAATGTTCCAACACGCGCCAAACCACCACCGGCTCCACCACCTCCCGCATTGCCGTTAGCGCCACCTCCTCCGCCGCCGCCTCCAACAATAAGATATGTTATAGATGTCACCGTCGCTGGTGCGGTCCATAATGTTGTACCAGTAGTTGTAAAAATTACTATTATTTGTTGTGAGGATTGTGATGTCGTTGTTCCACCACAGCAGGTCGTAATCTGTGAACCGATCGCATTTAGTCTTGTGTACTCCATCTGCCCGAATGAACGTGATAGACGCGTCGATTGATCAACGCCAAGAGGGGGACCCTCTTCTGGACACGTCGGGCACTCCGCACGGCGAACCGCCTGGAGCTGGCCTTTGAGGCGGCGAATACGCTCGGTCTGGCTACGATCCGCGAGCATTATCTATTTTAAAAAGACATTTTTTTAGGAGGAATGGAGCATTACAGATGCATTTATGATAGAAATGGATCTGTGATTTATGATATATCGGATGGTCGCGTTGTCAAAGTCATTCACGATCTCAGCAGTTTCGAATTAACCGTTGTTCGTCTCCTACAGGATATGAATCCTCCGCTACGGTCCTGCGTGGATATTTTGGCGACTGCGACCGACCGATACGAGATGCGCCGCTACGATGGACACGTCGAAGTGGGGGTCTACGGGCGACGTCATTGGCGGCCCATTGGTCAACAATGTCTCGCTTTCCTGGAGGACTTCCACCATGTGACCGGAATGGCTCATATGGATATCAAGAAGGCGAACATATTGGTCGATCGAAAGATGGATACATTCCACGTCGGTGACTTCGGAAACGCCGAGTATCCGTGGAAAGAACCGCGTCTGCTACGGGAGTACGATGCGAACACGAAATGGTATTATCTGGCGATGGGCGGTGAACTCGAACAGCCTCCGTATTCGTGGCGGATGGATCTCGTGGCCCTCGGCCATGTCTTGGCTAGTCTTCAGTTCAATTATGTTGGTCGGTACGAGACTGCGTGTTGGGAGAAACGGGAGGGTCGTGGTTCCCTAACAGATGAAGCGGTCCTAGAGCTCCGCTCTACCGAGATTAAGGAGGCCATCGCTCTGGAACCGTATTTTGCCCGCCTCGTGTCCGTCCCTTGGACTGCTGCGGCACCGCCTCCGCGTTCTTTTTATCAGGAGTTAGCGGGGCTTCTTCAAATATAATACTTGAGGATAACTACACCAGTACCACCTTTGATACCTGAAGCGAAACTGTTAAGTGCGGCTCCGGTACCAGATCCGCCCGCGCCAATATTTGGCGTCGTAACACCGGTAGCAACTGTATTCGGTGCTCCACCTGTACCACCAGGACCATATGATCCTGAGAAATTGGGTGCGACACTCGCCGTGCCGCCTGCACTTCCACCTGTACGGGCGAGTCCTTGTCCGCCAGTGCCGCCGTAGCCTTGTCCTCCATATCCACCAATCAAAGTACTCGCTGTTGTTTGTCCTCTACCACCAATAGAATAACCATTTTGAATATAATTTTGAGGCGGACCAAAATTAGTATCACGTGATGCTCTTCCACCAGATCCACCGGTTGATGTAATCGTAGCAAATGTAGAGTCGCCGCCCTTAGAACCTTCTGCTTCAGAATTTGGACCACCAACACCACCTTCACCTCCATCTCCAACAATAATTGTATAAGGGCTACGAGGTGTAACAGAGTAGAAATCTGCCGCACCAAACGTGGCTTTTATTTGACCGTATGCGCCACCACCGCCACCTCCACTGGCATTATTGTTATATGTAGATGAAACAATGTAAGAAGGATATCCGACGTTTGTCTCATTCGGATAACCATTACTTAAGTTATAAACAACTTCAAAAGTCCGCCAAGAACCTGACCCAGCTACAGCTAAAGTTTCACTTGCGGTACAACGAACAGGATCGGAAAATGTTAAATAGGGGAGGCTAGTACCATTATACATCCGCCCTGGGGAACGATTACCATCATACGCAGCTTTGCTAATCCAATAACCGCTTCCGGCTGCGGGTACTGTGGTCAGAACGGGGATAATGCCTGGTAAGACAGTTATCTTGGAATACGCAGCACCACCACCACCGCCACCGGCCACGCACAAATACTGTACATAGCGGACATTGGCCGGTGGGGTCCATGATGTTGTACCAACCGTTGTGAAATTTACCGTTATTTGTTGCGACGCGGTGGCGACAGGCACTATATTTGAGGGGTCACCCGTTGCCGGCACATTATTAATAGCACGAATAGCGACCGAATATGTGGTCGTTGGAGTAAGAGATGGTATAGTAATTGGTGATACAGCGTCTGTAGGTGAAAGAGCAGTGAATGTAACCCCTCCGTCCGTCGAGTATTCGTAATTCGTAATTGTGCCGAACGAAGATGGTGCGGTGAATGTGACGATGAAAGACGTAGTCAATGCGTTTATTCCGGTGATTGTTGGTGAAGAAGATGTCGGCGTCGTTGTCGTAATGCTGTTTGAAGCAGAAGAAGACACCGAATCTCCAACAATATTTGTTGCGACAACTGTGAAGGTGTAAGAAGTATTGTTTGATAAGTACGGTACAATAATCGGTGAAGATGTTCCAGATGCTGTAAATCCGCCTGGTGAGGATGTCACAGTGTATAAAAGAATAGCTGAACCTCCGTTATTTTCAGGCGGTGTGAAACTAACTATTGCCTGTGACCTGCCTCCTACTGCAGACACATCGGTTGGCGCATCGGGTACTGTTCCTGGGTCTGGCCCTGGCCCTGTATCAACTGGTCCGATTGTTCCATCTTGCGGATGTACACCTTCTCTCCACAATATGGCGTCTAGAGCCATTGATCCGATATTTGTTCGTACTTTCGGACCACCGGCCGCTGACATCCAGCGCATCCTTTGGGCTCTTGTGGCCCCCGAATTATCCGAGTTCCTACTCCTGATCATTCCTGATTTACTCCCATAAAAAGTTTCGCCCCCCAGGCAACAAAGTTGACGGGGGGTAAACCCAGGTAGGCAGCAAGTACGATGTCCAGTATGATCAGCTCTCCCTCCGATGTTACTGTTTCCAAGATTGAGTTCGGCCCTGTCAAGATGCTTGACAGCGGCGGCAAGACCGTGAACCTTCGCTATGAGGGTCGCAACCTAATGCTCGAGACGCCGAGTCTCAATGTGCCGTACGGTGTAAATGTCTTTGACAAGACGGGTCCGCCGAAGTATTCGGTAGACTTGTCGCTCCGCGGCGTAGAGGATAACGATAAGGTCAAGGCGCTTCAGACGTTTCTGGAGGAGTTCGACGAGCGTATGCTCGACGCCGGTGTCGAGAATGCCGGCAAGTGGTTCAAGATGTCCAATCCGAATCGCGAGGTGATCAAGGCGTTCTACACGCCGCTCCTCAAGTACAGCCGCGATCCGCAGGGCAATCTCAAGCCGTATCCGCCCACGGTCAAGGTCAACCTCCGTCGCAAGAAGGATGCTACGGCTGCGACGGCGAGCTGCTTCGAGACGGCATTCTACAATCCGGCTGAGAAGGATGCGAAGGGTACGATCAGCCAGTTCCCGGGTGATATGCCGATTGAGCAGGTGCTCGCGAAGCGCTCGATGGTTACGACGATCATCCAGTGTACGGGTGTCTGGTTTGCGGGCGGCAAGTTCGGCACGACGTGGAAGGCCGTTCAGGCGCGCGTTGACACGCAGCCGGAGCAGATCCGTGGCCCGGCTTTCAAGAGCGATGCGCCTGACATCCGCGCCTTCGTGAGCAAGGCTCTGCCTGCGAAGGCATCTGCCTCTGGCTCTGGCTCTGGCTCTGGCTCTGGTTATGGCGGTGAGGATGAGGATGATGAGCAAGATGATGCGGAGGAGGAGGTCGTCGCCGCACCTGTAAAGGCGCCTGTCAAGGCTGCCCCTGCCCCTGCCCCTGCCCCTGCCCCTGCTCCCGCGTTTGAGGAGGAGGCAGTCGCCGAGCCCGTCCCCGTTCCAAAGAAGATCATCAAGAAGACGGTGACCAAGGTTGCGGCCAAGGCTTAACTCGCTGGAAAGAGTTAAGCCGACCGCTGGAAAGAGTTAAGCCAAACCGTTGAAAAGCTAACTCCGACCGCTGGAAAGAGTTAAGCCGGAAGAACCAAACCGTTGAAAAACTAACATAAAAATCAGAAAACAAAGAAAATTCAAATCATTTATTTTGGTCCGCCCAAGTAGAATGGACGCGTTCAATGCCATAGTCCGTGTTCCGTCGTGGGCCTATGATTTTTGCTACTACTATCTCGCGGCTGCCGCCGTCGTTGTCGTCTACAGCTTGTATTCGATTGTTAGCCTCCTGATGCTTCCGGCCGCCGCCAAGAAGGGTGTGCCCGTCGTCTCCATTATTATTGCGCTCATCCTGTCCGGCCTGGTGTCGTCGGTCCTGGTGATGATGCAGTTCTGGATCTGCCGCTCGGCCCTCAGCCCCTCTAAGGTTGAGAAGTTCGCGGTTGCCTGTGCGAATGATGGTGACTGCGCTGCGAGTGCGGGTGTTCCCCAGGGACCCGGCTGCACGTGCGGAGCGCGCGGCTTCTGCGGCGGCTGCAAGTCGCTGAATATGATCGGCGAGTCTCCTGAGCCCCTCGGTGTTGATTTCTAAGCCTGCTAGAAAAGACCAAAGAACCAAAACAGTATGAACAAAAGATGTCTATTATCCTCTGTTCATAGTAAGAATGGCCGTTGCTGTATTTGCCACATCCGATGTGGTCGGTGAGTCCGTTGCTCTTAACGTAGCTGGAGGAATGGAAATTATCGCAACATTTACCAAGCTCCCACCAGGCAAACACGGATTCCATATTCATAATGCCGGTGATCTCCGCGGCGAAGGATGTGCCGGCGCCTGTAGCCATTGGCACGCTGGACTTCATCGCGATCACGGTCCAGATTCGATATCCGGTCACACAGGTGATCTCGGCAATGTGGAACTTACAGAAGACAAATCCAGAACAAAGAAACGCTATTTCCTGGCCGGTGTCAAGGTCGCCGATCTCTGGGGACGCTCTCTAATTGTTCACGCCGATGAAGATGATCTCGGTCTCGGTGATCACGAAGACAGTAAAACAACCGGACACAGTGGCGCCCGTATTGCCTGTGCCATCTGGGGGCGCGTAAAACCTTGTGGGTCAAAAAAGACCACGCGGAAGCGTTCCTAAGGACAGTGGCATATAGTAGGATCCACCGGTGGATAATTAACCGACGGTGGATCCGGTCTCTTAGCGGCATATCCGCTCCGTGGATACGGTGTGTATTTCAATGTACAGCATCCTGGCACCGTAGTCGTAGCCTGAGCCGGTCCACAACAGAGGGAAGCATTACCCACAGTGGCTAACACATTTGAGCCACTGCTATGTTCAATAGAAATACCGGCACTCTCAGTAGTTCCCTGCGGTACGGATGCCTTGTATCGCTGCATCTGAGTGAAGAGTCCCGACGTATCTATCCGCGTCGGACTAATAATCTTTGGAAGTGCCCGCTTTTTGTCGCGCAGATATTCTTGGTGGCTCTTGCTCATTACTATATACGGCGATTTTAGCTACGAAGGTATACCGTTCGTCGGCCGCCCATCAATCGACGGCTGACAGAGTGATGCCCTCGGAATTCCTGTCTGATTCCCATACACTGGGCACGGGAACGGATACTGTACCACTGGAAGGACCGTGGCCACATAACGTGTGTCCGACGCCGCCTCAATATTGGAACGAATCCGCGCAGTCCGTGAACTACCATAACGACCCGGGATGGGCTTACATATCTCATCAATCCCGTTGATGCGATCGTATTTGCGGATAATCGTTTTTACAGACGGACCCTGCGCTGGCTCCGCTCCAGAAGCATCCGTCAAATACTGGGTAGGTGCCGTGTAGACAGGTCCGCATCCATCGGATGCTCCTGGATTCTCGAACCGGATCGGCTTACAGATCGCAATATTCAGCGTACGTGTTAGTCCATCCAGCGGTGTATTATTATTCACTGGCGGTGGCGGCGGGCACGTACCAGGATTAATCGTCCGTGTAATACAATATTTACGATCTCGTGTAAGTGTAACGAGTGCCGTATACGGTTCCGCATATGTTATTGCGTATGTAGTCAGATCAAGGCCACTCGCAATAACTAGATAATTGGCACTTGCCTGAATCGTGTTCGTTGGCGCAATATTGTAGGCGGAACCTATTTGGATATTCGATGGAGTTCCGACAATATCACCGTCAAATGTGATTTCGCCGATCTGCACATAATACTGGAAGTTCGTGTATGTAGGGTTATACAACTCCATAGTATAGAAAACACGATCAGTGGTCGGCGAAGTACATAGCGTAATCGATCTGATTATATAAGGCGTATTATTGGGAAACGGTATCTGTACAGCGACATTTGTTTTGATCGTATACGACGCAGAGTTCGGCACATAAGATATATTTGTAGCAACTACGTTCGTACCATCGTATCCCAATGTTAGTACACTTGTATCCTTGATAGCCACTCCGCAGACTGAACCATTGAATAGAAGCTGACGCCAGAAATAGACGCCTTTGTTAACATATACAAGATACATTTGATTCGAAGCAGCCGCTGTTATAAATGCTCCACCATAAGTATCGCCAATAGTCTGTTGAATCGGACTAAAGTTGGCCTGAATGTTCGTGGGCTTCAGCGTAAGTGCGAAATTGGGTGAAATATAATACAGTGGTGATGATTCGTATCCGCCAGAGGGTGGAGAAGCAAGTACAATATAAATATATCCCGCACTGTTATACGTGCTCTGTCCAGTATAGCGCTTGGAATTTAATATTTGCGGGAATTGTGTGGGCGTTATTGTAGCGGTTAGCGCTGCGTTGTACGTGTAGATTCGTATATAGGTACGTGTGCCGTAAAATATGCCGACGAACACGAGTACGTCGTTTCTCCAGAATAGATTCGCGGAGACAAGTTCGTCTGGTAGAATCAATGTAGAACCAGATATATCTATATCTAAAGATCCAGTAGACGCAATGAATCGAGTGACTGTGAGTCGATTCTGACCGCCCGAAATATAATTCGTCAGAGTGTAGATATTTCCATCGGGATCAACCGTCGTAATATTCAGATCTGGTTGAAGCCGGTTCGTATAGACTTTGTTAAACGCAGGAGGAACCAACTGCCTGTCAATGGTTTTTTCAACTGCAGCTTGGTATGTAATTGTATCGCAGACAGTCTCATTTACACGCGTCACCCGATTAAAACCGATTTCGCTTGTGTTCACTTGCGCTATGCATCGTTTGAGAGAACCGATTCGTGTACTCTGTGCCTGTCCCGAAAAAATATTGGCGCTTTTACTAGCTTTTAGCGCAGCACGACTTGTGGGATTCGGATATTCACGACTCTGCGCTATTCCACACGCTACTGGCTTGAATACCGGTATCGTAGGACAAATCGCTGGATCCACAAAGCACGCTTTCACTGTTACAGGACTGCCTGATACTTGTAGAGTTGTTATCACCGAATGAATATTCGTAATATATCCAGATCCTTCTCTAATACTCCAGCCAAAGAATGTATTTGTTGACGGGAAAGTTGCAACTATTGTATATAAACCATCGGGGACATTTGCGCTTGTATCGAGAATACCGTTATATCTGATTTTTGCTGTCGTACCTGCCGTACCATCTGTGACCATCGTTACCCTATACGTGACCATAGCCCCTTACTGTATTGACAATAAAAAATACGCTAATAAAGTAAGGGATGGCATTTCGTTGGTATGATATTGTGGGTTACATTCCATTTATTGTTGTGGGTGGCGCTTTAGCAGTGTTGGGTGTTCTGTTCGTTGCTTTTCAGATGCCGTCAGAAGTACTCGTAGAACTTTTGCTCAGTGCCGGAACTATATGGCTCATTGTGATTGCGGTTCTGTTGTTTGTGACAATGACGTGTGCGTCTATTCAGGTGCGGGAACTGTTTGAAGATGGATCTGGAACTACTGAAGATCTTGCTGCGCTAGAGAAGAAGGTGTGTGTGCTGATGACGGCGTCTGACAAAGCGATTGCCAGTGATGTGGGTCAGCCCGGCCAGGATGATCCTGCTGTCTTGAACGCGGCTCTGACTGCAGCCAGAGGCTCCGCACCAGTTCCTGTATGCGAAATGAATCCGACCGAATTGGAATCGCGCATATCCCGGATGGAAAATGCTCTGACGAACTACACGGGTCCGCAACTCAAAAAGACATACGATAAATCTGTGCCTTGTTCTTCAGAGGGTTTCGAATCTCAGAAGGGAGCGTATGCCGCCAGGCTCCAGGCGATTAACCGGTTGGTGGACAAACAGACATCGACTCTGCTTGTTCCGATCCAAAAAAAGGAGGCAGATGTGAAGGCGGGGATTCTATCGGATTGTGAAAAAAAGAAAGGGGCTAAGGCTGCTGTGGTTCCTGCTTCTTAGGCTGGCATATAGAACCAGTCCGTGGTGATCAGGGGATTGGCCTCCTTGAGTGCGAGGACAACTTGGTGTTCCTCCTCCGTAATATAGGGATGTTCGCGTTCAACCATCCAGGCTTTGCCACGAACAACGGCCTGGAGCTCATCTATGAACTTCTGCGTGATCAGACCGTTTGCCGATAGAACAGTGGGTTTGGTATACGAAGGAAATACAAGGAGTTTGTGTTCGACATGATAGTCGGCCGTCACTTCGGCTGGCAGATTGAGAAGTTCGGAGGCGGCACAGCGAATACCATAGACGAGCATCTTGCTTTTGATGTTTGTCTATGGGTGGGTTTGGCGTGTCAAGTTTTGAAGTATTTTGTGACAATAGGAACGAACGGAGAGAGTGACTATGTCAACAAAATACGACTTTGAAGTAGGTTTGACCTGCCAGAGTGTAACGATGGCGTCAAAACCTACGACTTTAAGCATTTTGTGACAATAGGAACGAACGGAGAGAGTGACTATGTCAACAAAATACGACTTTGAAGTAGGTTTGACCTGCCAGAGTGTAACGATGGCGTCAAACCCTACGACTTTAAGCATTTTTGGCTACCCGCCCAGTGGGACCAGTCGGTACGAAACGAAGTTGAGTAAAGACGTCAAAAAATGCGACTGTTTTGATCAATTGTAGCGTAGCGGAAATGTCAATAGGAACGAACGGAGAGGCCTAACAAAATACGACGTTAAGCATTCTCCTTCTTTGCCTTACGGGCTTTGCGTAATTCTCTTTCCTGTGCTTTCCGCGTCTTCCGCTTCTCTTCACGGCGGGTCCAATTACTTTCATTGGCAGCGGGATGCCGGCGCATCCAGGCTCCACGGCGTTCCGCTTCCTTCTCGCGTTCTAACACAGCTTTCCGTGTATAATGCGCCTGACGACCTTTTCGTCCTTCCTTCCGTTGTATGGAACTCGTGAGTCCAGAAGATGGGCGTCTCGCAGAAACACGTCTGGCCTCTTGAATCGCACCAACCACCCCCAGTTCCTCTATCGCTCCTTCACTAAGACTATTGAGATTTCCCCACTTGAACTCAGGATTCCGTTTCATAAATGACTCTAGTTTTGAATTCGGCATCGCCATCTCTTATTATCTCAACCGAAAATAAGGGAGAGGGAATGAAAACTCTCGCAGCACACGGTTTCCTTGATATACAAGTGACCGACACAATGAGTAATATATGTGAGATTCTGCCAAAAGCCCAAGAGATTGCACGCCTGGGCCCCGAACAGACAATCAACGGTGAGCCCTGGCGGTTCCTAGATCGCAGTCTCACTCAGAATGATGTCTACGTCGGCTGGCACGTCGGTTCTTTGTATCGTGAAGGCACCTACGGAAAAATCTACAAGGCACACCGGATGGTCGTCACACGTCGCAAAGATAAACTGTTCGACGTGACCGTAGTTCCTACCGAAGTGATCATCAAACGCACAACACCACCGGCGGGTTCCTCCGTCTTGCCCACCGAAGATATTACCGCACATACATCGGAAGCGCTTCTTCATATCCTGGCCTGGCAGATAATGCAGACCACCTCTACTCCGTGGGCTATTCCGCGTCCTTTCGAGGTGTTCGGCGACTACAATGGATCCGGTTGGAAGAATATGTCTCTATGTATGTCTTACGTGAACGGACGGACTCTGTACACGTTTATGCAGAAATTCTGGACGCCGGCTACCAAGGCCGAGAACTCCAAGAGCTTTCTCGAAATCGTCGCACAGACCGCGTTCATCCTTCATCACTTACAGAATCGGCTCCGACTCAATCATCGCGATGTCAAGGTCAATAACATTTTGATCCGGCGGCGCGTTGAACCCTTCGCCATCGAACTAGAAGGAACCGCATTGAATACCTCATATGAACTAACACTCATCGACTTTGGATTTGCGTGTGTGGGATGCCCGCCACCCAAGGAACCTCTGACCGTATTCCAGGCGGGTTCGTGGTTTCCGATGGGAGAACTCTGCTGTAAGGCAGGACGGGATCTCGCCCAGCTCATTTATTGTATCCATTGTTATTTTCCGGTGGATGAGTTCTTGACGGCGGAGGTCGCCGCTGCTGTCCGTGAATGGATGCGGATTCCGTGGACAGGAGGCTTGGCGGATGCGCTGCACGGATTTACGAAAGAGGGTCGACCCCGTCGTGAAGGAAGCAAGGGCTCACCCGAGTATCACACCGGTATTTATGAATTTCTGCGACGACCCGATGTGGATCCGACTGCGTGTTCTCCTTCTTCCATTTTCCGGAAAAGTCAGGAACTGCTCAGCGCTTTGACTTCTTGATTTTTCTAGTATTCCTAGTATTCCTGGTTTTTCGGAGTTGCCTTTTTGTACGACGGCCACCGACTATCAGGTTTTTTATTATTCCAAAACGACCATCACGATTCATCATATATTCGTAAAATGCCGGATGCCGGGTATGCACACGAAACGTCATACCGCCGTAAGGATTCATAATAGATCCATCATCTTCCCAACACGCTGGTGGAGATGCCCCGGCTCCTAGCGCAATCATCGCATTCAAAATCCGTGAACCATCTGTGGAACGAACATAGTCGTTTATATCGCGACAACGACATAGGATCGGAACACCATCGACGGATTCGGGTGGTGTAAACAGGTTTTGGCCGAACATTGATCGCGTGAACTTTTTCGGATAGGGGCCCCATATTTCACCCGGTAGTCCAGGCAATGAAACCGGTTGTGGAATCTTTTGGACGGATGAATCCGATACAATGGGTGCCGTTGCCCAGCGATAGCCGGTTTTGCTATCATTTACATAATGCCCTTCCACTACTGGCTGTTGTTGTTTGATTTTCTTTATCTGTGTGTTGCCCATCTAAATAGGGCTCCTAATAACTGGACAAACAGACAGAATGAGTGGGGAACAAGAAAAACAATCAAAGTGGATGGCTCCCGATGGCGTAGGTTTTATCGAACTGTTAGATACCTTCGGAACGGATATAACTGTCGTGAACGCCGCGCGCGTCTCTTTTGCCAAGGAGGTTACCGAAATGAAAACGGGTGATGAGAAGCTCGTCAAATATCTGGCGGAGCACGATCACGTAAGTCCGTTTTTCCATCCGCAGGCGCGTTTCCGCATCAAGATGCCGATTTTCGTGGCCCGTGAATGGTACAGGCACCAGATCGGATTCGCCCGCAATGAGGTGTCGCGGCGCTATGTGGACACTGTGCCCGAGTGCTGGACACCGGCACCGTCTGAACTACGGGAGCGTGATCCGCGGGCCAAACAGGGATCGAAGCCAGGCGCCGTGGATTCGTCGCCGGCACTCCACGAGAGTATTCGTGAATTCAATGATGGCGCAATTTTTCTATATCAGAAACTGCTGGGGGAGGGCGTTGCTCCCGAGATTGCTCGGACCATCCTGCCCCAGTCTATGTATACGGAATTTATTGAAACGGGTTCGCTGGCCGCCTACGCCCGGCTATGCGGACTCCGTCTTGGAACAGACGCACAGGTCGAAATCCGCGGATACGCCGGTGGTCTATCCACGCTGTTGGCTCCGCGGTTTCCAGTCAGTTGGCCCGCACTAAGCGCTTGATGCAGCAGCGATCTCGGCAATTGTGGAAGCCTCGTTCTTACTGATCGTGTAGGCCAAATGTAAGATGAATTCGAGTGTTGGTACATCCATCGCCTTCATTATTTCTATAAACGGTACTCCATATACATCTACTGTGTCGTATTTTTTTTCAGGGCTATCTAGGCGCGCATCTACTGGAACACCGCCCTTTTCTGCTTGCTCATTAAAATATTTAAACAAGGTGGTCTTATAATCCTTCATATCTGATACACTTTTGTACCATTTAAAAACGGCAGCGGCTACAGTCGTCCAGCCAGTTTTTTCATCTGTAAGTTTTAACTTACCAGGTTGTGGTGTTGCGATTTCATCAAACAAACCTTTCCAAAATGCGCCATTCGCTTGTATCCCTTGAACCTCACCTAGTGACTGATCTAGATAATATCCATCCATTGGATCTTGAGATGTTAGTGCATATGTATTCGCATAAATGTTCGCACGATATTCATCCAGAGCAATTGCTCGTATTTGTGTATCTTTGATTTTTTCTAACAACACCTTGTCGTATTTCAGCAATATAAATACATTAGCAAGTGACTGGACGAAAATATTATTTAACCGCTTGGGAAACTGTAACAATGTAATTAGTTCCTTTCTCTTAAGATATTCCATCTTTGTTCCGACTGATATATCTTTACTGCTATTTTCCAAACGAATTAGTGTCAATATACTTTCTATATAGTTCCACGATGATGAACGGTCGTTATTTATGCTATTAATACGGTCTGTATTATATATATCGGTTTGTTTGAAACTAACCTTTTCTTTTATTATTTCTAATGCGAGATCAAATAATTCATCTTGATGTTCAATTGTGGTAAACCACGCTTCAAGTGCCACAAATGTACCTTTACTTCCTCTTTCATTAATATCTGTATTCGCAATATTTAACAGATTTGTCAGCACAGAACCAGAATCCTTAAATTGTGTTTTTATTTTTCCGACTATAACCTCTTTACGTTTTGCGGCATCATCTGAATTTCCTGCTAACATTCCGAATTTTGCACCACCGACCTGACCCCGTTTCATTGTTTGCCGCTTCGACTTTGATTTTCGGTGCCGTTGCCTCAATTCAAAAGTCATTCCCCTACAATGCTCTGCGATTCTAGGAGCAAAGTTGACCGACCTAAGGAGAATCCACTGCCTTGATTAAGAGAACTAACAATGGCCGACGAACAAGGAATGGATGAATACAACGACGCACTGGATCGCATGGCCGGTGTCGAAGACGGCCCGGAGGAGGAGGCAGAGGCAGAGGTCGATGAGGGCGGGCCAAAAGACGTGGCCGCCGCCATTGGAATAACGGAGGCACCCAGTGCAAAAACTCAGGGTCTCCTTGACCAACATCCGGAAATCTGGCCCGACTATGAAGAGGCCGTTCTTGAGAAACTCGTGATTCGGGATGCCTATCCGCCTGTAAAAGATACGGCTCACGCCACGTATCCCTTTCTGACCTTGTATGAGCGAACAAAGGTGTTGTCGTTGCGCGCATCTCAGTTGGCGCGGGGAGCTCAGCCCTTCATCGACGTTCCCGAGTATCTCACGGATGTCTATGAAGTTGCGAAGGCAGAGCTGGAGGCTAAACGCCTTCCGTATATCTTAAAGCGCCCCTTGCCGGATGGTAATTATGAATATTGGCGTCTGGCTGACCTGATGGTTCTTTGATTATGAGGAGGTGGTACAATATGTATAGACACGTAACATAATAGAGGACGTAATAGACGCACCGCATTTCTTTTGCTATGATTTATAATCAGATGTGAAGTATCCGTCATTTTTGCTCCTGCAGTTCGGTTTTGTTGGCTACCGTTCGGTTTTGTTGGCTAAAGCACAAAACCTTATAAAAAACCTTAGCTAAAAAAGTGTATGCGATGCTCCGGTTTGATATAATCGGGGCATTCCGGATCGATATCATATGCGAGATACCATTCATCCAGCTGACGGACCACGTGATTGACGCGGAGCTTCGGCGGAGCGTGAACATCCGTCACCAGAAGTTGTGCCGCCCGTTTCAGACGGTCCTTGGAACGCCAGCTCACCGCGAACGACCGGAAAAAATCCCGGAGTTCGAGTTTCGTAAGATCACGACCCAGAGCCTTCCTGAGTCCCGCCATCGCGAATTCGAGCCCGCCCATATCCGCAATATTCTCTACAAGTGTTAGTTCTCCATCGACGTCGAGATCACGGTACGGCCGCGTCTCATAGAGCCGCCGCACCTGTCCCGCTTTCCGGCGATATTCACGGTCGTCGTGTTCGGTCCACCAATCACGTTGATCTCCGTGTTCGTTGTATTTGCGTCCGTCTGAATCAAATGCGTGGCAGATCTCGTGCCCAATCGTGGCTCCGATACCTCCGTAGTTCCAGACAATGGACCGCCGCGGATCATAGAATGGCGGTCGGAGAATGGCCGCCGGCAACAAGAATCGGTTCTCATCCGGATAATAATAGGCGTTCACCTCGAATACGGGACGCGACCACGCTTCACCCGCCGGATGCCGACAATCGTGCTCCCGGATCTGTTTCTGATTTTGATCGGCTGAGAGTTTCGCAAGTGCCAACAGATTATCGATCCAACTATCTGTAAGTCCACATATGGTCTCGTTCGTTGTCCATTTCTTGAAATCGGGCCAACAGACCTGGATATCGATGGCGCGGGCTTTGCGGACGGCAGCGGCTCTCGTAGAAGCCGACATCCAACTCGTTTTTGCCAACATTGCGATGGCGGCGGCCCGGATATTTTCAGTCATCTTCGTGAGGTCACGGCGGAGCTCTAGATCGCAGTGTTTTCGCACCCAGAGTTTGCCGATCGTGTTCGGCATATGGATTTTGATCATCCGGTAGCGAAGCTCTTCGGGACTAACATCGGCCTTACGTCCCTGAAGGTAGCGGTGCGAATAGTCGAACCAGGCGGCCCGGAGCGGCCCGTGAGGTGTTCGCTTGGCGATCCACTGGGCTACGAGCATACAGAACCAGCCTTGCCAGCGGTCAATGTCCCATCGGACTATGCGTCGTTGTAGATGATGTAAGAACGCGGGACTCGTCACATTGTACTGGAGACGCGGCAGAACATCCTCTTCGAGGCCGAGAGCCGTGAGCAGGATACGCCAGTCAATGGACTTGTAATCGCGATTGAGCTCTGACCAGTCCGACATATTGATGCGGGTTTTCCGTTCTATCACAGAGGGATACACCTTGGAAAATTCGCGCTCTGTTTCGAGGCCCTGGAGAATAATGGGAAGACCCAGGGTCTTTGATATCGAATGGACATAGCGTTTGTAGGCCGCGCGGTGTCCCGCATATTCGGGATAGAGCCAATATTCGGGAATGCCGATGTTGGGACTGCCCTCTTCGATGAAGATTCGGCACACCTTGTGTCCGCGGGGATCGCCCTGTACGTAGACCGCGATCGGTGCGCTAAAGCCGTAGCGATTTAGGAAACCGATGCGACTCGCAATGTCGGTCGTGTTCTGCATCGACGTCATCAGATGAAACAGAGGACTCAGACCTTCTGGAGTTGTTTTTCCGGAAGAAACCGAAGAAATCGAAGCAACCGAAGAAACCGAAGAAACCAGGTCCCAGCTCCTAGAGAAATCGCGAATCAGTCCCGGTTTTCGGCACTCTGTATCAATAATGCCCCGGATCTCTTTGTCGATTTTCTCCTGAATAAAATAGGCCTGCGTCGTACGCGCCTCCGTTTCCGGAAGTGTGAGATCAGTGACCCAGGCCTTATTTATCGTGTTATAATAATTGCGGACGCGCTTACAACTACTGCTTTTCCCCTTTTGTTTGTTGTTCCGCTTTCGTGTTCGGCGAACCATCCCCTACTAGGACGACGAGGTTTTGATTACTTCCGCGGAAATTATCAAGCGGCGAATTGGTGAAAGGGATGTTCCGCTCTTCTTCCGACGGACTTTCAATTGCGGTTGTGAGAACGACGCGGCTCGTATCAAATAATTGGATAGTGAGTGCGGACATACCCCCTTCTCTGATTTGGACAGAGAGATTTAGTTTTGGTTTTTGGTTTAGTTTTTGGTTTGGTTTTGACTTCTGTGTTTGGCCTTCAGGATCTCACCGGTTGTGTTCCACCAGGACATAAGACGCCGTCCGGCTTCCGTGCTGTAATCGTCGGTTACCAGAAGAACGGCAGAGATTTCGTGGGGATGTTCGTCTTGTGTTGGCCGGCCAAAAAAGGAGGTCCATTCAGTCGGTGCTTCCGTTAAAATTTTTTGTTTGTGAGTGTCCCACCAGACTGTGACGGCTTCACGTAAGGAAGGCGCTTTCGGATCCGTATAGACGGGAACGGGCCAGAAGCGTCCCATCCAGGCGGACCAGGGTCCGGCGAGACGGGTATCTGGATTTGCGCGACGGGCCTGGATGACGGAATCTGGCATATCGTGAGGTGGTGCCGCGTGGAGTTCGAAGGACCAGCTCCGGCGATAGAAATCGCGCCAGGCATCGGGAAAACGGCGTTGATATATGTGGATCATTTCGTGTCCGATGATTTCGGCTTTGAGAGGCTCTGGTATTGAGTCGGGAATAATGATGCGTTCACCGGCACGGGTGTGGGGCATTCCGGACTCACAGGATTTAGAAACTGTTTCAATGATTGTTCCATCGGGCCCGGCTGTGGTGAAGATGGGTGTACAGTTATGTCCCCGACGGGCGAATTTGTCGGCGGGTGACCACGATGCGATCCAGGAAAGATCCCGGGGATCGTCTTCGAGCATATTCTTTTCATTGCCTTCACCGGCGCGGAAATCCATATAGGCGGTATATGGGCGGTCGCTGTAAGGAGCGTTTTTGGTTTCACGTGAGGGTCTATAAGGATGGGGATGCGCGAGTTCTTTTGTGTTGATTTGGTCTTTTTCACTGAGACCGAAGATGGCGAAGCCCTCTGTGCGAGGTGTGTATCGGATCCATACATAACTGACAATGAGTCCGATTATAGCCATTATTAGTACTGATTGTATCATTCCCTCTATTGTTCTTTCTGCTTTAATGTTTGGTAATAAATAGAGGTTATGGAGCCAGCTGTTCCTGGAAATCAAGCTGCTGCTGGTGCTGGTGCTGGTGCACAAGGACTAACACTAGCACAACGATACGAAGCATTAACAGGAAGAATACCAATTCAAGGGGGATTAAATGCAATTCAACAGAGATTAATTGCATTGCGAGCTGGAGCTGGTGCTAACGCTGCTAATGCTGGAGCTAGAGCAGCACTTGCTGCTGGTGCTAACGCTGGAGCAGCACTTGCTGCTGTTGTTGGTGCTGCTGGAGCTAATGCTCCTCCTCCAGCTGCTAATGCTGGAGCTAACGTTGCTGCTGGAGCTAATGGTGCTGTTGTTGGTGCTAACGCTGCTGCTGCTGCTGCTAACGCTGGAGCTAACGCTGGAGCTAATGGTGCTGTTGTTGGTGCTAACGCTGCTGCTGCTGCTAACGCTGGTGCTGCTGGAGCTAACGCTGGAGCTAACGCTGGAGCTAATGGTGCTGTTGTTGGTGCTAACGCTGCTGCTGCTGGAGCTAATGGTGCTGCTGCTGCTAACGCTGGAGCTAACGCTGGAGCTAATGGTGCTGCTGCTGCTAATGCTGGAGCTAATGGTGCTGTTGTTGGTGCTAATGCTGGAGCTGGAGCTAATGCTGACGCTCTTGCTCTTATCCCTAATCCTCAAGGACAAGCACAGCAACTAGAAGTACTGGCCGTAGCAGTCCAACAAATAGCCGATATACATGCAAGACTCGAAGAAATTCGTGCAGCACAGCAGGATCAGGGAATAACTCTAAGAGCGATACAGACATATTTACATACGCTTGGAGCAGAGGTCCTTGGCAGACTTGGTACCCTAATGACCAATATCACACAAGGATTTGGGGGTGTAATGGCTGGGATCAACGAAGGTTTGGCTCTAGGTCGAAGAACTCATGCTCTGGCGCTAAATGCGCAAGTACGACTTAGAGGTTTAGGACAAAGTATTCAATCTGTTTATAGACGTGTGACTAGCGGCGATCCAGCCATATTTAAAGATTTGATATTAAACGAATGGTTTATGCTTATTGTAATATTTTTATCTCATCCATATATCCCAGTCACAGCAGAACATGTTGGTTTTGTACTTTTAGTAGTACAATCATATAATCTAATAGGACGCGGGACGAGACTACTGTCCCAAGGTAGGGCATTTATTATTACTGATGCTCATCCAGCAAATTGGGCGCTAAATATATATACAAACCCTGGTCATGCACTAGCAATATTATTTTTCCTTTTGCAACATTGGAGGGGAGAACATATCGAAGCAGCAAGAACAGGGGCACCCGACCCATATCACGCGACAAGCATTGAGCCATTACTTGAATATATTGTGAGAAGTGGGTTGGAATATCTTATTACCACGCTGCGCAGTTTCGGCAGAAGATCTAATGCTAGTAATCTAAATAGTATACGTATCAGACGCAATCCAAATCCGATGAGCTCTGTCCCACGGTATGAAAATCTAAGGCGAGCACCAACAAGCCCTGCCCCACTACCAACAAGTCGTGTCCCACGGTATGAAAATCTAGCGTTCCCTGCCCCACCGAGCCCTGTCCCACTAGCGTTCGCACCGCCAAGTTCTGACCCACTGTATCCACCTCTAGCATTCGCACCAAGTCCTACCCCACCAGTGCGAGCACCTGCGCCGCCGCCATCCACACCCACCACAGCCCGTGAGTGGGCGGCCAGGTTAACCGCCATGCTAGAAGGAATGTCATCTGGAGCACGTAGAAGAATATTAATATTGTGTAATACTGTTCGTACAGGAACTATTCAACGAAACCCACTTGCGGCGGATGATACAGTCCTATTTGTATTAACAATGGCAAGATATATTACGGGAGAATTGGTGGTAACTGGTATGAATGGAATAAGGAGAACGTTAGCACTGCCAGAATTCCGTAGACAACTAGTAGATCTTGCTTCAGCTGAAGTGTTTATTCATTCATTATTGATACATTTAGTAATGTCTTTAATATATGCAGTGTTTGGCGATGTAATTGATTTTATTAATCAATTATTCTGTGGTTTTATGTGTTGGATAAGAGCATCGACAGATAATTATAGAGATTGGAGCGTGTTTGATTCCTCCACATTATTCTCAGGTGCAATAAAGGCAATGGTAAAATCGATAGCGGCCAATTGTAATTGTGGTACAGCAGGTGGAAGTAGACACAAAAGCAAAAGCAGACGCAGACACAAAAGCAAAAGCATACGCAAAAGTAAACATAGGAAAATACGTAGTTTTAAAGTACGAAATCCGACAAATAAATCACGCAGAAAACGAATGCAACACGGTGGAGCTATTTCGACCAAATTGATGGGTGAATTTTCCGCTTTAAAATTCAAAGCGATGCTACTTTATATTACTCCTTATTTCTCAGGAGGTAAGATAACAGTCGATAAAGATATATTAACTAAAATAGAACAAACTGGTAGTAAAATCATTACAATTTTACACAATGCGGGTGAATATGATCCGCCAATATTGTTTGAAACTAGGTCGATGTCTAAATTATTAGGAATGTAATATTAAGAATACACATTCAATTGACATAACCAAGAAGAATCCAAATCTGTATCGGTGTATATTGTCCACGCCTGACGGGCAGGATAGAGACAGTTGCCTTGACGACGGAATCCGCGGAACCAGTTTTCGTCCGTGTTTAATTCTCCTGTCAGAAGGGTTGGTAGATCGCGCTCTGTTTCCGTTTCGGTGAGTTGGCGCCCCTGGGCCATTCGGATCTCTTCTCCTCCTAACAGTGTCATCTGGATCTGACAGCTTGCATTTAGCAGACGTAGAGGATAGCCGCGGGCCACATTTTCGAGATCTACACGAAACCATCCTTTGATTCCGGGGAAATCGACGCCAGACAAAAAAGGATAGAGACGTGAATCTAAGAGGCGCCATCGACCAGAGAAAGCGACAGCAAGGCCGGATCCAAAAATTGCGACAAATTGGGATTCACGGGCGGGACGAACAAGGGTCCATCCGTGTTCGGCGAACGCGGCGGTCCATTCTGGATGACGGCACCAGACTCCTTGGAGCGCGACGATTTCACTTCGGCCAATCAGTTCAGCGACTTTTTGTCGTATTGGAGTAAAAGACCAGGGAAAGCAATTGACATTACACGATGTTAGTCTAATGTCCATTACTTGCTTATTACAGATAGATGCTTAAATAGAGATGTTTGACTCTGTGTCGCCATTCCTCATCGTCGTGGATGACATAAGTTAGCTATTCGTATTTCGGAAAGTAGGACGCTATCGCGTCACTTTCCTCAACACTCAAACGCTAACTTATTGTCTCCACTCCTTACCACAATTCAGGCACCGAATAAAGATGGTCATCGGTTCATCCGCAGACCTTGTCTGCATCTCCCAGTACCGCGTCTTCGACTTCCCACACCGCTTACACTTGAACATATCGCATCCACCCTCCTTGTCACCCTCCAACATCGTATTCTCACGTTTCAATTGTTCGTCCGCCAACGGCTGCCAGAACTCAGGATACAGTTCCCGCGGTCCCATAAAGGCCACCTTGTGTGGCGGAAACTCGCCCTCCTTGAGCCGCTGAATTAGACGCGCATTGCCAATATACGCCTTCGGATCCAGATTCGCCACCGTGCGCCGCGCCACCACCTTGTAAATCTCCGCGAAATCCGGATTCTCCCAGTGTTTCCGCACGCCCTTCTTCGCCGCCTCCTGGAGGCTCGCATTGTAAATACCCCGTTCTAAGTCAACACGCTGTGACTCGTCTAACAGATCCGTAAAATGAGACGCAAGAATCGTGCCAATACGTGTGCGTAGTGACATTGTTATTGGACCGTATGTTCCGTTTAACCCGGGTCACCTTTATTTTGTTCATAAAGTAAAATATCATTATTTATTAAGATGGGTAATAAAGCACAGACACCAGCTAAAGTACAAGAATATGACCGTATAGATGGAAAAGCGTTTTTATTTCAAAACTCCGATGGGGCTTTTTATATTCCAGACGATTACATGTCGACTGTTGACGTGCTAGGCCCGGATAACACGGATGGTATCGTATCTGGTAACAAATATGATGTTCGAATTGGATCCATTAAAGGATACAAAGGGGGTAATTTTAACTTTAAAATAACAATAATAGATAACATTCTACTTAAAAAATTTTCAACTAATCCTGATACTTGGGTTGCTGAGCAAGATAAGTGGTTACCTCCTCCAAAGTTACCTACAGGCGGAAGGAGAAAACATCGGTTAATTAAGAAAAATCGTCAAACTAGAAAACGCCGTGTTTAGGCATACGCCTCCGCCTCGAGTTCAGGAGCGGTCTGCCAACGCGGCGCCCGCTTTCCCAGAGGCGCCGGCAACCGGATCCTGGAGCGCAGACCCATATCGATCCGACGACATTCCGGTGACGCAATTGTTCGTCGCCTCGGTGCCCTCCGCTTTGCTCCACCGCCGTTCTCGTCACCCTCGTCGTAACAATCATCGTCTTCCATATCCTCTTCCTCTTCCTCCTCTTCTTCCTCTTCAGCATCACCGTCATCATCGTCCTCTTCCTCCTTCTCTTCATCTTCTTCCTCTTCATCATCCTCCTCATCCTCCTCATCCTCCTCTGCTTCCTCTGCTTCTTCCTCTTCTAAGTCTTCGCCTTCTGCCTCTTCATCTGAATCAAGACTCTCAAATCCCCCAAACGCCTCATCATAGAACGTCTCCCATTGTTCCACGGTATAGTCTCCTTCAGCAGCAACAACGATCGCATCGCCGAACAGAAGTCCCTCATCCGCACCATCAGGAAGCGGCGGCAGCTCGTGTTTGTTCTCCGTACCCGCCTTCCCTGTTCGCCATCCCCAGACACCCAGTTTCTGCCCCGTCTTCGTCGTGTAAGTTCCCACAAGCTCTGCCGGATTCTTCTTACGCAGCGCCTTTGCTACACCAGTGCCAGTAGCACCACCGGCGCCAAACGCGGTCGTCTTCAACGTGCGCGATTCACCATTGGCGGATAGAACTACCACTTGTACCATTTGTTAGTTCTTCTGTGCGGGGGTGTTAGGCCCTGGTCAAATTTTGGCTTTAGTCTAAATAGCCGCATACGTATCTAAGTCAATGGACTCATCTATATTGATGACACTGATTCCGGTGATAAACACAATTGTTTTTTTATCACAGGGACCCAGTTTCTCCTGGATCACCTGTATTCCATATATGCTACCGATGTTGATTCCATTCATCAGTCAGATACCATCCTGGATACGGATCAAGAAACTCGTCTCCGATAACTGCATCTGGTTCATTAAGTCTCCCGCTATGAGTTTCACGGCGCGTCTGAAACTCCGCCTCTGGCACGATGAGCCGAATTCGCTGATTCGGAGCTTTTCTACCGTTCTCTGGGAATGGAATCGTCTCAGCAAAACCGTGAACTGCAAACATCTGATGGAAGAAGGTATCCATCACTACTTTGATGAGACACTCAAAGATACCACGCCACCTTTCTTCGTAGACGATGCGAATCAGAGATTCTGGTGCGTCGACCGGCCCAGCATACAGTATTCAATGTGGGTGGATCGTATTACTGACAATGACGGTATCAGTCAATCAGAGGTATTCCTCCGCATAGAAATGACGGAGGCCGGTGCGAGTCCGAACACACTCATTGCTCATATCGACCACATCACGACCGAGGCCAAACGTATAAAGGCAGAACAGAAACGTATCCAACGTGTTCTGGTGAGTACCGACGCAATGGATGAAGAGAACAGCAATAAAAAAGGACCTACACTAATGGCCTACGAATTCCACACCACGTCGTCGTTCGCGAATTTCTTCTGCGAAGAGGCTGAAACCGTGCGTGCGGATCTCCGCCAGTTCCTCGAGGATAAGGCGACATATCTGAGGACGGGACGCCCCTGGACTTACACCGTGTTGAACGAAGGACCACCCGGTGTCGGTAAGACGAAACTCGTCAAGGCCATCGCGGCACTCACGGGATTTACACTCATCGTGATCAATCTCAATCATATCAAGTCCGCGCAGATGTTGTATGAGGCGTTTCATTTGACGACGTTGGCGGGGGAAACTGTTCCCCACGACAGGCGACTCTATTATATCCCGGAAGTCGACATACAGATGAACGATATTCTCAAGGCACGGAAACCTGCTGCGCTTTCTCCTTCTCCTGCTCCTGCTCCTGCTCCTGCTCCTGCGGCCACAAAGGCAGATGGACTTGGATTTATTGCTCCTGTTGAAGATAACCGTCCCACACTCGGTGAAATCCTCAATGTCCTTGACGGTGTACCCGAAAGACACGGACATATTCTGGTGATGGATACAAATCATCTGGCCACGTTGGATCCGGCACTTATTCGACCGGGGCGCGTCGATCGTATTCTGTCGTGGAGGAAGATGAGCGCCAACTCTGTGCGCCGGTTTCTAGAAAATTACTACGGAATCGCTGTGCCCGATGAGATGGAATTTCCCGACCGCGCATTTACAGCGGCGGAGCTCCAATCCGCGGTTCTCTCTCATCGGACTCTGGAGTCCTATGTTAGTTCCTGGGCTAAAGTCCCCGTGCTAAATTCCGAGTAATGGACGTCACATATGGAGAAATACCGATAGCGATTCCGCCCGACGTAAAACAGACAGAAATCACGACGTACTTGTGGCCGGGATTTCTGGGTGAGTTCGACCACGCAACATCGGAATTTATGGCCTGGGAGCTCGTGGGACCTTCCCGATGGATTCTTCATCCGAATATTATGGCGCCGCCGTATTCGTGTATCGGTGTGGATACTACTCCGGCTTGGCGATGGACTTCTAAAGAGCAGGTTAGGTGGTTGGCTCTGGGTCCTTCATTGTGGAGACGGATTGGCTAACAAAAAAGACAAAAAGACAAAAGCCAAAAAATACAAAGCGCGTTACCAGAAACGTAAATTGCCCCCGCCTGATTAGAACTATGGACTACACCTTGGTAATCGGAATCATAGTAGTCTTGGTTGTTGGTTTTTTCGCCTACCAGTGGATCTCGAAACGTCCGGCGCCTGTAAGACGTGCTCCTGCATCGATGCCGGCACCTGAGGCGACTCCAATGAAGGAACCCGTAGTCAAACAGGAACAGTATCCGGAGATTAATGGACAGACGCAGCAGGAGGCGCTGACAAAGGAGCCTCTGCAGCGTCGTGTACCCTCTAGCCAACAGGAGCCGGCTATGAATGACGGATCTGCTCCCGCCCAGTTCGACGAACATCTCCGACACCCGGAGCAGGTCTTTGGCCAGGTAGCCGTCCAGTCGAATCCCCAGATGCTCATTTCGGAGATGAACGCAGGACGCGCAGGTCATCAGACCGCACCTATGGGTGGAAATCAACAGCAGTTTAGTCCCGAGATGGCACAGAATGGTGGCGCGCTTCTGGGAAATTCCGTGTTTGCTTATGATGGGATGGAGCCCACGGGCTTTACCGCTTTCTAAGGGCTTTACCGCTTTCTAAGGGCTTTACCGCTTTCGAATTAATAATATTTGAAATAAATTTATTCCAAATGTGATTATCTATGTACGTTGACAGAGATTAGGAATCATATGACCGCGGCTATGAAATTTATGTCACGCGGCAATCGTTCTCCGCAGACACCATCTCCTCCAATTACACCGGTGACACCGTCTCCTCCAATTACACTGTCTTCTGTTAGTCGATCATCCTTTCCAAAAACACTGTATTTATACAAATCAGCATCTGAAACTGTTAAAACGTGGGCGAAACTTAATCCTGCGTTTAAAATCCAAGTGTACAATAATACAGAAACAGAACAATTCTTATTAGAAGAATTCGGTGTTCTACATCGCGATATTTTCCGACTCATTCCGGATGAGGATATACAATCTAAATTTATGGGCATATGTATATTGTTCGCTTACGGTGGTTTCTATTCAGATATAGGTAATGTGCCACTTGTATCGCTAGAACAGTTTATCGAATCTGATGTTGATTTTGTTACGTGTAATTCGTATTTAAATACTTTGAATTCATACTGGGGTGATATGAAATTCAATTTTAATCCATCATTTATCGCTTCGCAGAAAGAGAGTCCGATACTAAAGAACTGTCTAGATTGGTATGTTCAACGTTACAAGGCAAACACGCCATACTCGTATTTGGGTTGGAATATGACAAGAGCTTTTACTGAGGTCCTGATACTTGAAAACTATTCGCCATCGGATGGTGTTTATGATGCCAATACTATGAAAATACAAATACTAAAAGAGTGCTTTGACACTAAGAGTCATAACGTATACTGTGAGTATGGCAAAAAAAGCGTTATCGATAATAATTCTTTCGCCTAGGGCTAAACGGGATGCTCTATTTATAGAATAATGGCTACACAAGACAGGATAATGGAAACGAAGGTTCAGACTTGGCGCGATGATCTCCGTCTTCCTTGTCTTGTAGATCCGGCCGACACGGCAGCCCTGACCGCCGAGCTCGAGACTCTGCGTAAACCGCCCCCGCCATTTCAGAGTAAGCATTTACCTGCTCTGAAACGGAATAAATGGTTTGTCTTGAAACGTGGCCGTGATCGACGCGGCCTCGTTGTTATCTGGCCCGAACGGCAGTGCTGTATCTATATATCCGGTGACGCACCCGGTAAGCGCCAGGGACTTCGTGTTGCGCTCCTCCGGATCCGCATTGATCCGACCTTTTTTGCGGAAGGAACGGGACTAACAGTGTTCGCCGCCACCTTGTCTGCAGAGACCCGGTCTCTAACAATAGAAGATACGCTTATATGGAAAGGACGCGCAATTATTTCTGAAGAGACATTTACGAAACGCTGGCAGCTCGTTGTACGATGGATAGAGCATTATTGTATTTTGGATACCCGACTCCTGGGTGGACTCGATGTTCGCGCGGCGACCTGGGAGCCACTCGCGGCCCTCCGGCCTACGGGATCCTGGCTACTTCAGGCAGATGATGTTGGACGTACACCTCTCATATGGTCGGTTCACCATAAGGAACTTATTCCGAGTCCACCTCGGGCCAATGTTAGTTCTGTTGTTGCTACGGCGATCTCTGAACAGGGAAACCAAGGACAAGAAAACCAGAAAAACCAAGAAAACCAGAGACAAATCAAAGCCCCCGTTCTTGAGAATGGTCCATTAGTCGCCGTGGCGACGCGGGATACCGGCCCCGAACAATGGACTCTGACCACCTCCGACAATGTTAGTCTGGGAAGGGCGCTCATTCGGCGTCTGGCGGTCAGCACCGCGATGCGTTCGGCAAAGGCGAACACCGTACGCGTCCAAGTTGAATGGGTTCCATCGTTTAAAAAATGGGAGATTTACGGAATTACTGATTTGCCAGCCCGATCCAGTCCTTCTTTTTTACATGCATAACTGTAGAGGATGGTCAAAAAACATACACGTCGTAGCAAGAGGTATAGCCGTCGTAACCATAGCCGTAAACAGCGGGGTGGAAGCCCCAACTATGGTTATGGCGGCGAGATTATAAAAACCGGTTCCGGTGCGCCTCTTGAGGCGTGGTCGCACAGTGATCCGCACTGCACTGCGGCCTCTACACTCCGCCCTGCGCCTATGATAGGTGGTGGCTGCGGATGTATGGGTTCCCCCGTCGCTTCTGTAGGATCTGCAGCGGCCTTGCAGCGCGGTGGTTCCAGTGGTAACGGTGGTTATTCGATGGTCCTCAGCAATGAGAACGGCAAAATGTTCGACGGTATTATGCGCGGAGCTTGCCCTCCCCCTCACGGGCAAGTCGGTGGTGATCCCCAAAAAGGCGGTGACCCCAAGCAGCTCATCCAGAGCTACCCGGCAGGTCACGGTATGATCAATCCTTACAACTCGAATAACGCGAACTTCCTCGATTATGAGGCCTACGGACGCCAGTGTATGGGCGGCGGCAGGCGCAACAATCGCAAGACGAAGAACCGTAATCGTAGACACCGTTAAACGCAAAGTTGAACGGCCCGCGATTCGTGTCTCCAACCCTGTAAATGCCATCGTTTAATCTAGTCACCAGTCCAGAACAACAATGGACTGGACTGACAAACAACACTATGCAGAAACTTCCATTTGCTCTCAAGGAGCTTACGGACAATACATTCGCGGCAAGCACCACCGGTGACTTGATCCTCTCTATCAAGCTCGTCGAAGAAGGTGATATGTATCTGATAATAATATCCGATTCGGGTCAAGGAATCACTCCAGAACAGTTGCCCTCCGTACTGGCTATCGGACACGCAAAACGCTCCGGAATAAATGAGCACGGCTATGGTCTTAAGAATGTTCTCGCATTCTGTTGCCGCGCAAATACACCCGGTCAGTTTGAGATCATTACACTCCCTGAAGGATCACCGGTTGCTTACAAGGTGAGCGGACCGTGGACATCACCAATGAACTACGAGGAAGTCGATGCCAGTCAACATCCTTACAGTTCTGGCCTAACAATTCGGATGCGAACAACGGTCGACGTGCTCCGATGCTACCCCGGCTGCACAACGGGCAAGCCGAAAATCGACAAATTGGTCAAATATCTCTGTCACTGTATGGGCGTAACATACGCCTTTCATCCACTGATGACACATCCTACGAGGCAGATCCGATTCACCATTAACGATGTGCTTGTTCGACCGGAGAAGCCAGAGACTGTGCGGATCGCATTGGGACCTATACGCAAGGAGATCGCATTGGCGGAAGGAGCACCCGTTATATCTGTTACGCTGACACATCTTCGCCTTGATGCCCCGAACACAGGCGCACAGGAATACTACAAACGCAATATGTCTTCTAGTGGTGTCTATCTGTTCTTCCACGGTCGAATGATCACTCGTATCCCGCCAGGTGTACTCTATGGACTCAATGTCATTAGTCACAACGATTATAACCCGTTTATCTGCTTAGTCAATATCACTGGTGATCCTGTGGGAATTCCACCTACGATTACGACAAAGAACGGTCTTATTGAGACGAGTCCATTGACGCAGGGGCTCTTGGAGTTCATACGGGAGCAAGTACCCCACGCGAATGCGCGGGATCCCAAGATTGATGGACGCGATAGATCAGAGGCAGAACTGGTCCGCGAATACGTAAATCGCACAGAGGCCATTCTGCACGATATTCCGGGCTGCAGCATCGAAGAAAACAAAACCTATCGGATGGGAAATGGTGAGAATACGCCACCGTTCGATATCATTGAAAAGAAAGGCAACACGTTGACTATTACAGAGGCTAAAAAACACGCTCTTGACCCGCACGCGGCAGGTCAGATATGGCAGAATCTTGCGCTTGCGCGAGATGTCCCCGAGTTTGCCGGACTCAAAATACAAGGGCGACTTGTATGTAGATCAAAGGATATGACGGCGCTTTTCCGAACTGTGCTGGAAAAATACAAAGCGATTGATCCGTTGTTTGTCTGTGAGGTTCGCACCTGGGCAGAGCTGGGCATAGGAACCGCCAACTAACTTGAGAACATCGGCCAGCGCCCTCTTAGTATTAAATTTTCCTCATCAATATCAGACGCTAGGTCTAAAATCTAACATAATAGTTGTTATGATTTGTTAGTGGGTATTCGACTTCTTTTTTAATATCTTTATTATCAATAAAATTATACACATCAATAAAATTCCACGCTAAAAATCCGTGAGATACAAATGGATTTAATACATTATCTTTGTATTTTTTTTGTAATTCCATATCTATCTCACTAAATGCGTAGTTACTGATAAGGAAACTATCGTTTTTAAGGTTTTTAATATTATCTAATTCAACGAAATTAACACCATTGATATTTAATTGTTTTAGATATTTTTCCTGCAATAGCAGTGGTTGCTTCAAATCGAACATACTATATGAATTAATTGTAATACCGAATAGGTGTGATAGATTATACATATAAAAACATAGCCCCCCATAACCACCCCCAATCTCAATAATATCGACGCCCGTCAATGAACATTCTTTTATATGTGTTAATATCAATAAACTATGTAATATATATCTCAAGTTTGTCGGTGAACATTTAGTAAAATCGTTGAAATTGCAGGTGTGTGGATTTCCATACAAATCATTCTTTTTACACAGGTCAATTATATATGATTTATTATTGTTAAATAATAAATTAAATCTGTTAATTATTTCTTGATAATATTTACTACCGTCATATTCAGATACGTGTTCTAGCACATAGCAATATGCCGGATTCGATTTAAAATTCCATTTTGTTATATCTTCATTAATGAAAGAATCTATACAGTTTATATATGTGTTGTACGTAGACATTTAATAATGTATGATACAAAATATACTTTATACTGACCGCGCCGGGGATATGTGTTGGTCTATAACAACATTTAACTCGAGAACATCGGGCCCGCTAGTGTCGGTTCCGCCGCCGGTTTTCCTTTCTCCTGATAGGTCCCTCCAGGCTCTTTCACGAGAATACGATACGCACACTGTTTGTAGAATTTGATCCGCTTCGCATATTGTCCCCGCAGAACATCGTGGGTATCTTGTATGTCGTATATGATCGGCGCGAAGACACGCTCCTCTTTTTTGAGACGGAAGATCCGACCCACGGCCTGCTCAATTCGGCTTTTCGGCGTGACTAGCGCCACCGTGTTCAGATCACGAACATTCATTCCCTCTGCCGCTAGTGCGAAGGTGGCAAGAATAATCTGCTTTTCTGCTGACTCATCACGCCCTTCAGTGCTCATTCCTCCTACATACATTCCTACCGATGTAAATCCCCGCCGGCGGAATTCGGTCTCGAACGCCTTCAGATGTTCCCTCCGATCCGACAGAACAAGGAGTTTCCGTCCTTCCTTGAGAGCCGGCTCGAGTTCATCACAGATTGCCAGAGTCCTCGGTGTGTACTCCGCCAACTGATTACAGAGACGCGCCCGTGAAACCTCTCCGCGGCAATCCGTGGGCTCATCGGCATACACGGGATCCGCCGATGTGAATTTGAGAACCCGGACCTCCACCGAATCATCGGCTTCCCGCACCTTGATCTGATAACGCACCGGACCCAGATACCATAAGAACACATTGTCGAGCCCATCGATGCGTTCCGGTGTGGCCGAGAGTCCGAGCATATGTTTGGTCTGAATTGACATCAGCGCTTTCGAGAAATGTTCGGCGCCCAGATGATGACACTCATCAAAGATAGTGAATCCGAATCCGCTAAACGTGTCCAGAGGCCAATCGCGGCTAGCCACCGTCTGGATCATACAGATCGTACAATCGTATTCAACGGGTTCCGGTGCTGGCTCTACTGCGCGCAACCGTGCCAAGAGCTCCGGTCGAGTACCGCCTACTTTGAGCCCACGCGCCCTGAGCCGCTCCTTGAGTTCGGCGATCTTCGGCTCCACGGCCGCCACGACCCCGGTTTCTACCTTGCTCTGTTGGATCACACCGACGCGGATTCCTGGCACGGAACCCTCCAGCTCCTTCCGCCACTGTTCCATCAAGAATTCCTGGTGGACGACGACCAGGAATCGCCGCCGGAGTTGACAGGCCAACCAGATCGCCATAAATGTTTTTCCGTAGCCGCAGGGCACACAGATCAGACCATTTGATCCGTTATCTGTAAACGCCTTGACTATCGGCAATTGTTCGACCCGCAGAGTCTTGTTGAATTGGAGTTCGGCTCGTAGAGGTCGCCCATCACTTCGCGCATCCTGCGGTTCTCCATAGTTCTCGATTCCCCAGAATCGCGGCACATACCATCGTGTCGGACTCTCGTAGAAAATCGGGAATGCCTCCGCTTTCACTGGACAACCCGCAGGAATACGCGGCTTCACCGTCAGTGACCGGCGGAGATGGGCGGTTTGTTCGGCAGTGAGAGAGTCTTTGCGAATCGCGTATCCGCGGTGACTGAGGATGCGTGAATCGTCCATTATTAACACCCGTCATTGGTACTATCCCGGTGTCATGTTTATATGTACTACAAATAGAGGATGCGTACCTACGCGGTTGGGATGATAATCGTGATCGTATTGATCGTGGTGGCGTTTTTCGCTTACAAGCGTGTCAAGATATACGAACGCTTTTACGATGCTGAAAAAGATCGTGTCGAAGCAGCTCTTAAAAGGGAACCCGTTGTAACATCGACACGCAAAAAAGGAGATAATCCCGCGTTCGATGCTATCCCCGAAAATCCAGTTGGCGGACCAATACCTCCTGCTTGTACTCCCCAAGGAAGGGTAATGGGATTTCCAAGTGGCGATAATTTGATACGTCTATACAACGCGAATGAATGCTCTGGGTTACGTGGCAAATTTTCACCCGATGGTAAATGTGCGAAAGCCGACGGCAAGGGTAGTTTTAGTTTAGATTGTCGCGGATTGAATCCTGTGCCAACAAAATATCAATGTGGCGTTCTTTATCCTACGGAGAATGCACCACCGACCGAAGAAACCTGCGCGCCGTTCATTAAGAAACCCAACGCCGATGTTTGTAAGCCATTCTGTTCACCACAACCACAACCACAACCACAACCAATACGTCCTGCTCCACCTCAGAAATTCGGACCAAAATCTATTAGAGGGCTGACGTTGTGGTTTGATGCTATGGATATGGAATCCATAACAATAGAAGGATCATCTGTGACACAGTGGAATGATAAATCCGGTAATGGAAATAATGCAACAGCGATGGCAGGTATCACTTGGAAACCTAAAGAAGTCAGTAATAATTTACCAGCCGTATTATTTCGAAATACCAAGGGATTAATTGGTAATGTGAACATTACTGGTACGAGTCTTACTGCATTTTGCGTGTTCAATATGAGTTCAACCTCTCCGTCATACGCACGTGTATTAGCTCTTGCCGCGCCTAACACCGTCGATTACAATAATAATTCGTATATATCCATTCTACGTTTGGGTGACGATAATACTTTTGTAAATGCTCGTAATAGTGCGTGGGTCAGAAATAATATTAAATTCGACACGATTCAGATGTCCACCAGTTGGGTTGATGGCGCAACATCAAATATAGCAATTAATGCCAACACACCGATTTCATCAGAGTCGAGTGGAAATTTCGAGATAAGCAGCTTTGCTTTGGGGAATAATACACAGATGGGTGACGCAGCTGCGCCTCTTAATGGTTCTATATGTGAAGTTATAGTCTTCAATGTATCTATTACTGCGGCACAGAGACAGCAGATTGAAGGCTATCTTGCCTGGAAATGGGGACTCCAGGAGCAGCTTCCTTTAGCGCATCCTTATAAGTATGCTGCTCCCTAACAACTGCGATTTCATATATCCATTTTCTAAATAATGATACTTAGTTAGAGAATGCGTTTGATTTGGACTCTTTTGTTCGTCGTAGTTGTCTGTTTTGCGGTCTCGCTTCTGTGGCCTACACTGATCGCTAGGGCCAGTGTTCCACCCGGCCAGTATCCGCTCAATGATGCGCGTCCGTTGTGGCCCGCCACGCAGGTTCTGGGTCTTTACCGGCCGATGGCACCTGAGTCGCCGCCGCCTTTTCTCAGAGATGCCAAGTTCCAATGTGGAACATCGGTGAGCTGTCCGCAGGGCTTACAAACCGTGAATCTGGATATCTAAGGATCAGAAATCAAGTACATACGGGGATCCCTAGCTACATACGGGGATCCCTAGCTACATACGGGGATCCCAGTAACATCATACTTCAGCCGCTTCATACGGTCTAAGGTGGCCGCCGCCAAACATCCACCTTTCATCGGATTAATACATCCATACAAACTCAGTCCCGCAAATGTGCCCTGATCAATGTGGAATACCATCGGACTATATGTGGGAGGGCAGGCTCCATCATCCGCCTGCGCCTTCTGAAACTGACAGCTGGGATTCGTCTTCGATGTTGTTCGGAATATATTGTCCGTCGCAGCGACATCGCACGTACCGGCTGTCGGGACTGAACATTCTGTCCTGCCAGGATTCGTTCCCGAAGCGCAGCAACGTCCTTGACCGGTTGTCGTCTTCACGTAGTTCGGCATCGTTGGCGGGCAGAAGCTCAGTCCCTCCTTGTCATATAAAGAATTCGCCGTCTCCAGACAATTCGGCACTCCCTTCTGGCTCGGTCCGAGAGCACAGAAATTCACAGCACTGGTTCCCGATTTCGGACACGAATCCGCCAGTGAGTTCGCATCGGGATTTATCCGACCCGAACAGCAGAACGCCTCTCCCCCATACATATACATCTGCGATTCCATAGGGCATTCCGTTGTGGCATTCATCATTGACACCGTAGTAAATGTCTCCATAACACGGCGGACCAGCGGTGTTCCATACATTACTCGGATAAGGACAATAACAACCACAATGATCAATCCTATTATGAGTATATCTCTCATTCTCCCTACTTAAGGACCAACGATTTAGAGAAGAACAATTCCCATTAAATAATTGTACACAATGGGGCCGAAACACACAAATATGATGAGATTTCGTTTATAAAAGTTCCATTCTCCAAGAAGCGGTGTGTCTTTAAAGAAATAGGGCCAGCACCATTTTGTGAAGACCCAGTCGGCCAACAGAAGTCCAATGAGTCGGGCGAACATAGACACAATTATGATTGCGATCGTGAGTACGGATACATTTGCGGATCCTGTTGGGGTGATTGATGTCGGTTTTTTTCCGAGTAACTCGTCGAGAGACATAGGTGTTCCACAGATATCGACGAGATCGCTACCATTCAAGAGACGGAGTTGCGGACCCGATGATGTTGCTACGGCTTTCTTTGCGTATAGGATACCCGGATTCGCAATGACCGCTGCCCTTCTGAGACGATCGAGTGTCAATGCCCTGATCTTGGGCTCGGCGCCGGGTGCAGGGAGATTACGCGGATCAATGGAATTGTTTGAACCTTCGCGCGGAATGCGTTCGAGATCCGAGGCGCGGATATAGGCCGGCTTGAGTACCAGGAGAAACTGGCGTTCATCGGTCGAAGCACAGACCGGCGAACCACTCGTGTCAGAGACACGTCTGCGGATATCCGGGCCCTGGTACTGTAGGATCGAACTGTCCAGTACCGCCATCAGAGATTCCAGATTCGGTCGTGTCTCGGCGGCCCGTGGTACCCGCCGCATCACAGAGAAATAGGCCTTCGTGACGGGATCTTCGGCTACCAAGTGACTCACCGGAATTACGACGGTAATATAACGAACGGGGGCGGATAATGCTCGCATATGGATGTGGTACTCGGCGGGATAGACCGCCGATTGGCCCGGAAACACGTGGAGACCCGGTGTATGGAATACGGCTCCTTCGTACGTGTATTGCTGACCACGATATTCGGCACCGATCTGATTATGTTCGTCTACATTGACTCCGTCACCGATCGGTCTACGCGTCGATAGCTGTAGAGAGCCGGCGTGGGGCGCGATGATGCGGATGCCACAGGTTCCGCAGGTGTCGAGTCCGCTGAGGGGAACTGACGATGGCCAGGCCAACGGGGTTTCTGCACAAGTAAGTGTGATGCTCGACATCCTCTAACTATCCGGGTCTAAAAAGCCACCTTGTAAATGGACGCCTTGAAACTGCGACCGAGGGCCGGTACGTGGACAGCGTCGTCATCATACACTTCATTACAACCGTTGTATGTGTCGTCACACTGGCGATTGCCGAAACGAACAGGGACTTGGACAGGATTGGAACCATCTGTGCGGGTGTAGTAGTTCCAGCGGCCACGTCGGACATCGAGTTCGCGACCGAAGAGCGGTAGAATAGTGCGATCTGGCGCTGCAGAAGAAGAGGAACCACCTTGGGCCGTTAGAATGCCGACCTGTTGGACTGCGCCGGTGTTGTAGCGACGGATGGGTGGAGGATCCTGGATCCGTTGTATCTGTTGAACGTGTTGTACGGGTGGCTGCATAATATAGATGGGCTGCTGCTGTTGTTTCACTGGTACTGGTACTGGTACTGGTACTGGTGCTCGTGCTGGAGCAAAATAGAAGGCAGTGGCACCGACGAACACGGCAACGACGACCGCGAGCCATATGGTGGATCTGTCAGTGCAGATAAAACCCGGTGGACATTTCTTCATTCTCCCTACTAGATATTAATAATCCCCATCAGTTGTTGATATTCAAATACATCCGTGCTAGTTCGCCCGGGTCTTTATCTTTAATGCTGAGGACGTGTCCCATATTTTCGGGATTATCGTATTTACCGAGGAGCCCCTGCATTTTATTCAGAATAGGTGACATATCATTGCCCATAACATCGACGGTGCCATCGCCACTGGGATTAACACGTTTCATTAGACCACGGAGTTGGTTGGCCAAAGCTGATGGATCTGGTAGACCTTCTCCTAACTTTCCGGTTAGTATTGTTTGTTCCATCGGACCTTCGCTTGGCGTCGCTCGACCGTGATACAACTGTTCATTGTCATTCACAGTTGAAATCCGGTTCTCGCTTATAAATCCCTCTCTCAATTGTGTTACCCAGACTAATACAATTAAGAGCGCTACAATCACTATCCACACACGCATCCTTCTATTGGGGGCCGAAGAATCCCGTAATCTTGTTCATATCCTTCATCAATGGGCCGAATGACTCAAGCATTCCTACGAGGGACTTCTGTGTGGCTAACAGATCCTGTGTATCCTTCGTCATCGCCGCAATCTGGTCGGGCTTGAGTGCCTTGTAGGCATTCAAGAATGTCGTACCAGAATCCAGATGAAATCCCTTGTCGTCGTGCTCATTAGGGAGCTTGTAAGGCTTACCGAGCTCTAGAGGCTCCTTGCGATCAGCATTGTCGGGTAACATCGGTTTGCCTCCTTTCTGACCGTGCGTGAACTCCTCTTTGACTTTGGCCTTTTCGATAGGTTCTGGTTCAGGAGTCGCGACTCCGTTGGTAATTGCGTCCTTGGCTTCTTCTTTTTCCTTTTCTTTTGTGGACTCGGCAGTTGCAAAACCCTCGACGCCGGTTAAAAGCGGCGCCATCGTTTTCTGAACTAGAAGAATCGCGCTGGCTCCCACCAAGAAAGCCAGTGCCACCTGTCGGGGAAGTGCTCCCAGAACAATTAGCGTGAATCCGACTCCCAGGAGCGCCGTATGCGCCGCTCCTGCGTACACTGTGTAGAGCACCGCGACTACGAAGGCACCGATAGCGAGTTTCTCTGTGGGTCCTGGACGTTTCATTAGTTCGCGCAGAACTTCCATTCTCTACTCTTTAGCGTACCATTTTATCATCGTCTTATTGGCTGGAGCATAAGACCGCCAACATTTTATAGGCTAAAGCATAAGTCGTCTTATTGGCTGAAGCATAAAACCGCCAACATTTTATAGGCTAAAGCATAAAACCGCCAACATTTTATAGGCTAAAGCATAAAATGTTAGACAAATGCCGTAACGCCCTGGTAGACCGCAAACAGGAGCGCGGCTAACAACGCCTTCACAATGAGTCCACCAATGCTGATCTCCCCGCTACCCAGATACATCCACGAAGCATATCGGGAAAGAATGCTCGTGACCACCGGCATATTCAAAAAGAATACAATGATCGCCACAGCTATCGGGCCCCGCAGCTGATTCATAATCATTGTCTTCCAGTTCACTGAAGCCGCCGGCTGAGGAACAACGGCACCCGTATCCGGGCGTCCTCCAAGAAACGGCGCCATTCCGGAGGGAGTCTGCTGGAGCATCGCGTGAAAATCGGCCATCGTCGGCGTCGATCCACCGATTATGTTAGCCCGCGCCGCCTGGGAATCCATCCGAAGCTCACCCGTGCTCGTAGAAATCGGCGGCTCCGTAATCACACGGGGAAGAGCATTCTGTCCGACCGGAGGTTGTTGAACCACGGCATCCGCGTTCATCTCGGCCAGAATTCGACGGACACGCTCCTCATCCGCCGGCGGGCCTCCAACATCGGAAGATAACGAATCCAACGGAGTGCTCTGAGACATGTTGTTCGTCGTTCAGGTTTTTTCTTACACGCTAGGACGCAATCATCTGGACCGTCTTTACTAGATCTTTTCCATCAGCCGGGCACTGCGTGACTTCCGTCGTAAACTCGACACAACGTTCGCCCATCTGATAGACTTTGTTTATCACATCACGGACCGGTGGTCCGTGTAGCACCAGACAGTCCGCACCTTTACACATAGGACGAAACATTGCCGCAATGCCGAAGCCGATTAAGAAACTCAGGAATCCCGCTAGCCAAGGATTCTCCATATAGAGCCAATAATTCATTTCCCCTGCTATAAGTAGGGAAAATGAAATTCTTCAACCACTTACAGTTGCTTCCATTCTTGGTTGGACTATTTTTCGGTATGTTTTTCGTCTACGTTCTGAAGCCGATGCCCGTTGTCGTCTACAAGTATCCCACAATGGATAACGCGGGCAAGGTCGTCTATCAGGATCGCAATGGAGTCTGCTTCAAGTATCACGCAGATACTGTGGACTGTGATAAGAACGAAGGGCGGATCACTTCGTATCCTCTACAGTAAGACCACGGCGTTTCACCTGCATCGGCGGCACGTAGGCCGCAACTCCTTGCGGTAATCCGACTATGATACGACTCTTGTCAGCCATCGCGGCCTCGATTTCACGAACAGTACCCTCCGCCGCAAGAATATCGTGACGCAACGTACTCCGTACAGCAGCAGGAGCCGCTGCATAGGTCTGCCACGCATCCAGCAGAGCCTTCTCCGCCAGACGCAGTTGTTCTTCACCTGCTTGACGCATTTGGGCACGTTGTTCCTGTAGCTTCGCATAACGCGCCGTCGCAGCTGCGACGGTCGCAGCGCTGAATCCCGATGGCTTGGTCAGAACCGTAATCGTATCGACCTCGCGCTTCCAGGGAATCGTCGACACCTTCGCGCGCTCCTTGGTTCTATCGTACACCGTAGGTTCCCGGGTCTCGGGATCGAATCCGAGATTTGTGACCTTCGGTAAGCGCGAGACCCAATCCGCAAGTGTCTTTATTTCTTTCGGATCAACTGTTCGTTGCACCTGTTTTTGTGACATCCCTCTGTTCAGGGTTCCCGTCTTAATTTCGCACGGGACGAAAGAGAGGAATGCCGTTGGACACTGGACTTCTGTATGGTGAAATGATCGGCTCCGCAATTATGCATATTGCCATTCCCTTTGGTGCGATTCTCATTATACAGTCACTCCGTGACTTTTTTCCGAAGCAGACGGCTCTGGTATTCCTCGGATTATGTGTGAGCGTTTCCTTTTTAGTACAGATGGCCTTTCTGACTGTACTACAGGCCAACGCGTGTAGTGGTGTCAAGAACTTTGGCGGAATCGCATACGGAGCTTTTGTTGCCGCTATCATCACGGGTGTCCTCGTGGCGATACCGGTATTTATTGAGCCGATGCGTCATATGGTGAGTCAATTGTTTTTCGAACATCAGGTACTTCTCACTCCGGAACTCAGAGTGATTCACGATATTGTTGCTAAGGCGGGAGCAGAAATAGAGAAAACTGGCTCTGGTTCTGGTTCTATGCCAATGGTCGGAGGAGGCGGCGCTATAAATGAAGAGAACTATGAAGAACAGACATTGTATGAGATTTCGGCGGGATCGAGCTATTGGGGAGCATTCGCTGGAGCCTATGGCGTGGCATTCGGAAGTCTAATGGCGGCATCCTGTCCTGCAGTCGCTGGTGCGTCGGGGCCGTAATAGATGTAGCGGTAGAGCCCTCCTTCCGTGGGAGTGTCTTCGCGAATGTAGTACCCGGGTCTGGTTTCTCTGGTTTCTTTGGTTTCTTTGGTTTCTCTGGACCTGACTTCTGTGCCATCTTTGCGTGGCCGACCGGGTCCCCGTCTTGGTGGCATTATGACGCCATCAGATGATGTTAGTGGCTGGGGCGCTGATGATGAAACCGGTGTCAGTTCATCATCATCTTCGTCTTCTTCATCCGACTCGGCAGACCAATACGATGGAAGTGCAGAGGCAGAAGCCGAAGCAGAAGCAGAAGCCAATGCTACACTCCGATCAGACCAGGAAAACCAAGAAAACCAGGAAAACCAGGTCCAAGACAATGCCGCCGCGGCAGCGTAGCTAACAAAGGCCCACGCCACCACAAATAACCAGAACGGCAGCAACGTATGCCGGGATGATCGCTGATATCCGAACTCCTTCCACGTTCCATCATCATTGAACATGAGAGCAGGCCGGAAATGTAGAACAAGTGCCAGACCCGCACTATACAGAATAATTGCCAACCAGAGAATCTCCATTACTTCTAATACAGACGCCTAATAATCATCGCCATCTGCTCCCTGATCCACTGCGTATCCCTCCTCTTGGACAACTACCTCTGCACCAGGAGCCTGAGCACCACCAGGAACCAAAGCCAAATCCGCTTGGACCGGATCATCTAGTATACCCATTCGCTTTCGCTGTTCGTTCTCGAATTCGAACAGATCAGCATCATATTTCTGTAAGTTCTTGCCGACACCCCAGCGGCCAATGCGGAATTGCTTCTTGATGAGCTCCGCCGCCCTCAGATCCTCATCCTTGATATTCTGGAACTCCTCAACGACGCTTGTGCGTTCGAGCTCCGCACGCTGTTGAAGAATCTGTCGGACCTCCTCCTTCGAGTATCTGAGATACTGCTTCTGTACGTGTCCGCGCTTGTGGGTCTTATCGGTCGAGCTCCGTTTGAAATCCATTAATTCAACGGTCCACGAACGGACTTGTCCAACGATCGACTCCCGCACAGTGGGAGGCACTCCCTCCTCGTACATCCACGAAGTCGGTGTCAGTGCATCCCGCCATACCTGGAGAACAATGGCCCGAAGCACCATCTGTGCCTCCTGGAGAGACCAACGCACCGCATCAGGACGAACATATTTCATCCATACGCTAAGAATAGGCCCCAACGTCTGCGCGATCCGAGATAAGATAGCCCTCATCCATTCGGAAGTACCCTGCGAATACCACTGGGCATTATCTGCCAAGATACCGTTAATAATCTCATTGTGCTCCTTCGATATTGCGAACCAGCGCGCTCCCGTGACCTTCGTGACCTCGTAACCGGTGGACGCAGCATACGCCTTCGCGCACCAGTATTCTTGGAGCGCCCGTGGCCCCTCAATAAACGGATCCTCCGTCATCGTGTCGAGCATAGCAGTCTCTATTCCCGCCTCAGCGATCCGTTCATCCGAAAAGAACGATAACGGTGCCCATTGTTCCAATCGACCTAGTTCATCCTTGGCAGGTGGTGCCTCCAGAATACCACCGAGCGTCGTTGCGAATGTCGCCATCGCAGGCATACGGCTACAGAGATCCAAGAGCTTTGTGAGTCCCGATTTGTCCTCCGTAGCCACTGCCGCGCCGGTCTGAATGAGTTTTCGGCGACGGGCGGCATCCGACAGCGCGTCGAACGCGGGTCGCGTCACTTCAATCCGCAGCGGCCCCTGTTGCGCCGCCAGAATCCCCGCGCCATCCTTGCTGAAATCGACGAGATCTATCGGAGTACCGAGTGCCAGGCCACACTGCCGACAGATGTTACCCACGCTGAATTCGTGAGGGGCACCTACGACCGGACCCGTGTAACAGAATTTGAGGAACAGTTTGAATAATACACCTTCGTCTACGGTCTGTTCAACCGGTTCGACGTGCGGTGTCTCCAACGTGGGCCAAAGATGCGTCCCCGCATTCGCAGCTGTAGAATTCGTGTCACGTACACGCTGGGCCGTCTTCAGCAGCGGATCTTTGGACACGTGTTGTTCGACCACTGCGGACTCCTGTGGACAGCACATATCGCCTTTATGACTAGCGGCCGCTGCATTATGAAGCTCCACTATACTGACAATGGCCTGTTTGCGTACGGCAACACTGAGCTCTTCGCTTGATCCAAGATTAAAGCCAGATCCATCAGGTGCCTTTTCGACCGCGGGTTTCATAATCGAGGCCGGCGGACGCGGCTCTGGACGGAATCCCACCGGCAATTCGTCGCCGAGACTCACCAGAGCTCTTTCTTTCGCAGCGACCGTATCGGTCTGAACCTTTGTTAGTAACATACGGATCTCCGGTGTAAATGAGAGGGCGGTCCCTGCTTTCGCGTCAAGTCCCAGAATAACGGTCATTGCCGCGTATCCAATCGCGAGTGCCTTTCGCTGTCGCGTCTCTGCCTTGACCTCACCGACCCAAAGCTGGGAGGTCCACGGTTTCCGCCTGTATTTCGATTCTGTCACAATATCCGCCGCCGCACACGCCATATACAGAAGCGCACCTGGTCCATCCGGTTTTGCGGACGGTTCTAGCGGGAATCCACCGCGGCTGAAGGTGCATCGCGGCAGCGGTGTTCCCGCCGCCACGGCTTCTGTCTGGATGGCTATGGTCGTCAGAGCAATAAGGGCACTTACACGAAGTTGATCGATGGTCTCGGCGTAGGTCGGCAGATCCGCTGTCACACCGGCGACCCCCGTGGTCTTCTTGAATTTCGTGGAGGCCGATTGCGCCTTTTTCTCCGTCATCGCCGTGTATTTCTTCTCATCTGGCGCACGGCGACCCACATAGATATCGGTGTAGTTCACGATGCGACGGAACACGTCGGGCGGCATCGTCAGACGCGCGTGGATCAAAAGATCGGTGAGCGCTTCGGCGATATCACGGTGGCTCTGAGAGTCGAACTTGATTGATGAACCCGGATCGACTGATTCGGCTAACATAGGTCCCGCCTCATCATCGTCCATCTGTTCGGCGGTCAGAACCGATGACTGTTGAACCGGTTTTCCGTTGTCGTCGAATTCCACGTGTTCGTCGTAGTCAATGTCCTGGAGTGCCTGTCCGCAGTTCTTACAGACGATCTTGCCCTCGTACCGGTCGCCGCCGAAACGGATGAGCATCTGTTTCTGGATGGCGTCGAGACGCTGAGGCTGCGCGAGGGCCTCGAGTTCCATCAGTTCGTGATAACAGACACAGTTCTTCTTACAGAGCACACAGGACATCCAATCACCTTGGGCCGGACCTTGGAATTCCTCGATGAATCCACGGAGAAGCCGAGCCCGCTCCATAACATCACCGACATTGCGAACAGATTCGAGCCGCTTTGCGTGAGCACACGTATTGACTTCGGGCTCCGCGTGGAGAGCCACGAGGTCACGGGATCGGAGCGCCGCCCTTCTGAGCGTGTACGCACGGCTGGCCGCAAGAGAAGCAGCAGCGGATACGACATCGATGCCGGCGAGCTCCCGTGAATCGAGTTTGGCGATCTCTGTCCAAACAATCGGGGTGGCGTCGCCCTGTGCCTCTACAAGCAGCGCAGCCGTCATCAGCGTGGGAGCGCCTACAATAGTGGGATTCCGGCGTCCGATATCTTCGAGGAGATCGTGGAGCGATTCGGCGGATCGCAGTGCCGCCCACAGTGGAGCATCGGCACCGGTCACCGATTGGAATGTTCGTGGCTGCTCCGTGTCGAGGGCGGCCTGAATCTCCTTGCGTTGCGCCTTCATCAGCGAAATCCACGTCCGCTGAGATTGTGAGACCCATTTATTGACGACGGCGGTCACCGCCGGTGCGAGATCCGTTGTACCGAGTCCGAGAGTGTCGAGGAGCGATAGCAGATACGGTCCACGTGGTCCCAGACTGTCAACCGGATGTACCGTGTATCGGAGCACCGACTGAAGCCAATCTGCCACCTGGTGAATGGACGCCGCATCAGCGGGTAGAGTCCACGCATTGAGGGGCGAACCGGCCTCCCGTGTAAACAAGGCCGCCAATGTTTCCGCGATCGTCGGCAGATTGTCCGCCTCCAGAGCCGTCGAATACAGAAGTGCCGTGGGAAGATGACCCGGCCGTGTTGGAGGACGGAGCTTGAGTGCCGCCTTCGGAGGTAACATCACATAACCCGTCACGTGTGCCGGATCATCGGGAGCAACAATGCTTATAACTCCCGTTTTACGATGTACGTGTCTGTCTGCAGTCAGGACACGGATCCCACGATCCACGACATCGCTCATCAAAAAAGCCAGAGATACAGGCGGGGCCTCTTCATCGTCCGAACGCGGCAGATTACGGATGAGACCCTGTACGGGTTTTTCGAGCGCGGCCGTGCGAATCACATCCTGATCCTCGGACCAACTGTGCGTGGTTTCGGGAGCCTGGAGTGTGGCGAGTCCGCGTCCCAGCAGATCGTATGTGTAGGCATAGAAGGTGTTCGTCGAGGTACCGTCCAAATACCGTGTTGCGGCCTCTTCGAGTTCGAGTTCGATCGCTCCGAATGATCGGGGTATCACGTCAGATTCTTTGTATGTTTGCGCGACAGTCGTTGCGTCGTCGAGATTGAGAACACGGGCACCTTCGACTACAGGGATTGCTGAAGGTGTTCGGCCAGTGGCGACCGCGTCGCCCACCGTCGCAATCAGATAGGGCGCGGCGCCAATGATGCGATCCGTGCGATCGCGCTGGATAGATTTGTTCTTGAGAGCAACGGCGAGATCCACTTCGCGTTCAATCGCACGGGTTTTGCGGACCGATGGTTTCTTGACATCGGCCATCAGATCCTGAAAGAGTCCTTCGCGCTGCATTGAGTCCGGATATGTGCGCTCGGCCGTAGGAATGATTTCGACTGCGGCTGATGGAAGCACCGAACGAAGAAGGGCGGCGATACTCTGTTGGCGTCTGGCGGCGGCTACTGCTGCGCCATCATCGTCGACAGGAGCACCTGCCTCCACGGCGGCGGGCACATTGACCGCTGTTCGCACACGAATCACGGCGATCGGTGCGGCGGGACCGATACCACTGAAATCAAGGAGGCGGCCATCTGTAAGACGAATCGCATCTTCCTCGGCGCCTTCGGTCTCGTTTTTGAGAATCTCGGCGACTTCACCCGGCTCACCTGCCGATTCGCCGCTGGTCGTGAAAAATTCGAGGAGCTCACCGGGTCTCGCACCTAGAAAGTCGACGTAAAAAGGGGATGATTGACGGTCGAACACTTCGATCTCAGTGACGCCGAGTGCCGGGGCAAAGGCCGTGCCCTCTTCCTCCATAGGGAATTCGACTGCGCGATCACTGGCTTCATCCGGCATAATCCTGATCATTTCGAGATCACGATAGACGATCCGTCCTTTTGTATAGCCGTGGGCCTGGCTGTGTATGCCGATTAGATTGCCGATGTGTAGAGGATCTGGATTTCCTGTTTCTGCTTTCTCTGTTTCTGCTTTTTCTGCCTCTACTTCTTCTTCTAGATCAACAGGCTTATCCTCAACTTCTTGTGACATCCGCTACTTTTGTTATTGTTTTTACAGGTCTAGAAAACCGGAATCAGGTTCTCCAGATCGGAGGCGGATATGGTTCCGTTGCCATTGAAGAGCGCTACGAAGCGCTTGGTGCGCGGATCCTTGAAACTCGCGATAATACGGGCCAGAGCCGGTTTTGCGGCATCAGACTTCGGATAAATCACATTCAGATGATTCTCGGCATAGAAACCCTTACGGTCCACGAAAACAGTGTTGAAACTGAATGCGTTACCGTAGCCCCGTTCTACGAGTATGACGGGACCATCCTGTGTCGGTTTCGTCAGGCCTTTGACATACTGCTTTTTCTCTTTGCCTAACAAGTTGTTGAGACAGAGTTCGGAGCCCTTGATGTTACTCGCGTAGATCAAGAGCGTGCCTTTCGTGGCATCATCGGTGAGATGTTCCTTTACCTGATTCCAGACAACATTGCCGGTCTTGGCGCCGAGACCGAGAGCACCGACCGTTGTGGCGCCTGTCGTAAGCTCATAGAGCTCCTTGTAGGCCGGTGAAATATATGTGTGGCCATTGGGCGCCTTGAAGAGAAACTCTCCTGCCGTTGAGACTCTCTTCTGTAAGATAATGAGCATCGTTTCCTGTCCCGTTTCGTAGAAACCCGGTCTATTCAAGGTCTCCACGTGGCGTATTGTCGTGTTGGCCGCAATGTAGTCGCGCATTCGTTGATAGTACGAACAATTGTATAACGACGTTGGTATTATGAACGCCAGATGACCGTCTGGATTCAGATGTTTGTCCAGACACTTGTGTAAGAACGTGATGTAGATATTGGGGCGACCTGCTGCGATTCCTTGATTAGAGTCAAGAGAACCAGGAGAACCAGGTGTGACGAAATACGGTGGATTGCCAATGATGAGATCTGCTTTGCGCGTCCAGTTAAGAAAATCATCATTGCGCAGAATCCATTTTCCGAGGACTGAATTACGTCGGATGTAGGACAGTGTTGATTTAAACATATCTTCATTGAGTTCGACACCCTGGAACTGTGCTTTAGGATAACGAACAGCGGCATCTAACAGGATCTCACCGGTGCCAAAGGACGGTTCCAGGATAGTCGCAGGAGCAGGGACACCGAGTTCTGCCAGCTTGTCAAACAAGAGATCACGGGCTTTCTTCGGAGTGAAGAAGATGCCGGTCGCCTGCCGCGTCTCTTTGGATAGTTCCTTGTTGAATTTGACCGACGCTGGACGGAAATCATCCGGTTTCTGCAGTGGAGTCAAGACAGGCGGTTTACACGCATTTTTCTTATTGCGGTGTGTCTTGAGTGTGTCGGCACGATCAAATGTTCGACCACACGTGGCACACGCAATTATGGACATTCTTTATAAAGGTGGGTCAAAAAGGGAGGGGCGTTGCAGTCAAGTTTGGCGTAAATTAAGGGGATGCCGGGTGCAGCGTCCGGGGTCTAAATGGAAGACGCCTCGATCAAAGCCTCAACAAAGAGATGGACATTATTCTCACACTGCTCTTTATCAGGATGAATGAAGTAGTTTGTAAGGGCACCGCCACCTGCCTGACCAATCATAGGGCGGGTATAGTAGTTAACTCCTCTCTTATGAACATCACAGGCTTGTAGTTTCTTGTTATATTCTTCCTCCAGCGCTTTCTGCTTTTCGAAGAGTTCATCGATAAGTGCCTGCTGCTCACGACTCATTACATCTCCTCCAACGTATATTGTTGTATCATTCGCACACTTAGAGCAGAAAATGTAGATATAATTCTCCTTTATACCACCACTGTTATAGAGCGGTGTGGTGCCTTCTGAAGACTTACATTCGATGCCCAGCACAACATTCTCTGTGAACTTAACAATAAAGTCAGGACTATCGTGTGTTCCACACGGCTGGGAGACATATGACATCGAGGGCATCTTAGTTGCCAATGATGGTGTATCAATCCAGCTCTTGTAAGTATCCTTCAAGATTTTGTCACCGGCTGTAGGTTTCCAACTTGTTAGACCGTGCTTCTTTAAGATCGCTTCAACAGCCTCCTCGTGCTTGCTATAATTATGCGGAGCACCAGATGCTGCTGCGGAGTTACGGAAGTAGGGCATCGCATTAAGTTCTGTAAAGAGTGCTCTTGAGAGAGTAATTAGTGTTCCTTCAGCCACGTGTTCGATAAGATCAGCCATCGTACATAGACGCAGCTGGCATTGACCTATGCTTCACGTTTACAAAACTTGAAACCACCAAGAATCTCCGATTCTTTCGTTACTAGTGTTGTTTTGCAACGGCAAAACAAAAGTTGACACCCCACCTAAACCCTCTGCCCAACAAACAAGACAAAATGAGTCAGAGTCAAGAGAAGTTCGATTCCCTGCGTTCGGAGGCCGGCGGGCGTTTCTTGGTGCGCGACCAGGAGGACAGCACATTTGCCGTGATTTACTATGACAAGAAGCGAACCGATATGACGCGGCCAGAGGCCGGTCAGTACCGGAGTATGATCTGGAACAAGGTGACGAACACGGGTGTCCCTGTGGCACCGCAGCGCGGCCGATCATTCAACGATGCCATCGCCGATGGCGCAAAGGACTTCGTGGCGGAGGAGTTCGTGGACGGCACGATGATTAACATTGTGTGGGATCCCGCGACCTCGACCTGGATTCCGTTTACGCGCACGCAGATCGGTGCCGGCGGCCACTTCTTCGGTACGCGGCCCTTCGCGGAGCTCTTCTGGGAGGCTTTCCGCGGCTGCGGTCTTACGGAGGCGGATCTCGATCAGTCCGCAGCCTATTCGTGGGTGCTCCAGCATCCGGAAGAGCGGATTGTGGCGGCTGCGCCGTATGGTATTCCGCGTCTGTTCCTGATCCGTTCCACTGGTGACATCGGAGCCCGGCTTCAGCCCTTCCGTCCAGCGGTCTATCCCGCACTCAAGTCGCTGGAGGATGTCAAGGAGTTCGTGGCCTCTCAGGGCCGGCGTCTGGGCGCACAGTTCCAGGGTGTCTGTCTGAAGATGGCCGATGGTCGCAGGTACAAGCTCCGCACCAATGAGTACGACGAGGCCCGCCATCTGCGTGGCAATCAGGCGAAGCGGTCCTATCTGTGGCTCGAGCGCTGGTCAGAGGGACGTCTGGGCCACTATCTGCGCCTGTATCCTGAGGAGGCGTGCGATGCTGAGACGATCGTCAATCGGTTCAAGGACGCCACCCAGGAGCTCCACTCACTGTATCTCCAGGTGTATCGTCAGAAGACGATGCCTCTGGGTCAGGCTCCGCAGAAGTACCGGAAGCTGCTGTGGGATCTCCACCAGGCAGGCGGCGGAGCATATTTCCCTAATGCGCGAGCCTTTATGAACAAACAGGAGACTCCGCGGAAGTTGTGGGTCATCAACTTCGAGGAGCGCTTCTCAAAAAAGGATGAGGCGGATGCCTCGGTCACGACGCAGGTAGAAACGCCCGCCTAATTCTAGAGAGACCAAAATGTGCGGAATCTGTATTCTGTGGGGCGAACAAATAGACCCGGCGACCCATCAGACGTGTCTGGATGCGCTCGGCCCTCGCGGCCCCGATATAACTCAGTCTGAAATTGTTAAACACACCGCTACAGGTCTGGATGTCGCGATTGGCTTCTCCCGTCTTCACATTCAAGGTAGCACATCAGGAGCCGAACAACCGTTTCGAATGACCGATGGACGTCTCGTGCTCTGCAACGGTGAGATCTTCAATTCGGATATTTTGATTCGGCAACTGGGACTTGTGGTACCCGCGGGCTCCAGTGATTGCGCCGTTATTCCTGCACTACTGGAACGCGGCCTTCCGCTCACAGAAGTGGCGCGACAACTGGACGGTGATTTTGCCATTGTTGTTGTGGATCTCAAGGCGGGGACGGCCACCGTGGCTCGGGATCCATATGGTGTTCGACCGATGTTTTACGCTAGAGGATCAAAGTGGACAGGTCTAGCCAGTGAACTTAAAGGACTCCCTGTTGGTTCTGAACAGGTCGAAGCCGTAGAACCGGGCACGGCCGTAGTCTATTCCTTGGATCCAACGGTCGCCAAAAAAGAGACCGTGTGGCATCAGGCTCCGTGGCTCAAGACACCGTATTGGCGTTCTTCGCTTGAGGGACTCACCGCTGGTGGACAGGCCCTCAAACACGCTCTTGAGGAGGCGGTCCGAAAGCGGCTGACTACGGTACGTGCGGTGGGCGCCTGTTTGTCTGGCGGACTCGATTCGTCTCTGGTTGCGGCTATTGCCGCCAAACAGCTCGCCAAAAAAGGAGTTCGGCTCCACACATACACTGTCGGTATGGAAGGCAGTCCGGATCTCGTGGCTGCGCGTCTGGTGGCCAAACATATCAAATCGGTCCATCACGAACGGATCCTTACCGCGGAAGAGTGTTTGGCTATCATTCCTGAGGTAGTCAAGGCCATTGAATCCTTTGATATCACGACGGTTCGCGCCTCCGTTGGCAATTACTTTGTTGGTCGCCTTGTTGCCGCCGAGACACCGGATGTCAAGGTCGTGTTGAATGGAGACGGAGCCGATGAGGTGCTCGGCGGCTACCTGTATATGCGCGCCGCTCCCGATGATGCCGCCTTTGAGACCGAGACGGATCGGCTTCTGGCGGAGATCCACCGCTACGATGTGCTTCGATCAGAGCGGTCGATGGCGGCACACGGGCTCGAATCGCGTTCACCGTTTCTGGACCGGCAATTTGTGTCAGTTGCGCGGGCTCTACCTACGGACGCATTGAGACCATCGGCCACTATGATAGAAAAGTCGATTCTGCGATCCGCTTTTTCGGAGGATGGGCTCCTACCAGAATCGGTGCTGTGGCGGCGAAAAGAGGCGTTCAGCGATGGAATTAGCCGCGCGGAGAAGTCGTGGTTTGTGAGCGCAGCGGCAAAGGGCGAAGAAGTTGTCGGATCGGACTCGTCTCTGGATTGGAAGACCAAGGCGTCATTCTACGAGGTAAATCCTCCACCAACAGCCGAGGCATTTTGGTATCGCGAATTATTCCATCAGAGCTATCCGATCTCCGCCTCGGCGGCGGTTGCTCCGGCGATGTGGATGCCGCGCTTTGTGGCGGCCACGGATCCTTCTGCGCGAACACTCTCATTGTATCAGGCTTCGTAGTTCCGCATACGGTACAGTAGAGCTTATAATACAAGATACCAGAGTGACCCGCGGTCTCAAACTGCATCATCTTCCGACCACAGCATTTATCTTTGACATCGGATTCGGCAATGCTGTCTTCAACAGTGGTACCGGCCAGAATAACTCCTGGCCATCCTTCATATCGTGATTCATTGCGGTGTTCATCGTGTTGACGTGAGGTACAGGCACCCATTAATGTATTGTAAGACTGACAGACCCCATCGTCAATTTTGCGTATACTAAATAGGATCCAATGTTTGCGCGGTTGTTTTCGGTCATTGCGATTGCAGCGACCGGCGTCCTGGGGGGAATTGGCCCCCAGGCTCTCTATAATCTTCTCAATGGTCAAACATTTAATCCTCCCGGATACACAATTGTCATGTACCAATCGTGTATGCAGAATCAGAACGCGGGAAATCCCTGCGGTTCATTTACGACCTTTGAGTCTTCCAACGGTGTCTACACATATCAGCGTTACGGTCCCGAAGCCCCGGTGTCTCCGTCGTGTAGCCGTACCTTCTACTTGACGCTGGCGTGCGGTTCCACGCTGTCTATGAGCGGCGTCAACGAGAATCCCACGTGCGTCTATTCGGCGACGTTGACGCTGCCCCAGGCCTGCGGTATTGATATGAGAGTGGGGTTCGAGGCGGCATCGGTCAGTAGCACAATTACTCCGTCAATTCCTGCGAGCCTGTCGATAACGCGAACTGTGACCGCCTCTTCTACGGTGACTAGGACTGTGTCGGTTACTTCCAGTAATGATCCCACGGTTTCCATAACGCTTTCCGATTCGGTCACGCCTTCTGTACCGGCGACATTGTCAGGATCATTGACCGCTTCTTTGATTCCCACGAACACGATTACATCCAGTATAACGGGGACGGGTTCAGCAACTACGACGGTAACCGGCACAAACACGATTACATCCAGTATATCGGGAACGGGTTCTGTAACTATGACGGGAACAAGCACGACCACTCCGCTGTTCGCAATTACACTATATCCATCACGGACAACGAGTCCGAGTATTCCGGTGACATTGACGCCGTTGTATATGATTACGGCGTGGCCAACTGTGAGTCCGGTCAATGTTTCGGCGACGAGTTCGCCGTTGTTTATGTATTCGGCCTATCCGTCGATTACGGCAAATGTTTCTGCCGGTGGAGGTAGCCTAGCCGAATCCCTCGGAATCACGCCTGGTTCTCAGACAGCCACGATTTTGAGTGCGGTTGCCGTTGGTGTTCTGGGTGTCGCACTCGTCGTAGGTGCGGTTATCTATTTCAAAAAAGGCGGCTCTGTTGCGGGTCTAGCAGAAAAGATCAAGGCGAACAAAGGTCTTATCACGAAGGCGGCAAGTATGCTGCCGCTCACGGAGGAACAGAAAGCGAAAGTGAACGCTGCTGTCAATGATCCGACATCGCTGCTACCGGAACAGGCCCAAAAAGCGATTGAGGTTGTCCAACACGCGAAAGAGTATGAAGCTAAGGCGATTTCATCGCTGCCGATCAGTGATGAACAGAAGGCACAGCTTACGTCGGTTGTAACTTCGGTGCACGACAAGGTTGTTAAGAAAGCAGAGGCTACTCCGACAGGAGTCCAACTTAAAAAACTACTCAAGCCGACAGATTTGAAATCCGAGGCAAAAGAAGTCAGAGTAGTGACAGAACCGAAAAAGACAAAAGAAGTCAAAGAGCCAGAAAAAGTTAGAGTGCCAGAAAAAGTCATAGTAGAAACAGAAGAAGTCAAAGAGTCAAAAGAAGTTATAGTAGAAACAGAAGAAGCCAAAGAAGAAGTCAAAGAAACCAGAGAAGCCACTCCTACTCTAGTTTCACTCCAAATCAGTGAAGCCGATATGGACGCTGTAAAAGCATTCTTAGCAGAGAATGCGATCTCTCATGTATAAAGCGCCGACCACGGCCACGATGTCTCGTTTTTGTCAGTCCCCGTGGCAAACACGATCCATTGAGCACAGAGCAACTGGACGCCACTGGAATTATAGACACTGATGGTGGATGATATGCGTCCGAACACATCGGCAGGAAAGACCGTGGACCGCTCAAAGACTCGGTGCCCGGCAAACAGAGGGGTCTTCACATAGAGTCCTAGATCTTGGCGTTCCGTTGTCAGGATGAGTCCGTTCCAGCTGGTGGCGATCTCCACATGGCCGTGGGGTACATAGTTGTAATAGGGGATTTGGAATGCGATCCGCATATGGACCGGTTGATTCGCCGCTACGATCGCCGGCGGATCAATGTAGAGTTCGTGAACAGGGAGTGCGTATCGATTGCTTGCGCAGTTCGTAAAGGAAGCAGCAGCAAACTGCGTTAGAAGTAAGAATATAGATAGAACGATCATCGTACTCTGATCTGTTCGTTTTAGCAGGGGCTAGTCAACTTTATCATCTTATAGTAGAGATGCCGCATTATCAGTTTATGTATGGCGATAGAGCGAATCAAACCAGGATCCAGAAGTGGATTGTCGCTAAAATAGATGCTACGATTCGTAAAAATACGGGTGGTCTAGTTAGCCGGACTGCGTTGGAAAGATTAGAAAATATAAACATAAGCGAACTTGATATGTCTCCGAGTCGTTTTGCTATATATTCTACGGATGTTGATGCTATGGTAGCCTTTAATTTGAATCAGACAACTGGCCACATCGGCGTAACATTCTCAGACAGTTATGGTGGCAAAGGTGGAAGCCCGTGGTGGTGCCTGGCTGTCCGAAGACCTGAATCTAGGACTTGCGCGGCGTTAGTTACAGCGGATGCGCCGTATGATATAAGTATTTTGGAATATGTCCGACAGAATCTTCTAGTACAGGCGGGCCCTGTAAGAGCAATGACCCGTAGGATTCGATCTGGATCTGGCTCTCGATCTGGATCTGGATCTGGATCTGGCTCTCATTCTCATTCTCGATCTGGATCTGGCTCTTCGAACAGATCCACTAGACGTAGAAGTAATAATCGCCGCTAAAAGTAAGGGACCCGTAATGTATCTAGATGTAGACCACGGTCATACACTCTATTATGAGGTTCACGGATCACCGAAAGGCAAACCGGTGGTAGTTTTACACGGCGGACCCGGTGGTGGACTCCATCGGTCTTTGCTGCGACTGTTCGATCTCACCAAATGGCGTGTCCTCTTGTTTGATCAGAGGGGCTGCGGCAAATCCAAGCCTTTCTTGAGTCTCGAGCGGAATACAACGTGGGATCTAGTCGCTGACATCGAACGGCTTCGGTCTCATCTTGGTGTTGAGAAGTGGACAGTATTCGGTGGATCCTGGGGTTCGACGTTAGCATTGGCCTACGCATCCAAACATCTGAATCACGTGTCAGCTCTGGTGCTCCGCGGAATCTATCTGGGAGCGCCTTCAGAAAATGATTGGCTCTACCGTGCGGGTGGTGCGTCGGAACTCCGTCCTATGGAATGGTCGCGTTTTGTTCGCGCTTCTGGACTTGGACTTGGACTTGGATCAACAACCCGAAAAAGCCTCATTCCGACTTACAAAAGACTTCTCCAGAATCGTCGGACTCGAAAAGCCGCTGCGACAGCTTGGTCTAACTGGGAATCCTCAATTTCAAAGTTGGAGCCATACAAAGATCTGTCGACACCCCGTGAAAAGGAGGCTCTGGCGATTCTGGAGAACTACTATTTCAGCCACGGTTGCTGGCTCCGCCCAGGATATCTTCTGCGCAAGGCCAAACAGATCCCGCGATCTATTCCTGTCAGCATAGTTCAAGGTCAGTATGATCTTGTTTGTCCACCGGTGTCCGCTGTTGCTCTGGCAAAGACCGTTAAACACTCCGAACTCCATTTGACGCACGCAGGGCACGCTGCTTTAGAACCCGAAAACGAAGCTGCTCTTAAGACAGCAATTCGTCGGTTAGAATAATTTATTTTCAGTCGTCAGATTATATGGATCCTTCTGCCAATGTTATAGTATCCGACGTCTCTGATGTTGTTGTTGAAGTTGCTCCTGCTCCTGTTGTAGCTGAAGTTGTAGCTGAAGTGGCTCATGTAGTGTCGACACTCGATAAGGATGTCGATGCCTTGTTCAAGGCTATTACAACAGACAGTGGCTTTTTAGCACGTGTAAAAATTTCGGTTGACAAAATCATGCACGACGGAAAAGTGGATCAATACGATATTCCCGAAATCGTGTTCGTCATTTCGGACACCGTAAATTCTCTGCCATCGTTCCAACTAACGAATGAGATGGTCCCCGTGCTCATTAAGATGTTGTACAACTTCATCATTGATAGATACAATCTTGTGCCCGAAGATAAGAAAGCCGATTTTGAGCGTATGGTTGATTCTTCGCTGCGTCTGCTGATGCTACAGCCCAAAGTGAAGGAGGGACTCAATCGCTGCTTTGCCTATTTGTCCTCTCTTTCTTGCTGCAAGTAAAGGCATTCATTAGGATGGCGTACAAATTCCCGCGTCGGTTTTCCAGAGCCTACTGCAAGCGGGTACCGTGTCGCCGAATGGGGTTTACACAGAAGGCATCGTGCCGTCCGTATAAAAACTGCTATAAGCGTCAAACCCGTAAACGGATCTAAACGAATCCTGTAACAACTAACATTAGTATGTCGGCCATCCTAACGTTTGTGTTTTCTCTGATGGCTTTTTCTATTGTAAGTGCCACCAATAACAGTGTTGCTCTATACAAGGAGGCCCTGACTGGCACGGCGGTCTGTTCGTCGGCCGATGCTCTGGCCCACGACTTTACGGTCTCTGTATCCACGGATACACCGACCAAGGGTGAGAACGTGACGACCACGTTCGATTTTACGCTGGACGCACCGGTCACCGGTGGAACGGCACATTATGCCGCCACTCTGAATGGTTTTCCTTACACGAGCGATGCACCGCTTTGTGACGAGGTCGCGAAGTCAGGTGATCCGTGTCCTCTAGCCGCGGGCCACCATCACCAGGAGTCTGTATCGGCGGCTACAACGTCAGGTAAGATTGTGGTCAAGATTACGTGGACCAACGAAGCAGGTAAAGAAATCCTCTGTGCCCAGGTGACGACGAAGACTGCGTAAAGTTATGTACCACAACTTATTTTGTCGTGGATTCTATCGCGCCAATAACTGAATTTTAGTTTTTCCATATTCCACGATCCCTCTGAAATACGCTTGAATTCCGCCTCTAAAAAAGGCTCCGTCACTTCGTTCCAATTATTGATCCAGCAAACCGGAAGATCTTGAAATTCCTCCATTGCGATATGTCGAACAGTGATCGGTATACTTCCCATATATAGCGCCTCCCAAAAACGATGGGTATCTACTCCGTTTCCACGTGGACAAAGAACGAATCGATGGTTTCGTATATTCTGTAAGAACTTCTTACGTCCTTCGTATGTTGGTACAAACGGCTCTTGGGTAACCCAGGATTTATCTTTAAACAGGTTAAATACCGATCTACGTTCGGCGGGATATGTGTCTATAGAAAAATTCATATATGCCGTATTTGTAATTTCGCGCGGCATATTCATAACTTCGATCATAACATCTAGATTACCCAGAATAGGGTGAAGGTGTGTATCATTACAATCATTTGTTATTCCCAAAGGAAGAGAATGAAGATTTGGATGATCGAATTCCTTATTTAATGTGAACCAATGTGTCGTATGTTTGGAATATTTTTCGTGCATAGCCTGAGTTATTCCGTAATCGGCGTGACCAGTAATCCATATAGGAGCATCTCTTATTCCGTTATTCTTGCCTCTCCAACGTATAGGACGGCCACCATTATACACGACATCTGTTTTAATGTACGCAATCGTGGGCGACTCAAGCGATAGATATTTATCCGTCGTTATAATATCTTCTTTAGTAATCATACTAGTCTCTTTAGAGAAATATGATTTCAAAAGTAATGACCAGGATGTACGAATATTTTCAGTATACTCTGTTAATAATATTGTATCATCTTTCCATACGAACGTTTCAAGAATAGTAATCAAATGCTCAAAAGAATCAAAATAATGGATATTCGGTGTATTAAACACATTGTAGTAATCAGCCATATCTATCCAAGCTGATGGTGTTGACATTTGATTATATTCAGATGGTAAATGATTCCCCCAATAATTGCTAATACTGGTTATATTATATTTTTCTAGCATTAACTGTTTTGAAGGGAAAAATAATGGTATTCCAGCTGAATAATGTTCAAACATACTCATAGTACTAATTTCATAAGGGATATGAATAATACCTTTGAATTTTCCTATATCAGACCACCGGAATGGTGTCTCTAGTTCAGATCTTTTTGTTATCAAGGGATGATTTGGTAAGTTACCAGTGTAGCATAAAAATGTGGTGCGCGTAGGCTCATAGCGTATACCTGTATATGCACATAACGAAGGTATGTGGGTTGTTAGAATGTTACATCCAAGAAGTGTATATTTTTGATCGGCTTTATTATTGGACACCGCAATTAATAGCCCTTTTTCTTGTATACGCTTAACGCAATCATTATAGAATTTTAACATTTCATAATTCTTTGAAATACAATACGGTAAATCATACCGACATGTATTAATCATAATAATCGGTTTATTATATTTTTCATAAATTGGGATAAATCCATTTGGATGCCCACAAATGAATCCATCAAAAGATTGTAGAAACTCGTCATATTCATCTTGAAAAGCTTTAATCATTTTAGTGTCTATGTTTACCCACGTACGTTCGTTGATATGCTTGTGATTATGTTTGTGTTTATTAAATACCCAAGTATGACCACTCAATGACCAATCTGTTATATCAATATCGGGGAATATATTCTTAAAGTCTGCAATCACAGAAATATGGAGATCCATATTAAATAATTTCATCACTTACAAAGTACAGCTCAAATAATATGTTGTACTCAACCTAATTCTTGAGACATCCACACACATTAAAAGACCATCGCCGCTGTGCTTGCACACGTTCACTGAGTTCTCTTTCCAAGTCTGTATCTAAATTTTTATATTTTTCGCGCTGCTGAATACAGATTCGCACCTGCCGTCTGTATTCATCCGTGACCTTATCGAATGTGAGCTTTGTGATCTCCTTTTGTTCTGGCGTCGCTGATAAAAAGGCGACACGAGCTAGTTCGCGATCATTCGCGACATTACGGAGTCGCTCTATATTCACGGTGGCTTCGTTCATTATGGTCTTGGCTTCGGCGAACACATTGGTTCCGTAGACATGTGGAAACGATATCCTGATGAGTTCGGGTAGAACAAATTGGTTACTCTCTTTGATTTCGGTCACGTCTTTTTCCACTTTCTCAATGAGGGCGATGACCTCCTTCTTTTTCAGAGTGCCGAAGAGAGCACGTCCTGAACTGAACACGATGGACGACTGGATCTTGTCGAATTTGTAGGCACTGGAACGATGAGATTCCGAACGGGCATCGAGCTTCAAGTAACTTACAAGAGCTAGAATGAATGCGTTGCCGCCGTTCAGACAACTCACGATGGTGGCTCCGAATCCGTAGTCCTTGAGAACAAGGCTTAGAATGCTGCAGAGTGCCGTTATCATAATGGCGGGCAACATCAGATAGTTGAGACGGAGTTCGCAGAGTGTCTTGGCCTCGGTATACAGGATTTTTTGGCCTTTGAGATAGACTGCGATTAAATCGAGGATTCCGCTAAATGTTTCAGATTCGGCGTTGTAAGTATCTTCGAACTGCGTTCGGATCTCGCTGAATTTGAAGGATTGGGCTACGAGGGGATCTGGTTCTTTTGTCTCTTGTGCTTCTACTTCTTGTTGAGACCCTGAAACATCTTGAGGTACAGATCCAGATACATCTAAAGAAATAATATCGATGCGAATATCCGATATATCTGTCTCTGTTGGCATTTTAAATCTGCTAACATATACTCGAAAATCCTTAGACCTTATTATAAGATGTCTGGCGCACCGGCACCTGCTCCTGCTCCTGCTCCTGCGCCTGTAAAACCTAAACCCCAAGCAAATGTCATATCATCTGGATTTACTCCTGGTGTTATAAAAATCGGCCGACCTATGTCACTTGCGTCCCAGATACTGAAAAAGATCGGTGGTATTTTCTAGATCCTTAATAAATGGATTTGTCTAATGGAGTGGTGGATGTTTCGGCAGAAGAAGTCAAACAAGACAGTTTTCTTTCTGTCATTATGTCTAAAATAGATATGGCTACGTGTATTGGAGGTGGGCTTGGACCTGGTTTTGGACGCCATGCGCTAGCAGCCGGATTCGCCGGTGCTCTTGGTCCGAAGAAATCCACAGCACCAAATAAGAATAGCATATTCTAGTTATCCGACGAGTACAAGAAGTATCAATATAATATATCGATAGTTCATTTACGTGGGCTCATGGTTTAGCGACGGCTCTTTCGGCTCTGGCGATGACGGCGGCTCTGGTTCTTTCAGCTTCTCTGGCTTCTTCGCCGTTTACCTCCTTTTGTTGTTGGAGCAGCAACCGCGGGGCTAACAATGGGTTGAAGGCTTCTGACAGTGTCATTAGGTAAACCGGCCATTTATATTATGGACAGAGGTTAAAGTTGAAACATCTTCTTACTTTGTTTGAACTAAGTAAGAAGATACCAAAAATGCCGCATCTCCCGAAATATGTCCGTGACTCTCAAGGCCGCGAATTTAAACTCAAACTCTTTATCGATCACTACGGCCGACCGCACTATCGCTACATCCAATACAAATTCACTCTTGCTGAAAAAGTGGGAATCGTCTTCAAGGTTGTGGCGGATGGATTTCGGTTTTAGATAATAAAATGAGCCAGCGTCAACCCCAAATCGAAACAGGCATCGGCGACACATCCTTGTTCGTTTTGTGTGCGCATATCTGTGTGTTTGACAGGATTCCGTAGGGACTCACCTGGCTCGTTGTCAGAAAGGCGACGATCACGGTATCGCGGATACAGCTGCTCAGAGGATGTTCGTAGGTATCGAGGGCCGCACGTGCTTCGCGATAGTCGTAGAAGATGGCAACAGGTGCACCAGGGAACGGCTCTTCTGGTGGTCCAACGGCGACCTGAATTATATATACGTGGGTGATCTTGTTAGAGCTCGCTTGTTCGCCATAGAAGAGAATTGGTCTGTCAGTCATATCTGTCATCACCGACTGTTTTTTGTTTTGTTTGGCGGTGGCTTCAACTTTACACGGGGTTGATTGGACCGACTAAGAAACCCCGGTGTTACGACTTTTTACCGAAATTCGGTAAACTTGACCGGATTTTTTCGCATCCCAAAGTATAACAACGATGCCAACCTACACCTGTGAGAAGTGTGCCCGTGTATTCAAGCAAAAGAGCGGATTTGAAGACCACAAGGCGAAGAAGATAGATTGTGCGACGAACACGATGCTGACATCTGTAATCGATACTAAGGTAGAAGAAAAAGTAAAGGAAGCAATACGTGCTGCCATACCAAAAGCAGAAATCACTAAGGAGACGCTACCTTCTTTCTTTGAGGATCTCCACAATCTATTGTGGAGCAAAGCTGGTCTCAGTCCTGAAGCAGCGTTATCGCATATGATATTCTTCTTTGCATACCGCCTCATAGAGCAACAAGCCGACGCTCTGTCTCTTCCACAGGAATGTCGGTGGTCGTATATTGCAAGTCTCAAGGATGAGAACACCCTATTTGAGACGATTAAGAAAGGCGTGTCTTCCTTCAGGTCAAGGCCCAAAACGAAGCCCTTCTTCAAGCCTCACGAAATTCAGAAGGCATATATTGTCTACGAAATCGTCCAGCAAATCAATCGCATCTCTCTCACAACCTTGCAGGAAACCGATACTCTCGGTGATATCTTTGAGTATATGTTGGGACGCGGTATGAGCACTATGCCAGACGAGGGACAGTATTTCACGAATCGTACCATCTGTAAGTTAGCGTTCAAGTTGGCGTATGGAATAAAGAAGGATCTACGCCGATCCGATGGTTCTCTCTGTACCTTTGCCGACTGGTTCTGTGGGACGGGTGGGTTTCCAGCAGAATATGTCAAGGGCGTAAATGCGAACCTCAAGGATGTGGATTGGAAAAAGGATGCGGGGTCTGTGTTCTGTCAGGACATGAACTTGAGCAGCGTTACGACGACGCTTCTGAATATGCTTATCCTTACGGGTATACCGTTCAGCAGTGAGAAGATCCGTGGATCTAACTCTTTCTCGGATGCGATTATAACAGGAGCTACACCACCATTTCCAGGGCTCGTCGTGGACTACTGCTTTATGAATCCGCCCTACGGTGGCGATAAGACCAAAGGCAAGGAGCATAAGTTCGCTTATGCGAAGAAAGTCAAAGGCGAAGATGGAACTACTAGCAAGAAATACTTTGTAAATCCCGAGATTCAGAGTATTGGTATTGAGGACGACGACAAAGTTTCCGCTGGAGTTCAGTTGGCTATGGCGACGCTTTCCGCTGATGGAGGTATCTGTGCTATTGTGCTTCCTCAGGGATTCTTCTTCGGTGCGTCCAAGAAATGTGTAGAACTTCGCAAGAAGATTGCGGAGGAGTATAGGATTCACTGTGTGGTTGACATTGCATCTGGTGCATTTGCGAACACGGGGACGAAAACGTCTATGATGATCTTTCAGAAGGGCATGGGTGCTACTGAGAAAGTCGCGTTTATTGGCCTTGATGAGAAGCCTCTTGTGGAGATAACTCTGGAAGAACTACGTGCGAAACGTTATTCTCTGAACTTCAAACAGTATCTACCACAGAGTGCGGTAGAGGTGGAGGGATTTGAGATGGTGAAGTTGGGAGATTTGGTAACTATCACGACTGGTAAGAATAAAACGCCTGATGATAAGAAGGGGTCACTCTATCCTTATTATGGGACATCGGGTGTGACTGGTCGTACTGACCATTTCCTGGAGGATGGTGAATATATTCTGACTGCACGAAATGGCACTATTGGAAATACTTTCCTAATCAATGGTAAGTCCTATCCTTCAGACCATATGTTCACATTAAGAGCAAATGAGAAATGCCGCTTGAAATACCTCTATTATTGGATGATTTCCAACAAAAAGGTTATGGAGAATTTGGCAAATGTTACTACTATTCCAGGTATCACACGGGCTTCTCTTATTGAGATCCAAGTTCCCCTTCCCTCCCTCGAACGCCAACAGCAAATCGTAGAAGCGATTGACGGTTGGACGAGTCTCGCACACCAAGAGGAGGTTACGCTTGGTATCCTTGAGAAGCAGATGATGTTTCAGGTGAAGGAGATGGGACGTGGGAAGGAGCGGGTGAAGTTGGGGGAGGTTTGTGATATTAAATATGGGGATAAAAATCCATCTCACGAGACTACCGAATTGTATCCTGGTATAGGAGGAGGTGTAGCACCATCATCTTATGTTCCGAACTGGAATATTGAAGCATATACACCAATTATATCTCGTAGTGGTAGTGCCGGTCATATAAGTAGGTATCCAACAAAGGCTTCCGCTGGCAGTTTCGCTTTCGTATGCCTTACAAAGAGCGATAAAGTCCTTCCTGATTACCTATACTTCGCAATAAAAAATGATGAAGAGTACATAAAGACTCTGCCAGAAGGGACAGTTCAAAAGAATATGAATCGTGATGTACTTCGTGGAGTTGAACTACAACTTCCCCCACTCACCGATCAACAGGCGCTCCAATCTGACTTTGATGAAATCCGACACAAGCATCAAAAAATCGCCACCTACAAGGCGAAAGCACAGGAGGCGATTCAGCGTCTTATCCCTGGTGCATAAGGCAACCGCGTGCTATCCGGTCTAAATATCTTCTAATATCATAATAGAATATGTCTGTGGCATCAGCACTTCCCATTACAGTAACGCGTGATGCCCTTTCAACATTTTGTACTGGTGCGCTAGGTGCTATGACATTTGGAGCCTATAGTCAATTTCAAACAGATAAGTTAATGATGTTGAACAACCAAATACAAGAACAAAAAATGAAAGCTATGCTTGATGAACGAGAAAAGAAATTTGCTCAAATGCTAAATGATTCGCGTAGATGGCCATTTTAGATTACCACACATGGTCTTCTGTCTCAACGCCAAACTCCTTATCCCAGTTATCGTAATCATCATACATCTCACCAGGATTTGCTGGTAGCACAACACTATTTTTGGATGTATATGCATCCCACGAGTTCAAACCCATCTCTTTGCATACACGAATCCATTCTGTTTTCGTTTGTGGAAAGGCGGCCGTATCAATTCCCAAGTAATGATACCACGAAACCCAAGACTCTCTGAAATATGTTTTCGGATCGGCAATATATCGGAGATGTTCTGACTCATGCTCCTTATATTGATTCTTGCTCCTAATCCCCATCTCCTTATTGAGATTTCGCACGACATCGTATTTTTCCTTCGGGGGTGAACGTTCGAACGCTTGTCGCACATACAGAGACTGTATGCGTTTCACGGTTTCCTCCACGTCATACACCTTACCGCTAATCGCTACGTGTCCGAAGAACTTCTCAACGACTTGGCGAATCTTTGGGCTGCTCGGTACAGAAGCTGTTTCCTTACCAATCAACTCCATAATCTGTAAAACGATAGAATCAAACACATCATCTTCCGTCGTTCCTTCATCACTGGGTCGTACAATCACACACCAACCCTCCTTTCCTTCGTAGTCATTGCGTAGAGCACGACCGGCAACCTGTAAGACAATATTCGCACCAATGGTGTTTCCCATAAGAATAAGCGTCATCTCAAGACCCTTAATATCCGAGCCTTCACGATAACGCTCGCACGCAAATAGGATACGCGGTGTTCCATCGGCTTTATCTGATACGAACAAATCATCCGCTGATGTACCTGCATCTTCTACTGCGGTATATATTGCGGCTTCAGACATGATCGTTTTCATCATCGTCACTGCTTCTACGACTTCCTTTCGAAATGGAAGATACGCAATAACCTTGCCACCTTGCCATAGCCCCTTGTTTCTCTTTGCTTGGATAGAGATCTGGACAATATGTAAGAAGCCCTGGATTATCGAGTTTCTATCTACGGTATTCGGCATAACGTGGACACCAAAGCGTGGCTGAGCAATCCATCCCTCTGCAATAGCCTCATCTACATCGCACTTATGAAGAATCTGTAGGGGGGCCCCAAACAACTCGGCGATCTTCTTGTGCTGCGTTGAATTACATGTCTTAGGCGTTGCCGAAGTTCCTGTGAGATACTGTGTATCCCACTCAATAAGTTTCTCATTTAGGATACGGTAGAACTCCTCACCGGTTATACGATGAACTTCATCGTAATGGACGATATCCATTCCAGGAAGCTTATCCCATATCTCTGGTTCTGTTAGAGATGCGTGAGTTCCAGTAACGAGCACTGGTTTGTCGTGAGGGATATGTAGGGATGAGAGCCGAGCATTATGCCCTTCGCACACTACAATTCCCCACTTGGATAGTTTACGGATGTGATGAATGATTGTATCAAAGATATCGTTCTTTGGAGCAATGAGAAGGCCACGAAAGATGCGACCCTCTCTCTTACATTTTTCTGCAGTGAGAACAATCAGCATAAGAAGAGCGATCGTCTTACCTGTGCCGGTAGCCCATTGAACGATTCCCTTATATTTATTGTCTGTGCGACAGATTTCCTCAAACTTGTCCCATAACTCAAGTTGTATCCGGCGTGGAGCACATCCCTTTTCCAGGAATGTTGTGAAGAATTCGTCTTTAAGGCTCGGCACTGGTATTAACTCTGACTTCTGAATAACAGCCTGTTGCTCTCCAATCAGGCATTTCTCTTCATCAAACTGAGATAGTTCCTCCTTTGGCGTTTCACACTCTGATTTCTTATGAATCACCTCAATCTCCTCAAGGGATAACTCGCGAACAACGAAGCCCTGCGCGATCAGAAACAAACGCACTTCTTCAAAGGAAACGGCAAACCATTCGCTATAGTTCCCGTTAGCCCGCTTTTGACGCATCGGTAGAAACTGTGTTTGAAGAACTTTTTCCGAACAGAGGCCTTCTATCTTTGTGGTGGCTGTCAGCTGCCATATGCCGTCATATCGCTTATCCATTCCAGTGTTAGGACAGTCTCCTGTATTATATACCTTCATACGATGCGCCGGGTGAATAGTGAACCCTAACTTCTTGAAGCCCTTACTATCTGTGTGGGGGCTTCCAACGCAATAAAGGAAACTCTTAAATACCATTCTGTGTTAGTCTTGGTTATTCGTGACCAAGACAAACCGCCTGTCACTTTTATTGTTAAGGGCAAAAGTTGATAGCCTCCTGCCCCGATGATATCAAGTAACTACGGAATGACCGAGATTGTAGATAACAAGATACAGATACAAAATGAGGAGATCGCAGCACTGACAACAGCCTTGACACAGCTGATGAGCCGCACCGAAATGTTGGAAAATACAGTAAAACGTTACGGTTCTGCGGATTTCAAATCTGAAGAGCGTGCTAGGATAGAGCGACTAGAAATACAACAAAAGGGACTTCTTAATCCATTTATGGCTGGAAGAACACCATATACTGTTACTTCGTGGCAAACATCCGCCACATTGAACAACCTAGGTTGAGACAACAGATTCAAGAACCGGTTCTGGTCCTTTTGGTTCCAGAACCGCCTGTTCCAAAGAAGCCAGAGCCTGGAACATCAACGCCCGCTTCGCCCGCATCAGGTCTCCGCTAATCAGCAGAAGCATAATGGACGGCAGCAGAATTGCGCACAGATACAGAAGAATAGTTCCAGGCAGATGATTACCGAATCCGTAGAAGATGAGAATTGTCAAGGATATCAGCGACCAATGGCCCAGACAGGTGTAGACGAAGATGGCGATTGTCAGAAGATTCGGCATATTCCGCAGAATAGAGATGACCGCGATGATCCACGTGACTAACAGAACTCCGAATACGGAATAACCGGAGGTCGACAGCATATTCGCGATCAGTGAAGTGTACACCGAATTATAAATCATAAATCCCAGCAGATATATCATAGGTGTGCCGGCCACAATACAGGCCAGCCAGTTCCAGGTAATAATGAGTCTCAGAAAGGCATTGTATGTCTTGCGGAGACTAACACAGGCGTCGCGTCCTCGGTTCATCGTTGCTTTGGGTGTATGGGTTACAATGGACACGTCACGTTTTATGGGTAAAGTTGACAATTCAATGTATTGTGGATATATTTATCCGCAATGACTGAACCTCAAGAAGTGGTAACAGGAGGCTGGATATACGCGTTTGCTAACGTCGGTGAACCAGAATCTTATAAGATTGGTAAAACACAGTCTATAGAAAAAAGACTTAAAGATGCAAACGGCGAAACATTTGGACATATAACACCGTGGACAGTTGTGCTTGCGAAAAGGGTTACGAATCCAAGCAAAATAGAGAAAGAAGTTCATTTATTGTTAAATGAATTTCGTATAAAAAAAAATCGTGAAAAGTTTAAAATTTCACGCGAACAACTTAATGCCGCATTTGATTCTATTGAAGGAGAATACAGGGTACCAGTAGTTGAACGTGTTTATGCTGATCCAGACTGTCCTTGGTATATCACGTTCTCTAACGGTACATATGTTTCAGAAGAAAATAGCCCAGGGTTTTATAGCGGTGAAGATATGTCGCCTCGATTAATGGGCAAGTATGGTTCTTCAAAACCCATAGAATATATCCCATATGATTCGGCTTCAACAGAACAAATAACTCTTAAAAAGTTCTTTACAGATATATATCCTGATGATGATATGAGACATTATATGTTGACCCTATTATCTTCGTGTTTGTATGGTTGTAATGTAGAACAAAAGTTCTATATATTACGTAGCAAAAAACCAAGCTTAGTATCATCACTAACTACCCTAATATCAATCACATTTGGAGAGTATCTAATGAAGGTACCAACCAAATCTCTTACAGATATGTTTGAAGAAAGTCAGAGTAAAGAACTTACAGGGAAACATGTAGGGATCGCAGTAACCGAAACAAGCACTAAATTAAATAGCGCAGTAATAAAATTTCTTACAGAAGGCGTAGTTCGCTGCTTTCTGGATGTTGAAAAGTTGCCTACTGTTACTGCACCTGAACGATCTATATTAGATCGCATAGTTGTTATACCTAATACAACGCCAACTGTACCTATTCGTCCTGATACATCAACTCTTCACAAGTGGCGACCATACTTTGCCTCATTATTAGTTCATTATTATGAGACAAGTTATTTGAAGTATGGGTTGAGAGAGCCTGCAAGTGTGACTGAAGCAACCGTTAACTACATAAATAATAATGACCCAGAACAAAAAAAAGAGGAACTTACTGAATTCAGTAAGGAATGTCTAGTTCGTGAAGTGGGGGCAGAAGTTAAGGTTCGCGATGTTATCGTTATGTACAAACAGTGGGTGAAACAAAACCCAGGACACAAGATCCTGCAAAAATCAGTTATTATTCAGAATATGGCGAAGATATATGGGGCACTGATAGATGCAGCTGGAAAGGTGTTTAAAGGTGTGCGCCTTATAATAGAAGATGAAAATGAGGACTTACCCGCCGTCTGATATAAAGGTAGATATATCTTTTTTGCTACCAAAACTGACGGTTCTTGCGTGTGCGGCCGTATTTCCGTGATCCGCCTTTCTTAGATGCCGATTTAGCTTTGCGTGAAGCTGCCTTTGCCGCTTTCTCAGATGCTTTTGTAGCGGCCTTAGCCGCTTTTTCAGATGCCTTTGTAGCTGCCCTTGCCGTTTTTTCAGATGCCTTTGTAGCCGCTCTTTCTGCTTTAGCTGCATTCTTAACAGATTTCGCAGTTCTTCTTTCAGATGAAGTCGGTTTCTTTGCTCTTTCTGTTTTAGCACCTCGTTTCTTTCCAAGAAATTCGGTAATTGTTTCTTTTTCTTTTGGTGTTATATTAAAAAAAGTAAAAATATCATTATCGTCTAAATGTTCCAATTTTGATACATCACGAAACACCATATCCATTAACCCGCCATGGTTATATTGAGTATGCTGGTTTACCTTAAAAATATAGCTATACAATGTTGAATTAAACAACTTTACAATATCCTGTCCTTCCTCCTTTGAACTAACTGTTAGAGCGTGTATATTACTACCTACGCCATTTTCACCGTCATCATATAGTGGATTTATATATCCACTTCTAAATAATAATACTTTTTTCTCACCTTGCCTAGGATCTTCCTCGTTAAAATATTGGATATCAATATCACCATTCGCTTTCATAAACGTTATATACGGGTGTATATACAAGCCACCCTTTTCTTTTCTCATACCATCTCTATCTTTTCTTATAAATCGTCCAGGTAATTTATTTATTAATACTTTTTCATTGATAGATAATGTTTCGGGTGTTAATTTTTTGGGTAAAAATTTGGAAGCACCTAACTTGCTCTTAAAATATGTATTTTTATCATAATAAATATTGATTGCTAAATCCATTGGTGAATTTTGAACAAGGAAGTAACTAAATGTACTACCTACCTTTGGAAAATAATCTTGTTTGAGATAGTTGGCATTATTAATAAGTATTAACTGTTTTTTACTGAGTTCCTTCCAGGCCTTCGATGTAGGGGAAGTCCAAGATGTTGGGACTAGCAAAGTTATAAATCCTGTTTCTTTACTAATTTCCAATGATTTTAACATAAAATCTTCCCATAATTGGGACGGCTGATATGGTGGATTTCCCATTATAACATCAAACCGATTTACTCCAAATGACGCCATAAGTTTTTCATCTGTCATAGCTAGTGAATTAGTACAACAAATATTTGCTACAACACCAGGTACCAGCTGTTCGAATATCTTGCGTGCTGTATTTACATTACCTTTATTAAGTTCCATCATAAATAACATATTCTCAATAATATGTTTCCTTCGTTTTCTCTTATTGGCATCTCCTCTGAAATCAACTGGACCATGATCTCCAAGTTGGTAATCCAACATATAGAACGCAGCCACCGGGAAGTTTCCGATACCATTCGCAGGGTCAAGCCATGTTGTAGATGGATCTCTCCATATTTCAAGAGGAATTCCTCCAATACGGTTTGCCGGATCATCTTCAATACAACGACCCGTTGCATCAACACCCCATACTTCAATTGGGCCTCCTTTTGTTGCCGATTTGCGCAATCCAAACAGCATTTCACGAACAAGTGGGAGAGGTGTGAACACCTCACCACGTGCTTTTTTAGCCTCTTCATTCGGGATTAAACGATCGTCAATAATTGCGAGTACGTTGTTGTAGCGTTTTTCTGACGCCATTCCCCTTACTTAGTCTGGCGGTTTTCTTCCTACGTGTTATTCTGCGACCACCTTTCTTGGAACGTAGTTCATCTAGAAATGATTCAATATAGATATTCCATTCTACTAGAGGCGTTTCAAACGCTGCATCAATAAGTTCAATAATCTGTTTTAATTTAATTATATCTAGTATTATTTTAGTTGAGCCTGGTTTAATAACGTAAGCAAATGATCGAAGTTCGCAATATACAACTTCATACAAATTATCGTGAATTTGTTTACAATTACTGTTTGAAGAGCATTCACACGAAGGTTCACGTCCCAATGTTTCTTTATCGGTTTTATATTTACTTAGCAATGCCGAAAGATTCATACTTTCAGACCACGACTCTGCTGATTTCACCACAAGCGTATTAACAAATGTTTGAAGAATATTAAACCATAGTTTCTTAATCTCATCTTCTGTTAGTTCGGCCGCAGGCTTTTCTGTAGTTGAAGCAGCGGTTTCAGTTCTACCTTCTTCCCTTTCTCCTTCTGTTGCGGGTACCCCCGCACCTGCTGACACAGGAATTTCAGTCCCACGCTCTATTAGTTTTTCTGTCTTTCCTTTCTTACTCTTTGATTTCACAGTGCCCTTCAACGTTTCTTTAACATTTGCGAACGCTGCACGATCTTCCATTAATAGCTTGGTCTGTTTATCCTGAATTTTTGTAGTACTATTATCTTTAAAAACTTTTGTTCGTAAAGAAGTAACGACACGATCTTTAATCAGTTTCATAACATCATCAAATGTCCCTCCTGTGTTATCTTCAATATACTGATCTTGTCCCCAATCGCATAAATTAAACAGACGAATAGCACGGTCTTCTACTGAAGGAAGTTTAATGGACTTCGTGCGCAATTTATCTTTTTGCATATCATATTCAAACATCGCCTCAACAACACGTTTCAGATTCAGATCTACAATGAATCCATCCTTCTTCTGTGGCGGATCATCTGTTAGCGCACGATACATTTTTTGGATAATATCGTCAGGATCAGGGTTATCGCCCATCATAAACACAACATCCACACACGGCAGAGATATACCCATTTTGGCAACATCGCCAGATAGTATGACAAGCCCCTTGTCATTCTTGAGCGCTTCTCGTTCAACGCTACGAATCAACGATTTCAGATCTATATTATAGTCTTCACGATGAACAAGTCCTTTCTCTACTGCCTGTTGTATAGTTAATCCCGTAGCACCGTGATTACCGTATGCGCTCAATGTTAGAAATACGAAGTTATTTCTCCAATAACGTTTGCTCATCATCCACGAGGCCCATACACGACACAACTCTCCAATGCGTATCGACCTCTTATCCGAACCACGAACGGCTGTTCTATATGGCATAAACATTAGAATTGAAAATGGACGCCCTTGCATTGGTCGTGATCCGTTCTTCTGAGCAATTCGGAATATTTGATTCAGTGCTCTAAATCGCCGGTTTTCTCCGATTAATATTTCATCACGTCCACCCGCACTTTCTACCTCTGGTGTTAAGAACTCTAATATCCGTTGTGCGTGATCGCGATTTTGTAACAATGACATCCATTCTCTGGATCGTGTATGATCACGAAGCAACGCGGGATCTTGATTTATTTCAAATGACTCCATATAATCATATCCCGCACCACTTCCAATCATTCTTTGTATTTCATCAGGTGCAAATGTCAGAGAGATAAAATTGGGACTCGCAAACTGGACATACGGTTTTGCCAAGGCTTCAAGAGATTCACCCAAATCAACCCGCTTTTGTAGAAGTTCTTGTGCGTGGGGATAACGTACTAGGATATCAGGCTGTATCCGAATAAATTCTTCTAATCCAAGTGTTGGTAGTGATTTCATATCCTTGATATCCTGGAGGTCCCATACAAATAGATCCTCATTCGAACGTAGTACTGCGGAGGGACGTTTGTAGGTGGCAGTCATTAGTACGATAGGAATACCTGGGAGCGCTTTGAATATTGAATCAAAATTTTTACGCACAGAACCAGCCGTTATACCTATATGAGCCTCATCGAAAAAAACAATATCGAACTGCCGGTCACCTCCAAGTTTACCCTTCAGCGTTTCCAGTATATTTGCTTCACCTGGTTTTTTATCATTTATTAAAGAAACTTCTGGCCCCTCTTCTGCGGCGACTAACGCTGATGGTAAAGTCGACAACTGACGACTGATAAAATAGAAATTATTTATTCTTTCTTCTGATCGCCGTTCGTCAACCAGATCAATAAACGCAAAATCGTTAAAATCCGAAAATTTAGTGATAAGATCCTCTTTAAATTGTGTTCGAGTTTCATTGACAGCCGATGTCAAGAATAGCACATTGTATCCGCGGCCTTCTTTTAGAGCTTTATGTTGGTTAATAATCCCGCCAGCAATAAAGGATTTACCACCACGAGGCAGTACGCCGACACACATGTAATGCGGTTCTGCTCCTTCTCTATCTCTTTCTGCTCTTATACGCCGCATTACAGAATCAACTACAAGCTCCTGGTGAAAGTACAGAGACAACATTGGTTTATGGACAACGTTTTCAGGAAATAATTCACGAAGCAACGTATCAATCTGTTCTTTCGAAGGTGATGGGCCGAGTTTTGAAAATATTTTGACGCGAAAATTTGTAAATGCAGTTATCAATTCGCTGAAGCCAACGACTTTATCGCCCAGGATATGTTTTAACATATCTGATGATCTCCCCAGTTTATCAAGGAATTTTTCTTTATTACGGACACAGACCATAATATTTCTTTCTTTTATATCAGGAAAAATACTTAATTGCATATTAAGAAGAGGAATATCATAATCTTTGGTTGGACTTTTCTCTTTTTTATATCCTTTAACGCTAATAAAATACATCGGATTGCCTGTTAAAGTATTTTCCTTCACAGGCATTCCACATTTATATGAGGAGGATGGTGTAAATTCATCTGGGTTTTTTGTATCTGAACATTTAAATGTTATATCCGAAATACCGTGTTCGCCGCCGCCAGAATTTTGAACTGTTTTTGTGTAAAGATAATTCTTTAGTTCATCTAATTTTTTATAATTGCTAATATCATAAAAATGAATATATTTATCTCTAAATTGAGGTAACTCTTTAATGGCTATGGCGATTTGAAAGAATGCTTCAAAATAGTCACCTCCGCGGAGATAAGCAGTACCCTTTAATGAATGAGGGATATCAATAAGTGTCTGTAAATAGGTGCTCCAATCTGGAGAAGGATCTAAAATACGATCGCGTAACAAATCAAATAATTTGCTTTCTTTGGGCATTGATATTCCTTCAATTGATTCGCGCAATCTGAATTCTTCAATGGCTTTTTTCTCTAGTGCCAGTGCTGCACATTCTTTATTACACGCCAGTATCTTTGCTTCAAGTTCTACCAATGGATCAATAGGCGGTTCTTCAATATTTTCACGTGAGGAATTGGAGTTTGAACGAACGTTTGCTGCTGGCGCTACTATGGCAGATGTCTCATCTGAAGCTTCAGATGAGTTTGAAGAATTAGATGAGTTTGAAGAACTAGATGAGTTTGAAGAACTACCTGATTGTGGTATTGATGGTTTAGAGGAATTTGCTTCTTTTTCCACTTCAGCTGGCGCTGCTGCCGGCCCTGGAAGTACGTTTGGTGCTGCTGCTGGTGCTGGCTCTGGAAGTACGTTTGGTGCTGCTGCTGGTGCTGGTGCTGGCTCTGGAAGTACGTTTGGTGCTGCTGCTGGTGCTGGCTTTGGACGCTGATTCTCAAGAAGAGGAATTAATCCATTAAGTATGGCTAACTCTTCAGTATTTGTTTCTTTTACGTGTTCAGTACCTATTCGTTTTTCAATTTTATCTTTCTGATTAGCAAATATTGATATAAACGATTCACGACGACCATCTCTTTTTTTATATACCCCTTTTAATGCTTCTTCTTTTGCTGTTGTATACAAATGTTTATTTGGAACTGACGCCATCACTGGAACTGACGCCATCGCACCCTCTATTGAACCCGCACAAATATACGGCCGCTGTCTAAACCCCCATTCCCCACACACAGTAGATGTCAGCCACACCGGCTTCAATGCTCCAGATCGTGGCAACCGGTCTCCAGGACCGGGAACGTCTGAATGCCCCACAGGGCAAGCCCTCCGTCGCTTTCTACCAAAAAGTCTTTAACAAACGGACCCGATGGGCGTCCCAGTGGGTCCGCGTGGAGTTCGATGGACTCGCCGATTTTGGCCGGACCACGACAACTACGCTCCCTATTCGCGGAGAGCTTATCACGCGCGCCACGCTGGTCGTTGTACTTCCTGATATCCTGACTCCACAACTGGATGCCAACGGATCACCGATCGGCATCGGTCCCGCGTGGTCCTGGACCAACGGACTCGGTCACGCCATCTGCAGCAACGTACAGTTCCTCATCGACGAACAGATCATCGATGAATTCGACAGCCAACTCCTCGAAGTCATTGACGAACAAGAGCGCCCTGTAGAACATTTTGATTCGACGAACACTTTGATCGCCCGTGATCCCTCCGCTTTCAGCGATCAAGCGACCCTGTTAGGAAGGCAAAAGAATCCCCAGACCCTCGAAGTGGTGTTCCCCTTCTGGTGGAATCGCGGCCCCGGTCCCAACGCGCTTCCCATCCAGGCTCTGTGGAAAGATAAAGTCCAGCTCCGCACCACATTTAGAACAGCGCAGCAGTGTGTCTACACCTCAGCGCGAATCAATCCGCTGAATCCACCCTTGTCCGACAATCAAGGTGCCGGTCCTCTCCCCAATATCGCCGGTTGCGGATTCTTCACAGATGTGTCACAAGGCGGTGTCCCGATTTACGATGCGGCTTACACTGCGACTCTTGATGCAAAAGGCCTCCAGAATCCCTTCAATGGTAAGGTCGTTCGTGGGAAAGCGATGCCCACGGAGTACCACTTCCAAGATGCCTACTGGATCGTGGAATATGTAAGTCTCGAAGACCGCGAAGCCGCCGCTTTCCGTCTCGCCGATCAGGAGTTCTCTATCCAACAACACGTGGCTATTCCGCCTTTCACGACGAACAAAGCCGGTTCTGTCCGTATAAATCTGGAAGCCGCCGGTCTCGTACGCGATCTGATGTGGGTCGCCCAGCGTGTTGAGGCACCGTCCTACAATGCGTATTTCCTGTTCAGTCGCGACCTCGCGGAACTAAAGGCACCGGCATCAGATATACCGTGGTGGCCGAATGCGCAGATTCCCAATTGGGATTACGGCGACGGTGTCATTGTTCCCGCCTTCGCCAACCGATATTCCGATCCCATCGTCGCCGCCAAACTTCTGTATCGTGGACGGACGCGGTTCGAACACGAAGGCGCAGCGGTATTCCGCAGCCTGATTCCGGCTCTCAATTGCCGCCGTGCTCCGCTCATTGACCGCTACATCTACCGCTATGATTTCGGATATTGGTCCACGGGTGGACTCGCCGATGCCCTCGATTATCCCACCGATGAGATCCGCGGAGCGGCGAATTGGGACAAGATTCCGAATCGCGAACTTGTTCTGACAATGAATCAGCCGAATCGTCCTGTCTGGATTGCCGATCCGGCAAATCCTGACGTGATCGTGTTCACCGGTCGCACTCTCACACGGATCTCCCCTGATGTGATTCAACGCGTCGCGGCCTTCCGTGTTCGTCTCGTGGGCGCCGGTGGACGCGCCGTCTACGGCATCGTGGATTGTAATAAGATCCAACAGATCACCGGATTTAGGAATCTGTATGTCCGACTCAATCCCGATGGATCCGCCGCGCTCTTTGTAGAAACGTTGAACGACTTCATTTGGATTGCGGTGGCCGGTGCCCGCGGTCAAGGAAATGCGGGATGTGGATCTTCGCCGGCCGACATAGGTGGACAGGGTGTCACCGGTATTCTGACACACGATCCATCGGTACAATCCGGTATTGAATGTTCTACGCTGCCTGTTGGTGGCGGTGGAGGCGGTGGACGTTATGAGGCGGCCGGTGTAGGACTACCCGATGGCTCACAGATGACCACGGATCGCGCGTTCGTGATGTCGCATCTGCAGACGGGTGGAAAAGTGGCCCGGTTCTACGGAGGCGACGGCTATTACGGAGGGGGCAGTGGTTCCCAGGGCGGAGGTGGTGGTGGATCCTATGTAAGTTGCTATATATCTGAGGTGGGGTCTGGTGTGAACACGACGCAGGTCGAAGTATCCGCTACTCTGACACCGGTGATCCGGACTCTGGTGAATCCGAACTTCAATATTCTGGCGTGGATTACACGGTACAATCGGTTGCGAATCGTGGATGGACGCGGCTCTCTGATGTTTAATGACACCGTATAGTAGATGAGTGGCGGAGATGAAGAGTGGTCTGATGATGAAGATGCGAAAGGTACGAATAATTCTAGTGTAGCTGCTCCACCCGCAACTCCTAAAGCACCTCGTGCTGGTGCTGGTGCTTATGGATGGTCTCCATCCCCCCCTCCCAAAACTCCTGCTGCTGCTGCAGATGGTTGGACCCCCCCTCCTAAGACTTCTGCTCCTCCAACTCCAGTTGGAGTTGAAAAGGGAGGTAGTTCTCCACCAGGTACTGGTGCAAAGCGTATGGAGACAGAGGGGTGGACAGGCGAAAGGCATACACAAGGAACGGGTCCAATTAGTTTATTAAATAGATTAAGGGGTGGAATAACGAGTATGTTCCAAGGGAAAAAACAAACAGCTTCTGTTAATGCAGCTGCGCCAGAAGAAAAAGCTGTAGAAATGACACCATTGAAACCAAAACAGATTGTTCCTCTTGGAGCAACTGCCGTACCATTCAAGGTTATGGGCTCACCTAATGCAAAAGGTGGATCTAGGAAATCCAAATCAAGGAAATTCAGAGTTAAGAAAGTGAAGAAGTCCAGAAAAATCAAAAAGTCTCGGAAAAATCAGCAAACAAGAAAGAGCCGTAGATAAAACCAGATAAAAGCCAAACAAAAACCAAACAAAGCCCAAAGCCAAAGTTGACACCTAAACATATCGCCTAGTCACCAAAGTACGATGTCTACGCAATTTGTAGTTGAAACTTCCAACGAGTCCGAGTTCCCTCCCTGCACCAGCTTTGATGATATGGGGCTATCCGACAATCTCCTTCGCGGAGTCTACGCCCACGGCTTCGAGAAGCCCTCCGCCATCCAATCCGTTGCCATCATGCCCCTCGTCAAGGGCCGTGATGTACTCGGTCAGGCCCAATCCGGTACCGGCAAGACCGGCACCTTCGGCATCGGCCTCCTGAGCCGCATTGATCCCAGCCAGAAGGCCACGCAGGCTCTTGTAATGGCCCACACCCACGAGCTCGCCGAACAGATCACCACGGTCATCCGTGCGCTCTCACAGCATATGAAGATCAATGTGGTGCTCGCAGTCGGCGGCATTCCCCGCCATTCCAACGCCCGTGAGATCCGCGCGGGCGCACAGGTCGTCGTCGGCACGCCCGGCCGCGTCTTCGATCTTGCTCACAGCGGTGATCTCAAATTCACCGGTCTCCGTATGTTCGTTCTCGACGAGGCGGATGAGATGCTCCGCGACCGCTTCGCCGACCAGGTCGACGAGATCGTGAAGATCGGCCTTCCCGACAGTTGCCGCGTGGCCTTCTTCTCTGCCACGATGCCGGCCGAGGTCAAGGAGCTCGCGGAGAAGATCCTCCGTGATCCCGTGCGCGTCACGCTCAAGACGGCGGAGGTCAAGCTGGACGGTATTAAGCAGTACTTCGTGACGCTGGACGATGAAGCGTGGAAGATGGACTGCTTCAGTGATATCTTCGAGTCGCTCACGATTTCTTCGTCGATCGTGTTCTGTAACACGAAGGAGCGCGCGGAGCGCCTCCACACAGCCTTGACGGATCGCGGTTTTCCTGTCTCAGTGATCTACGGAGAGCCGATGACGCAGGCGGTGCGTCAGCAGCGGATGCGTGAGTTCCGTACGGGTGCGACCCGTGTTCTCATTGCCACGAACTTGCTGGCGCGCGGCATTGATGTTCAAGCGGTGTCGGTCGTCTTTAACTTCGATATGCCCTCGTTTGAGGACAAGGAGAATTACATCCATCGGATCGGTCGCTGTGGCCGGTACGGTCGCAAGGGCACGGCGATCTCACTGCTCACGCCGGCAGAGAAGGATGTGATGGACCAGATTGCGACGCACTATTCATTTGTCCCTCAGACGCTGCCGAAGGATCTGAAAGGGGTTGTTGATGCCTAGAGGCATCGACAGGCGAAGACAAAGTAGGTTGTGGATGCGTAGGACCAAGTGCTTCCAGGCGTTTCGTAACATACAATTCAGCTTCCGATATATTCTGTTCCATTTTATAAATCTCTATTTCCATCTGTAAGTCCTCGGGATGCTTCCGCACGGTGAAGTTGTTGACACGCAAGGTGACCTCCACTTCCTGATGCTCCCATTTTGGCAACTTGAACATCACGGAGCGATTGTAGCCAAAAAGTGGGAGGGAATCCTCCTGAAGTTTCCCGTCCCGCCAGTAGACGGACATACGTTTTTTGAGTGTTCGGATCGTGGGATTTGTTGCGGGGATACCGACTTCTTCTGTTAGTCGCTTTAGAATAGCCAGACATTCACTGATGCGTTTTTCCTGGGATTTCGGTTCTTTTAAAGACGGCATTCTAACTGTTGTATGTTGTTTTTGTCCTGGTTTAGACCTAGATCTCATCGTAGACCGCCTGTGTATGTTGGGAAGAGTGACGCTGACTCGGCGATGAGAATGCGTTGTCTGCGTTCGAAGTCACGCCCCTCTGTACACTCAGATACGCTCCGCCAGACATCATTCTGGCAAGTGCAGCGGGAGCCGGTGGTCCATTACAGATATTGACGGCATCCGCAAGACGACCGATCATATCAAGAATCAGTGGACGCGCTTGGAATTCCGCTGGCATCGCGCGAATCTCTCCCATAAGAGCCTCAACCTGATTCTTGTCGACGGCGAGCATCGCGGCAGCCACACGGCAACGCAGCACTTGCTCCTTCAGATCATAGCAATCAGAAACAGCACACCAGGTGAGTGTCTCACGGTGACCAGAAAAACCAGGTGCAATCAACTCGATCGGAGTGACCTCCGAGACGCCAACACGTTTGCGGAACACGGTCCAATAATCGCGCTCCGGCACAATGCTTCCAACATAATAGGACGCACCGATAATTGCGCTTGCAGAGCCATATTCACACGGCTCCAGACCAACGGGCACACGCAGAGTAGCTCCCTTAAGAACCTCTGTGCGAAGACCAGTGATAAGATCACCCATCGCTGCAGGCATCATTGACTCCGAATCCACAAATATGTAGGATCCCCGACTACGAAGTCCGAGATCGCGCATCATGTGCTGATTATGATCCGGTCCGTAGCCAAGCGCCGTAATTGGCACGGGAGATCCAGAAGAACCAGATCCAAGGCTCTGCATCATTGCGCACAGAGCAACGGTCGAAGTCATTCCCTGATTAATATGGCCATCCGTCAGAAGTACAACAGCATCCAACCCACTGAGGAAAAGCCCCAAGAGTTTCTGGATTCCCTCTGACAGATTCGTTCCACCCGCCGTTGTCAGAGCCTCCACCGACCGATAGAAATCATCCAGACCATCAAATCCGATATTGTTAGCCACAACAGAGGCCCTTGAACCGAACGTCACCATCGAGATTCGATCACCCTCTTCAAATAGCCCACGGGCTGCACGCAAAGTCTTCTTCACGCAGTCAAGGCGTTCTCCGTTCATACTGTCACTAACATCAACGAGGAACGCAATTCGGATAGGCTTCGTCCCATTGGACTCGGCACGGATTCGCACGGCAAGATATTCGGAGTTCTGGTACGCTGTAAGCATCGTACTTGGGCCAAAAATAGAGGGTCGCAGGTGTCAAGTTTTTGAGCCCGTTGCTTATAAATCAAGGCGTTCCAGCCAACCCGTAGGATAGTAATGCGTTGATGTAGGATCACTATAGGCCAACGGTGTGACAATCCGATGGGACTCGCCCCAGGCCGGCTCTGGCCAGACACGGAATTGTCCAGCCCACGCCATCTTAATATGACCGGATCCATCAACGAACAGATACCGGTCATACGGTGACAGATGCGGCATCTCGTGAAATCCGATGACCCGTGAGACAAAGGTAGGCAGATCCGTTTCGAGGCACGTGATTTCTAGGTAGAGACCCATCGCATCTGCGAGCTTTGCGGGAATCGCCCACGGCAAATGATGGATCTTTCCCGAATTCTGGGTCCAGATACACGACTTGTTGTCGAAGGCGACGTCCCCACCGGTCTTGAGAAGACGAACAAGAAATTGATCATCCGTGTGATAGGCGGATGTTAGTTTCACGTAGGTCCACCACGCCGGATTATGGAGGCTCGACATTGACTCTTTGTGATTCGGCTGGATGAGTCCGTGGTGTGTCTTGGTTCCAGGGGTTGTTGCCGGTGCGTTCTTACGAATTAGTGCGTTCATCGTGATTGTTCGTTATAGAGGCCGTGTATGTTGTCAACTTTATTTCGCCTGAATAATAATTAATAGAGAGTCATATTCGATTTATTCTTCAAGGTCTTAATGCAGCAGGTTTCCACGAGTAATCCGCCGTTCGCATAGACACCGTAATTCATTCCCTCATTGGAGTTTTCAAGAGCGAAATGCCAAATCGTATACGTGCCTTTAGAGTTCCACGGTTCGGCACGATCATCTACACAGGCCATTAGTCTGTATTTCTTATCCGTTACAAACAGGCGACCAAGATGTTTGATAGTATCTTCCTTCTGTTTGTCTGTTATAGGATACGCAAGAATGGAATGGCAGCCGGTGATAAAAAGATCTTTGGTGAGTTCGGGATATTTCGACGGCGAACATTTGTAGAGGCGGGTTTCTATGCGTTCATTGTTTCCAGGATTGTAGATCTGCCCCTTTCCAATTAAGACAACGGGCTTGTATCCGTTCAAACTGGTTTTGACAAGTGTTCCTTTCTTGAGCTGTTCAACGGAAACATATTTATCGGTACCGTCCACCTGGCAGAGGATCGTGGAACCTTCTAAGAAACAGGGAGCGGCCGGATATAAAAAATAGAAAGCAAAATTTGACGAAATAGAATTAGCAGAAGGATCTAATCCACTTCCGTTTGTATACACAACATTTTGTGGAGATAATCCTACACTACTGCTAGCAATTCTCCAGCTTGTATATCCGCCAAAAGAACCAACTGTATACAACGGTGTATTATCAGGAGGGCCACTGTTACCACCCCATCCCAAGTAATCTACAGCACCTGTATTTGCAGCGATAGCTGCTGCCTCTGTGCTAAAATAGTATACACCTGGACCACCACCAACCGGCTGAGCAAATTCATTCATCGGACCCAGTAATAGACGCGGGAGACTGCCCGTGTGCTGTGTTTCGTGGCGAAGTCCTTCACTGAAAACAAATCCCGTATTGGCTTCAATCGGATATGTTTGCGAATCGACAACCAGTTCACCGGGAGAGTCATTGAGATATACCAAATATGTATTATCAAACTTGGAAGCACCAACATCCACGTGGGGCGCGGTATCACCCTTGATCCATCGCATCGGAATGGAAGCACCCGTCGGCAGACGCAGGCCAAATCGTGCTTCCAAAGTGGTCCGTAATTCATCGGTCGAAACTATCGTGAATTTAACCGTTCCAGAGGACCGAGCATCCAACGAATCTTTAGCCGCGCGAACTTCGGGAAGATTATTTAAATAGTGTACGTCTTCATACGAAAATACATTTGCAAAAACCGACGACATTTACTACTTTAGTCATTAAATTTATTAAGTCCTGCTATTAACGTACACTGGTCAAAGCTAGGTCATACGGTGTCTGTACGGCCAAAGAGGTTACCTCGGCGTAGTCCCGCACCAGAAACACTTCATCTTCGGCTTTGACGGTGATAGACGCATTCGACGTGACCATCAGATGACACATTACGGTCTCACGCTCCTTGACATTAAGTGGCCAGATGTTCGCCGCGCGCTGCCACTTGCCCTCGTACAGAATAAGTTGCGCAGCAGAAATCCAGTGACCACCCGGTGTCTTAACCTGGGTCTCACACAGTTCACGAATGACGCCTTTTACGATGCCGCCACCCATTAATTCATCGTCAATGTGGATCTGGGTGATTGGGCGCCACGTTCCATTGGCGAGATTCACTTGAAACGAGGGATCCAGTCCGAGTCCATAATCGGGAACTGTCGGGCCCGCTCCTTGGGTCAGGTTGAGTTCCATCTCCGCTATACGTTGGGCTTCGGCAATCACAGCCGGATCCGAACTCTCTTCGTAATCCGCGAAGATGAGTGTAGGACTAACAGGAATCCGATGTGTGGATGTTCCGAGACACCAGAGACGGGGCAGCTGCTCTGCCGCGGTCGCTGCAGGATGATCGCCGACTTGGATCATTCGGCCGCCGGCAAGAACATAATGATTCGCACTTACGTGAACACCTGAGAGGCGACACATTTTGGTATCGGAGCCGCTGAACATATAGGTCGATTCAACCACAGCACCGTCGCGGAGGTGGTCGCCGATGCGCACGTGGGTAATCGGCTTCGTGGAGCCATCCGCCATTACGATCGCGGTCTCCGGCGCGAAACAGCAGACATCGACGCCGGTGATAGTTCCGAGGAAGACGACCAGCGGATTACAGACAAGATTCTCTCCGAAGGTGATGGCGGATACGGCCGCGTAGGCGAAGGCGATGAACAGACCGTAGACACGGGCGAAAATATCCTTCATTCGGATGAATGCCATTCGGATCCGTGTTCCGATGAGTCCCATCGAATTGATGAAATTCGTGATAAAGTCGCGCAGACCTTTGAGAAGAGTTCCGACTCCGCTGGCAATGCTCTCGACCTGATTGTAGACACCGTCGACGACACCGGTGATCTTGTCGATGCCGGTGTAAATCGGATTAATGACACCACCGGCGTGTTCACGGACCGCCTCCGATGTACAGAAGTTGAGATTCTCCGACAGATTGTAGCCGTAGAATTCGGCGAAAGGCGCGATGGATGGATCGCAGCGATAATGGCTCCAATTGGCCCTGATTTCACGGTAATTAGAGATCTGGGCAGCGATCATCGAGACCAACAGAAGTCCGATAGTGATCAGGACGAGTATCATTATAGATGGAGGTTTGACGAATGATTGTAGGACAGCGGGATTATTGTGGGAAGTGACGGCGGCGTTGGCTTCGGTGAGGTTGCGAACTAATTCCTGTAAGAGCGGTTGCGGAATCTGGTTTGTAGGGTCTAGAATCGAAGGTTCCATCTATGTTGGGCATCTAAACTCCATAGTATTCTTTGACCCAGTCGCGATCGACCTTGAAAATGGCAGATGATACGGGAGCCGTGTAGCGTGTATATACATAGACGGCATTGAGCTTGCGAAAGACGGAGAGAGCACCATAGGCACGCACGGCCTTATTAAGAGCAAGATGCCGCTTGGCCTCTGAGAGAGTCGATACGTTGACGTATCCGAAGGCCGCCAGCTCTCCCTTGCGTAGAGGGCCGATACCGGGACTTGGTTTTTTCCCTAGTACATCCGGGTTACTGTAGGGACCAATAAAACGCCCTGTCTTATTGCTGCGACGCTGTTTACGTGTCTTGGCCATATCTATCCTCACTTGCTAAAATTTAAAATTCAGAGGATCAGAAGGTCCAAAAGCCAGAGCTAAACCGCTGCAGCCGTCAGGGGGACAATGAAACTCGGAACACTTACACAATTGATCATCGTGACACTGGTTCTCAGCATTGGTCTCGGCGGAGCCGTGGCCGCAGCGTATCGCGTCAATCTAGCCGAGAACTGGGATGAAAAACGCTGTGATCCCTACGTGGTCGCAATGGCGGGATTTTTAAAACCGTCTACGGATCCGCGGACACCATCGCAATTTGCCAGCGATAATTGGAATTTCTGTCAGAAAGAATATGTTCAACGGGCCATCGCCGTGGCGGCGGAAGTGCCGAAACAGGTGGCCGCCGTTGCGGAAGGAAGCGTGGGTACCGTCGGAGGCATAGTCGGTGTAGTGGCCGACGTTTTCTATGATCTCTGGAAGGTCTGCTATCAGATGTATGCGTCCTTTATGGACCGAATGAAGGGTGTGGCGCAGCTCTTCCGGAATTTTATCGTCAATCTCCATTCAATTGTCGAGAAAATGAACGCCGCAGTCCTCGCAATGGTCTACGGACTGATTTCGCTCATTCTGACTATTGTGAACAGTATCCAAGTCACGCTCATCGTTACGATCATTGTCATCGGTATTATATTGATTCTCCAAATCCTGTTGTTTTTCTTATTTATACCGATTTCGTCGCTTATTCTGACGATCACGGCCATAGTAGCGACCACAGTGGTTACTGTAATAGCGACGATCGCGGCGATCTTCGTCAATGAAATGTTCGGATCCAACACCTGTTTTGTGACCGGTACACCGGTGCTTATGCAGACCGGTATCACGAAACCGATAGAGGAAGTACGGGTCGGCGATATTCTCCGTGATGGAGGGGTGGTGACCGCGTTCCACGAATTCTGGAGCAATGATCCTGTGTACGATGTACACGGTATCGGTGTAACGGGAGATCATTTGATTGTGGATTGCGATCGGCTTATTCCGGTGAGTGAACATCGAAATGCTGTCCGGCGTCCGGACTCTTGGTGGCCCGGTCAGCGTCTATGGTGTCTGACAACGTCGACGCGGCGCATTCCGTGTAATGTGGCGGCTACGTTCGCGGATTGGGAAGAGATTCCGGAGGATGATGAAGCGGCTCTCATCGCTTGGCATTCGGCGGTCTGGCGGAAACTCAATCCAGGCATCCCTTCGCCAAAAGAGGCGAACGATGATGAATCCGGTCTAACAGCGGATACGCTGGTGGCTTGTCAGGATTGGCTCGGCAGACAGATCTATAAACGGATTGCAGATATCCGGATCGGCGATCGTGTTTGTTCTTCAGAGGGAGCAACAACCGTTGTTGGAGTAGTCACGGCAATGGGCGATATCGAATCGGATACAATTATACTTCCGGGTTTGCGCGGTCGTGTACGTGCGGGAACGTGGATCTTTAATAATCCCGTTTGGGAGATGGCCGCGACCACGTTTCCTGCAGTGGACGAACATCCGGTGCGTTGGTATAATCTGTATACGAAGTCGGGGACTTTCTTGTTAGAGGGTGGTTGGCTGATGCGAGATGCGTCCGATGTTGGACTCGAGGGTCTCAAGGAATTGGTGGATACTGTCGTGTTGCCTGACAAAACTCCGCATCCAGTGTAGAACGATGTCGAACCGTGGAATGTATCTGATTGGAATGCTGGTTCTTCTGTTTTTGGCGAACATCGCGATGTTGATGGGTATGACGAACTGGCCCCAGCGCACGCGGGAGGGCTTTATGAATTATTTGGTGGACGGTGGCTTCGGCACGGCGTCGATCGGCTCGTACGATGGTGTAAATATGGCGGCGAATCTCCAGAATGCGTCGTCGCAGGGCTTCATTCCGGCGAAGCGGGCGAACATTCGTCCGACTGGCCCGCCGTTTGTGCTCGACAATGAGCATCTGTTGCCGTTCACGAACAACGTTGTGAGCCCCGACTGCTGCGGTGCGACGCTTTCGTGCGATGGTGGCTGCATCTGCACGACGCCGGAGCAGCGCGACTTTATTAACACGCGTGGCGGCAACCGCAAGCACGAGGACGGCTTCTGAAGGAAGCCGTCCGAGATACTGTTTGTGCGAGAGCACAAACGGTTCGAAGACGGTTTCTAGCTAAACCGTCTACTCTACATCTAGCTCCGCTTGCTTCGTAGAAGCAGGTCGAAGACAGTTTCTAAAGTGATGCCAATAATTTCTAGATTGTATATCTCCATAGATATAGAATCAAGAATATAAAAAATCTGCTTTAGTGGCTCACTGCCGTTGTCTGTACGGGTCCTAGACCACCACCGTCCTGGCACGAACGCCAATGTACGTGCGATTCCAACCGACCCATTAGCGGAACAGTATACGGCTGCGGTTTACGAATACGGAGGGTCGCCGTTCCGGCTGCTGTTGCGGTCGCGACGCCCGCATTTGCGAGTTCCAGATAGGCCCTTTGCCGGTTCTGATTTTTGGCGAGACCCTCCGTAGCCGGCTCCGCCGCCCAGAAAATCACCTTCGCGCCGGGCTTCAGATGATCCACGGTGACCTCGACATCCGCGTGATCCGGTATCTTGTCGCTGAGGACCGAACACGGTATAACCGACTCTCCCAAGAATGGCAGATAACTATCGCGCTGTGACCCCACCCAAATCGCCGCCAACGCAATGAGGACCGCCAGAACATTGCCCCAGAGGCTCCGCTTGCGCCAGCACCAGAGTCCAAGGAGGCCGCCGATTACCAACAGAGCCACGGCCAGCATATGCACTTTCTTCATCCACATCCTCTATTGTAAGGCTAACAAAAACTTGAGTCATCACACTTGGCCCAATGGGGACCTAGTACGATGACAATCATTATAATGCTGTCCGGCTGGGCGGGATCCGGCAAAGACGCCGCTGCCTCTATTCTTATGGATGAACTCGGCTTCCAGCGATTCGCGTTCGCCGATCCTCTCAAACACGATGTGGCCCGCGAAACGGGGATCTCACTGGAACATTTCTACTCCACGCATCTCAAAGATAGCCCGATAGAGTTCGATGGTGAGATGATTACTCCCAGAGCACTTCTAATAGAAGCGGCGGCTAATGCACGGGCCAAATATCCGAACATCTATGCGAATATGATCGCCGATACTATTCAAAATGTGGGATCCAAGAGAGTGGTCATCTCCGACTGGCGCTATCGCAATGAATACACGGTGCTCCAGACATTCTTTGACAAGGTTGTTCGTATCCGTGTAAGCCGTCCAGGGGTTGTCCAATCACCGGATCCTAGTGAACACGATCTAGACAGCGAACCGATGGATATCGAAATTCAAAACGGTGGCTCTCTCAGTATGCTCCGTTCTACTTTGAAAGATCTTGTGCGACCGTACCTGGATAAAACGGACTCTTTCCAACTATGAACATAGATATCCACTATTTGCCTTTGACTGATGACAGCGGAACCGCCTGGAGCTTCCAGATGGGCGCATCCGCCGGAATATCCTTGCGCCGGCAACGGAAAGCCTCGTCGAACAACGGTAACGTGAGCTGCTGGGCCGGCACCGCATTTTGGACATCACGGGCGATCGCACAATACAGATCGAACTGCGGATAACGCTCTTTGCCGGCCGGATCAAGAAGCATATTTTTGCCGTGTTTGTCCGTCAGCCAGAGCCACATTAGGTTCCAAAGCGAACTCTGCGTCTCGTGTTGGGTCCGCCCCGGTTCCTTCGTCAGCACTTTACGGGGCTCCACGAGAGGCACGGGCTCCGGCCACAGTGTCTCGAGCATCGCCACCGCCAGACGACAGAGGTCGAAGGATTTGTTCGGCAACACCTTGGGCTCGCCCTGGACAAAATAGGGACCGCAGTTGTACTGGTGACCGGCATCCGCATCCGGTGCGAAGGCATCAGGGAACCAAACACGATTGTCCCCAGATGCCGATGGTGGACGGAACGTGGCACGGCCGAAATCGATGATCTTCATAATCCGACCGAACGTTGGTACGCGGTAGAATCGGTCACCGCCCACGGCCCCCGTCAAATGATAGAATAAATGTGTCTCACCCGTTCCGCACCACATCACATTGTTCGTATGTAAGTCATTGTGGATGAAATCGTAGGTCTGTTGGGCAACGGCGAGTCCGGCGATGACCTGGAACATCCACGCGGTCCATCGCTGTTCTTTGGTCTCCTGCATATCGGGCGTGGCGTCATCCGCTACTTCGTCCTCCATCAGATCGTCGAGAGTGCCGTCGCACCGCTCGAGCACCGTGAGCTGGACGGGAAAATTGGGAAGGAGCGCTCGGTATTCGATATCGTCTTCACTGGAGCCGCTACTGTTGCTTACACTATGGTCTCCGCCTGGACCCAGACGACGGAGTTCTACGGCCGCGCGACGAACAACTGCGGATCCCGATACTTCTATGTCTGTCTCTTCGAGCTCTACTGACTCTGACTCTTCTGATTCTGAGTCTCCTTCATCGTCTGCGTCGCCTCCAGAAGAAGAAGAGCCAGAGTCAGATGAAACCGTGGCGACATCTCCACCCAGCAGACGAGGACGAACATCGTCCCACGGCTCCCTCACTTCCGCCGTCACGTCCGGATCGTAGGCATCCACTGCGACAATACGGAAAGCGCCCGACTTCAGTCCATCGGCGTACCAGCCCTCACCCTCTATGTCACCCATATCATCCGTGATATTGTATGTGTACATCGGCACGCGACCGTTCACCGTACCAAAGAAACGGCAGAAATGGGGTGACCGACCCGTCTCCACGAGACGCGAAGCCATACACGCGAACACGGCATCCGTGTATGCCTCATTGAAAGGATCATTGATCTTACGAAGAGCGGTTTGCCAGGCGGCACGGAAATTGGGGAGGGCACCATCGTCGGGCAACACGTATTCTCCCGACATTGCCTTGACGGGCTCGACCAGATGTGTTAGTCGATTCCAGGTCTGGACAGTGCGCCTCTTGTTTGTCTGGAGATCCTCCACTACGGAGTCGGAGCCACTGACATCCACGATGAGCTCCTTCGCGGCAAGAGTCGGTGTGCCCGCACTGAGACCTACGAGTGACGGAAAGAGATTCTCCATACTCGGAAAATACGTGGTGGGCTTCGGCATAACATCGACGGTGGGTGGCTGACGCTGAAGATAGTAGAGTCGGAGTTCAGCCGGGAGAGGTCGCATTACTGAGGTGGCCGGTGATTCGTCGGGCTGGATAGAAACGAAGTGTTCGATTTTATAGGCTAAAAGCATAAAATCTTTCCGAAGCTGGCTCTGGCGCTGGCCAAAGTAAAATCCCTACAAAAAAACACGGTCCCTGCTACAAGACGATGTCACAGGCAGGTGGTAAGCGGCTCAATCTCAAGCTCAAGAAATTCGATATGACCAAAATCAAGCACGACAAGGTCGTCGTCCTGATTGGAAAGCGCGAAACCGGCAAATCTTTCTTGGTCAAGGACCTCCTTTGGCACAACCAGTCGCTGCCTTGCGGATCCGTGATTTCCGGCACGGAGGGTGCGAATCAGTTCTACGGCAAGCTCGTGCCCCAGATGTTCATCCACGAAGAGTACAATCCGATGATCATCGCGAATGTGCTCAAGCGCCAGAAGCTCGTCGCCAAGAAGATTTCCAAGGATCTGGCGGAGCGGGGCACCACCGTCGTAGATCCGCGGAATTTCCTGATCCTGGATGACTGTCTGTATGACCAGACGTGGATTCGTGACAAGAATGTTCGTTATCTGTTTATGAACGGTCGGCACGTCCATACAATGTTCATCATTACGATGCAGTATGCGATGGGTATTCCGCCGAATCTGCGTACGAACATTGACTACGTATTCATTCTGCGTGAGAACATTATCAACAATCGGCGGAAGCTGTATGACCAGTATGCAGGTATGTTTCCGGATTTCGATTCGTTCTGTCAGGTTATGAACCAGTGCACGGAGAACTTTGAGTGCCTCGTGATTGACAACAACGCAAAATCGAACAAGTTGGAGGACCAGGTGTTCTGGTACAAGGCGGCCCCGCACAATGACTTCCGGATCTGTTCGCCGGAATTCTGGTCGCATTCGGCGGCCTATGCAAAGGACGATGAGGGCGCGGATGAAGACTTTGATCCGACTGCGGGTGGACGGAGCCGCCGGTACCAGTTGAACGTGCATCGCGCGTGAGACTGGCTGCTGCTCAGTAGTCCAGTTGAACGTGCATAGGGCTTGAACGTAAATAAAAGATACAAATAATGTAGAATGGATGATTGTGATGCGTTAATTAAACGTTATGAGACTAAGTTGAAGGAGTTACAAGAACCATTACGTGGTTTACTCGTGGTTCTTGAGCATATTAAAAAGGCATCAATTTCCGATTTTGCAGATCTAAGTGTGGCTGATACACTGCTGAATTATATGTTTGGTGAATTCTATTCTGTAATTGATATATATGCTAACCAATCAACTGGTTTAATTCCTATTATTACATTATTGCGCGTTAAGTGTGCAAAGATAGAAATAGGTGGATTCAATGTATTATTACAGACATTTAAAAATCCACTAATGCAAAAATTTATACGATTTAAAGACAGGGTAGAAATGCCACCAGCGAGTGTTTTACGTTTACAAACAGATAAAGATCTAGTGCAAGCATATATAGATGTGAAAACAGACCCTGCTTTCAATAATACAATTCTAGAAATGAAAAAATCACTAGAAATATTGAAACAAAGACCCATACCTCCTGACAAAGATAGCCCCGTAACATTTGGTGGTCCAGAAATATTAGATCTATTTCCTCCTTCTATGAGAGAAAGAGGATCAGGGCCAAGAGAAGGAGGAGGGGCAGCAGCAGGAGCAGGAGGAGGGGCAGCAGCAGGAGCAGGAGGAGGAGGAGGGGCAGCAGCACCACCACCTCCTGTAAGTAAAACGCAACAGGTAAAACAACGAGTTGCTGCTGAATTAGCCGAATTACTTACGAACCCTGAAAGAATAAAGTATTTGACAGAGCTTGTGCAACGTAGTAGAAATGGTCGGTATTATGAGCAACTACACGGTGTAGGATTAGTTAGAAAAGATCTACCAGAAATACCAGATGAAAAGAAACCCAATGATGGAGAGATACAGTATATGAAAACTTTACCGCGATTTTCTGAACAACAAATTCAACGGTTTACTGCTGAAAGAGCCGCATTAAATGCAAATCCTGCTAGAAAACAGTATCTAAAAGATCTCGTGCAAGGTAGGGATAGTCGGTATTTTGATCAACTACGGGGGCTAGTTATAAATAATCTACCAGACATACCAGAAGATGAGCAACCCAATGATGGAGAGATACAGTATATGAAATCTTTATCGCGATATACTCAAAATGTTCCTGAATTAGGAGGTGGACGCCGAACACGTCGTCGTCGAAACAGAAAGTCAAAATCCAGATCTAGGTCAAAGAAGCTTTAAAAAGTGACCGCGGCACCACCTCTTTTGGGCCACAACAAATGCAAAAAAAGTCGACTTTACGCTTGAGGAGAAGGAATCCTTACCGTTCAAGATAATGATTATTCACGATATTATCTTCGTTCAATTATGAAAATACTAATATTATTAGTAATCATTTGAACGTCCATCACGCTTAGGTTACTTCCTCGACTTCTTCGACTTTCTCTTACTATGTTTCGGAGCTTTACCTGTTCTCTTTTTCATCCTTCTCCCACCACGGTGTAGGTCTGCTGGTTTTTTCCCTTGATTATCCTCTGCGTTCTCATCGGCGCCATTTTCTATCAGAATGGAAGCAATGCTCCTGTGACCCCGCTTAGTCGCATAGTGCAGGGGTGTAGAATTAGTATTGTCCTTCGCATTCACATCGACACCCTCTGCAAGTAGCATTGACGCGACATCCCCGTGTCCAAACATAGATGCTATGTGAAGAGGAGTCAACCCAATGCTTTCGGATGCGTTCACATCGGCACCTTTCTCAATTAGCAATGATACGATAGACGCATTCCCACCATGAACCGCTATATGAATGGGTTTCCCACCAAGATTGTCGTTGGCATTCACATCCGCACCCTTCTCAATAAGCATAGCAACCATTTCTTTGTTACCCCCGTAAGCTGCATAGTGAAGTGGTGTCCATAGTTTAGTCGTAGTCGCATTCACATCTGCTCCATTCTCAAGTAAAAGCGCAGCTATTCCCGTATAACCGCCGTGAGCTGCAAAATGAAGTGGTGTAGTATTATCATCGTCACCTGCGTTCACATCGGCACCCTTCTCAAGAAGCAACGTCACCATTTCGGTGTGACCCGACAATACTGCTGAACCAAGAGGTGTCATTCCATCCTTCTTCTTTATGTTCACATTGGCTCCCGCTTGAAATAGCATCCGTGCTATGTCCATATTACCTAACGTTGCAGCGTAGTGAAGAGGTGACGCACCGTCGTTGTCCAGAGAGTTAACAACATTTGGGTTTGCGGCGATCAGCTGAGCGACGATCGCAGTATTTCCATTTAAGATCGCTTGAAAAATTGTTGTCATCTATAATATTAGCAGGATTTTATATCGGGGTGTTTGTATAAGATGAGGATGCAGATCCAGGGCTTGACACAAACGTGACGAGGGCTGAGCTAGGCAAAGCCATGCCGCAGTACATTATCCAAAAGAAAGGACGATGGAAGAAGCCCTTGAAAGGATTCAGGAATGGTATATAATGGGGGATGACAAAACGCAGCTTGATTTATCTAATCTTGGACTTACAGAACTCCCTGATCTTCCTTCCAGACTTAGATCTCTCAATTGTTCTGATAATTACTTGACTTCTTTATTAGATACTCCCCTTCCCGTCAGTCTTGTGTATTTGGACTGCAGAAATAATCGTTTAATATCTTTGCCACCCCAACTCCCTGCACGCCTTGAGGCTTTATATTGCTCTGATAATGAACTAAAGTTCTTACCTAAAAGCCTTCCTACCCGCCTTGAAGATCTGAGATGCAATTATAATAGATTGACATGTTTGCCGACAATACTTCCCTCGTGGCTCAGGCACTTAGATTGCTCTAATAATAATTTATCCAAATTTCCTGAAACACTCCCTAATGGCCTTGAGTATCTGAATTGTTCTTATAATTATAGGCTTCATACTATTTCAGATACTCTTCCTGAAGGACTTATATATTTCTCATTTGATGAAACTCCATTGAATCTTGAGGCAGATAATTCTGAAGTAGAAGAATACAATGCACGTAGACATAGGTTTATAGATGAATGCTACATTACTCGCGAATTTCTTCCATACAGAGTTAATCGCATTTCAAAGAAACGCACGGTCACTCGTTGTACCGCAATTAAAGAGGCTCTGATGGCATGCGCATGGCATCCTGATCGTCTGTCAGCAATGATTGAGCGATTCGGCTCCGTGCCTCAGTGGAACCATGAATTCCATAAATATGGAACATTCGATTTCACGGCTGTGGATGAAGTTCTATAAGAACGACCAGGTCAAAACGTGACACCGTCTCCAACCTCTTTTGGTGCCAATAAATGCAAAAGAAAGTCGACTTTACGCTTGAGGAGAAGGAATCCTTACCGTTCAGAATAATGATTATCCACGATGTGCCGTCCATCGAAGTATGTAAAAAACTAACAGTTATTCGGCGATCCTATCCGACTACCAATGTTTTACGACCATACCGGCAATTTAATGTTGAACTTCTTGTTTATGATAAGAAAAAGTTCACCATCGTGTACAACGCGCGATTGAAGCTTCACGTGTTCTATGAAGCGAATGAGAACGTCATACTAGAAATAAATGACACGAAACTCGAAATCGATAAAGATGTGGAGCCACGCGTCAAAGAACAAATACGGAATGAACTTTACAAACACAAACAGTTCATCGACGATAAATTCGCGGGCCTCGTCGTGCCGTGGTCAACGATACTGGAACTATCCAATCTGGATGTAGGAATGAAGGCGATTGATTGGTCAAAAGAGCCAGATGAATATGATCTGTTTGGCTAATCTAGAAATGCGTAATCCACGAAAATAACACGGCATCGTCAGATAACGTATATAGCGAACACGATAGTTCAGGTGCGTTGAAATACGACGAATCCTCACACTCTTTTGTAAACAATATATGAACTATGAACTTTTGGACATAGTGAGCAAGTTCCTTTGTCCAAGTGTACACGATAGGAGACGCTTCTGTGAATTTCAGATATTTTGAACCGGTTTCTCCGTCGGAATCATCGGCCGAATCCCATATGCAATATTGTTGAAGATAATTAGACTCTTCTTCCAACTCAGAATCAACAATGGAATATCTGAACAGTACGTGTGCACAGCGGAGACGGGCCCTTACAAATGGCAAGAATATTTCATCTTCTTCTTCATAGTTTTCCGCATAGTCAACTGTTTTTGAGAATATGACCCGTGTAAAGAGGACGGCATCTTCAGATATTCTGTAGACCGAACATAAACTCAGGTCATCGATATTTGTAAATAGACAGGCTTCATCTGTATCTGGATGAATTGTTAAACGCATATCCATTATTGCTTCCATACCTTTTCTTGGTTTTAGCAATATCTTTAGACTAATAAATAGGGATGAGATGCCAAGGCAAAAAAATCAAAGGTTCCGGTTACACTAAATCTTTGACTACTAACAATTCACTTGGACTTGGACTTGCCTCAGATATACAGGTCCTGCTGGCGGCTAGGGCAGCCCAGGATGCCCATTACTTTCCATCTACTGGTGCTCAGGCCACTGTCGTTACATCCGCTACCGCTCATCCAGTGGAGCCGAACCCACCTGCGCCCCTTTCGGTCGTTGGTCCCGGCAGGGCATCCACGACGACGACTTCCAGCCAAGGTCTCAAGTCACCCGCGGCGAGTTGTACGAGCCGCTCGTGAGGCGTGATGGTGTAATCATCCGTGCCGACGAATGCCGCCTTCAGAATACCCCGATACGTCCCATCAATGAGACCAAGAGAATTCGCAAGACGGAGCGGAGTCTTGCTGATACTGGAACGCGGCGACAACCAGAAGGCACGGGGCACTCCATCCTTATCAAGGGCGACGGCACGGCATCCCTGTCCGACGAGAGCGGCATACGACGAATACTTGTTGTTCACATCGGCGAGATCACAGTGAAGATCGAACCCACTGTTACGCTCCGAAGGCGGAGTGCGATTGTAGGCATCTGCAGCGGTCTTGTAGAGAGCGGCAAATTCCATAGAGACGGGTTCAATAAAGAGGCGGAGCATCGTACTTGGTTGGAGTATCAGGGTTGACACCAGTCAAGTTTTATACCTTATTATTTCTTATATAATCTATATAATAGATGCTAGTTAAAAAACTCTTATTTAATACTCGGAAGAATAATATAATGAGCATTCTGGAAAATTACGATCAGAAACATCTGATTCTGGAAATGTACGATCAACATGCATCTTCTCCTTCCGATATTAACGAACATCTCCCAACGCTGAAATCGTATGCTGAACAGTGTAATCATATTACAGAATGCGGTGTTCGCGGAGTAACAAGCTCGTGGGCATTTGCTGCTGGTCTTCTTAATAAAACTCCGGCACGTCTTGTTCAAGTCGATCTGGATACGAATCAAAATGTCGTGAATTTTGGTTCTCTTGTACGAGAGAATGGTATTAATGTTGTATTTTATCAAGAGAATGACTTAACGTGCCCTATTGAACAGACAGAACTGCTGTTTATAGATACATGGCATATCTATGGTCATCTCAAGCGTGAACTTGCTCGCTGGCATTCCAGTGTCACAAAATGGATTATTATGCACGATACGACGGTAGATGAATGGTTTGGAGAAACTATAAGGAGTGACGGAGACGCACAGAAACAGAGTGCTCAAAGTGGGTATCCGGTTGAAGAAATTACGAAAGGGCTGTGGCCGGCGATCGACGAGTTCCTCAAGGAGCATCCCGAATGGTCGATAGAACAGCGATTCACACATAACAATGGACTGACAGTGTTGAAACGCACCACGTAGTTTTCGTATTTGGTTGTTAATGTGTTCAGCATCTTTTCCTTGTTGTTAATCCATAATTATTTATTGTTTGTTCTAAAATACCTATGGTATTTATGATGTCAGTATTAACAATTATACTTGTATCAATATTTTCATTATTTACCCTTTTCCACACACATACAAAGTCATTCCAAATATTACCAACTACATTAAATGTTTCTACAACTTTTACCGGATAAACAGTTTCGGTTGATATTTGTTTACCAGACCAGTATGCCAATGCTTGACCGGCATCAGAATAAAAACGCCAGTTATCACCTGGATAGCCGTGATACGGCCCTGCTGTAGGAGCATTTATATATATATAACCAGATGGTTTTATAATTCTTGTCATCTCTCTAAATGTTAACCAAAAACAAGGGTCGTGTTCGAAACAAGATGTTGATACTATTAAATCAACAGAACTATCTTCAAATGGTAGTTTATCGCCAGGGGGTACAACTATATCAACTGAAGGATCTTTTTCCATATCAACGCATATAACTTTCATACCCTTTTCTTCAAAAAAAGAACGTAATGAACCGTTCACATCGCGTCCGCCAACATCAACAACTATACCATTTTCAACTTTATATGATTCTGCAAATGCCTTTCCAGATTGTAATGAAGTGGGATGCATTTATACTAGCGTACGATATATTTACATATCAATTCAACCACAGTTGGATTCAAAATATCCAGGTACGACAAATCCATAATAGTCCATTGCGATCGTATCTTCGATGACGATTCCCGCTTCAGGATAGCAATGTAATAGACGCTGTTTATCCAACAGAACAGCCAAATGCCCCCCCTGATCTTTTGGATCACGATTCTCTCTGAGGAGAAGTGAACCGGGGGGGGCATACACTTTTGATGGATCAAATGGTTGTAGAACCCCTGTATCTCTAAGAAATACGGTCCAGGCATAGGTTCCTCCTGCGTACCAGTCGCCCTCAGTTAAATCGGGAATCTTGAAACCAGCCTTGTGAGCGAGTAGATTAATAAGACCGGCACAATTGCATCCGGCGGTCTTAATAATTTCCGGCGATGGCGCACCTTTACAGTAGAATGGCGCATCCGCTTTAGTGGTTGAATCGCCACCCCAGAATAGAAGCAATAAATGCTTGCTTAATGGGTTTCTGTATAGTCCGAGTGTTTTGCCTGACGGGGGGTGTAATTCAGATAGACATCACAATGCCAAGTGATGTTTTTTACAAAAGTACATCTAGCGTCATACATCGCACAGATCCGCCTGATTTCTCGAACTCAGAAGTATCTACTTCAATAACACGTCGCCCCGTTTTCTTCTCAAGAAAAGTCTTCACTTGTGGATCGGTTATCTTGTGAGTTATGAGATGTGCGCCGTCCACAAATGCGTTCAAACAAAACGAATCCGTAGTATCAATCACGGTCACGTTATCGGCACCCAGGAACTCCTTGAGTTTATTGATGGAAGCCGGTGAAAAAGCTCTGCGATGGATAATACATTTATTAACGACTCTGTGGTCGTGACCGTATTCCAACATTGCTACATCCAGATGATAGTAATCCGCACTCTGCAGAGGCAGAACTAACATAACGGGTGGTTCAGCATACAGTTTCTTAAACAACACTTCGAGGTCACGAAACGCCTGGCGTGTAGACCGAAATCCATAGGCACCTACTGCCTTGCGACCTCCATCGAACCATTTAAGTTCTGCCTGGCCCTCAAACGGCTCCTGTGTTGGAAACGGAATAGTGTCGATCCCAAGTGTTCGGAACATCTCACGAAGGAAAGGAAGTTCCGCTTGTCGCTGAGGCCATTTCATCTGCGGTAATAGAATCAAGGGCTTTGGTAAGCGTGGCAAAGACAATCCACCATTGGCTACGAACACTATATCTGGCAAAGGCGCCTTTGACGTAGGCAACTGGTACACAATACCGGTGTCTTTCTTAATTGCCGCCATCAGCGCCTTGTGTTGCACAGCCACTTTCTTACTATCAAACACGTGATGAATATCAATATACCGATTTTGTTTGTCCTGTATCGGTAACACTTTGAATGTTGAAGGTTCTATTAGAAGTCGTTTCATTCCTCTAATAGAGTCTTTCTGTTTTTGCTGATCAGGCGTGTTTTGCCTGGCGGATTATTAGCGAATAATCTAATATTTTCGGATGGAATGTTTTATGAAACAGATCTAATGCTACAAACTTATCGAAGGGCTTACACGAAAATATATCGAGATATATATCATTTGTTTCTTCAACAAAATGAGCGGTAATGTTACTTGTGCTGATTAGTTGTACGAGTGTATATCCTTTCTTGTTGCCTTCGCCAAACATAACGATACGCGGTGGTCCATATGCGACCATATCAATATCTTTTACGAGTTGTTTGGCGAATGCGGTTATTATAGCTTTGGACCTAAGTGCTTTGGGTTCGCAGTTTCCGGCATTTACAATTAAGTGGTAACCCCAGGCACCCGACTGTTTGTTCTTTCGTGTTTTGGCCATTATCTTCTACTTTATTCAATTCATTTTTGTTGGATTTCGCAAAAGCATAACGAATGCTTTACGCATACTCAATCGTCTCCTGCTTCCGTGCCATTGCAAGATCAGGATGGCCCTCCGAGCTGAACATATCTGCAGGTTGCGCTGGTGCGTCTTGAACACCGAATGCCACTTTCTCTTTTGCTTCCTTCTCTTTCTTCTCTTTGACGTCAGCCAGTGTGGGAACCGCACCTGCCGCCTTGGCCTCCTTGACAGCGGCCGCCGCTGCCGCCACTTTCTGGCGCTTATCCTCCTCGAAGAACTCATCGCGCTTCTCGGCATTCTCGCGATACGACTTCATCAGCTTGTTGAGGTCATCGCTCTGATACTCCTGATCCTTGACATCATCCGGATCGGGATCCCACGGCAGCCACTCTCCGACATCGGCGACATACACATTGAAATACGGATCCTTCTTGTTCAGCGCCTTCGCACGGGCATTGGCCTGTTCCTGGGTCGAATAGACACCCCGGACTTTGAGGCCGTGCATCGTCGTCTGGAAGTTCTTCTGCTTGTGGAATTCGTCCTCGAGACGCTGGCGGTTCTTGAGCATATACTTCTCATAGCTGTCGACGATGGCCGACTCCCGGAAGTCGGACAGATTCTCCTTGACGTGTGCCTCGAGGTCACCGGTGGTCTTCCGGCTAATGTCGGCACGCTGCTTCTTCACCTTGTCGGAGAGAGCAATGGACAGAGCCGCGCAGCCACTGACATCAGAGAAATTGGCATTCCGGAGATCCATTTCGATGTCAGAGAGCATATTCTGCATCGTGTTGAAGGTCTTCATCATAAAGGACTCGGTGGCGGCGATCCGGTGATTCATCTCGTAAAATTCGAGGAACTTGCTGAAGAAGAAAAGATCCTTGTTGCGGAGAATTCCCCGGTTAGGGGTGAGGAAACTCAGGCAGACGTATTTCTGACCACGGACCTCATCGTCGCCCTCGAGGAACACCTGGGTTTTCTCACCTTCACCCGCGGAAGCCATTCGTATTCTATTGATGGGTCCCGGGCTTTAACTCGTAGTCTGAACGAAGGAACATTAACAGTCTGAACGAAGGAACCCAAATAATTTCGGGACCCAGATTATAAGTATGGACGGCTTCACAGTTACAGAGCTCGTAACACGTGCGATCAAATACTTCCTCGAGGGCCTCGCGGTCGCCCTTGCGACGTTCATCATCCCGCAGAAGAAGCTCAACGTTGAGGAGATCCTCGCGGTGGCGATTGTTGCGGCGGTGACGTTCGCGCTTCTTGACCTCCTTGCCCCGAGCATTGGCCTCACGGCGCGCCAGGGCGCGGGCTTCGGTCTCGGCGCCAACCTTGTGGGGTTCCCTAGACTCTAAGCGCAGCTTAGAGTCGACGGGTAGACAGTTGCGCAGCAACTGGGTTCCCTCGCTTGTGAGCGGAGCGACCGCCTCTAAACAGAGTGTAAGTAACTAACAAAATGTATTCGTTCATATCTATCTAGTCTTTGACTGTACAGATGTGAATGTAGTATCAGAACGATATCTTAGCGTCGGTGTTTACGTGTTCGTTTACGATAGTGTTTGTTTCTGCGTACCGTGCGTTTACGATGATGTCTGCGACGGGTTTTACGTGATCCGCCCAATAGATCCGCTGCGGGATATGCCCCTTTAACCATTGCTATAAATAAATCTATTAATAGACCACTAACGGTAGTCATATCAGATGGCGCCGATGATGGTAATCCAGCAGCAGCACCTTCAGGGCTTTGTTTTCGTGCTCTACCAGTAAATGGCATAACCATAGTATCCCATTTTGTTTCTAAAGTAAAATTTCTGATAGCAGATACAGGAGGATAATCTAAGATTGCGCCGAATAACGATTTTGATTGTCCTTCTTCTGTAATTCTAGCAGTAACTATCTCACCCAGATATGCGAATACCATCAGCCCCCATATTACTATCTTATTTTCCTTACCGGCCTTATCCTCATCTGTAAGAGCAGGCAATAGATTTATTATATGAGATGTTTTAATTTTCTCTGGGTCATCTGCTTCAAAAGGATCTAGTAACATTTTCATTTTATCAATCACATGACTATCAGTATCAGATAGGTCTATACTATTAATGGATACAGATAATTTTTCTAGTAATTCATTCGCCTTACTTACAGCGGCAGATTGTGGGATTTTATCTAGCACTTTTTGGAATATGTACTTTTTTTTTTTACTAGATGGACCAGCTTTTATACTATAACTATGTATGGAGCATGTTGTTGTATCATCTATAAAATCATCAGAAAAATCAATAAAATATGAGTTAATAAAGATTGCAGCCTCCGCAGCAATCTCTTCTAATGCTTCAAACTGAGGTTCACCTATAGCACCGCCACGTTGCGTATATGCCCCGCCTTTCGCAGAAGACTTATCGCCTTCTGCTGCTGGTTCTGCTGGTGCTGGTGCTGCTGCTGCTGGTTCTGCTGGTGCTGCTGCTGCTGGTTCTGCTGGTGCTGGTGCTGCTGCTGCTGGTGCTGGTTCTGCTGCTGGTTCTGCTGCTGCTGCTGGTGCTGGTTCTGCTGCTGGTGCTGGTTCTGCTGATGCTGGTTCTGCTGGTGCTGGTTCTGCGGCAGAAATTCTTCCAAAATAATTGTGAATCATAGTATATAATGTTCTAGTAGAGATTTTTGCGTTTTCAAATATTTTAGCTTTATGATCTCTAATAAGTATCCGTTCGGCTTCAAACATTTCGTTATATTCTATTTCCATAGTTGCATAGTTGGCAATTTGTTGCCGATGAAACATTATTTCACCTGGAGAATAATAGGTATCAAATTTAAACAAACCTTTTAAATGGTTCATTCTTCCCTGATTAAACAATGAAGTAATTATAGTATTGATCATTTCAAACAGCCCATTTTTGCGGTATAGAATATCAAGTGGATCAAACGGCACACGCGGATGTTTACCAACCGCACGGGCGGTCGTCATCTTTTCATATACTAAAATTTTATCAACTTCTTTAAACATATCAGGTGAATAGCCCAAGTAAGGATAGTTTATTTCTGGATTAAATAATGTATTAGGCTCCAACGCGTGTAAGGAACTGAGAAGAGATACACTAATATTTCCTGATTCAAATCTGGAATAAATGCCTTTTATATTTTGTTCTATTTCTTTTAATTTAGGGAGATCTGGATTTTCGAGTAGTAGTGTGCGATTGTGACTTACTAGTCCTGATGCTTCACCCCTAACTTGTTTTAAAATACCAATTATAGTGTTTAACTGTTCGCGTATATCTGTTATTTTTTCTATATTTAGAAGATGAATTGCTCGGTCTTTAATAGTAGGAAGTATTTTTATACTAGACATAAACTTCATAATTTTTTTAGCAAGAGGTATAAATCCTTCAAGCAACTGAACATTATCTTTTATATAATTTATTATCCTTTCTGCGTTGTATTTTCTTAGAGCCTCAGGATCCATACCCGCATCGTTTCGCGTCACTGTTAAAGCGCCTCCAGGTTGGTGTTGAACTACAACCAATTTTTTATCTTTATTTTCTTCTTTGAATATCTCCGCTATAGCTAAGGCCACTGCCTGACGATCCTGACTAACAAACATTAAATAACCAGGTATTCCTAAATCTTCTAGTGCATCCGCTACATCACCCATTTCACTAAACTGTCTGCCATCACCCTCTTGTTTAAGAGCTGGGAATAATGGGACTTTATTGCGAATATCTGCACATACCTGTTTATAGGCTTCTTCAGTAAAGTCCTTGGATATATTTAAGCAGCCATATGGTAATATATGTTTGAATTCCGCAAAGCGTACACCAGCGGGATCTCTATTAGCAAGCAAATACAGCTCCATTAGATAGTCTAATGAAGGCCCTTGTGTAGCTACACCCTTTCCAAATGAAGAAGCTGACATTATTCTTCCATTTCTTATAATATTGTATGATATACCAAAAGGATTTAGTTCACTAAACTTTATAGGATTTAGTTGTAATCCATATATGTCGCGTGCAAATACATTTTGTAAATCAATCCTATCACGTGGTGATATATATAGATTTGGTTGAATTCCAATCTTTATGAGTGATGTGGATGCCGAATCTGCCGCAACTGCCGGTGTGTGGGCCTGTCGAATATTTTCATCTTTTTTACATAATTTACCGTAATCGCCTAATCCAGCATCGGGCTTTGGGACAAGTAAAATGTTTCGGTTGTTTAGGCCAGATATAAATACTCGAAAAGCAAAAAGAACTTTCTGACAATCGGCAAATCCCATAGTCCTGACATTCCTATTTCCTGGATCAAATGTTATTGTATAATACTTATTGCGAAGATCGAGCATTTTGTTAAATAATTCATCGTCGGTTGGTGTATTTATCACATCATCAAATGTAATTCGTGCAAGTGGGCTTTGGGGAGACAGCCAAGGATGAATATCGTTTTCTAGTGCGTAAATAGTCTTTGCTTCTATCTGAGATGTAACAATACTATAGGGGAAATATAATGCTGACATACACATATTTACATCATCATTTACCGATCTCCCTCCTAAAGGGGGTAGATTACGCATAAATTCAGGTGTGTCTTGTATGTATTTCACTAAATGATGTAATATTACCTCATTAATTTCGTCACCGCCGTTACGATTTCTATATCCGTTCCACCAGTCGTGTATCCATTCAGAAAATGTTGTGCGTAAATCGATAAGATATTGTTCTCTTTCTAATATCTGTTTACGATTCCAAATCACTCCTGCTGCTGATGCTGCTGATGCTGGTGCTGGTGCTGGTACTGGTGCTGGTGCTGGTGCTGGTGCTGGTGCTGGTGCTGCTGCTGCTTTTGCTGATCCTGGTGCTGCTGCTGCTGCTTTTGCTGATGCTGGTTTTGCTACTGCTGCTGATCCTGCTCCTCCAGGTGCTGCTGCTGCTGCTTTTGCTGGTGCTGGTGCTGGTGCTGGTGCTGGTGCTGGTTTTGCTGATGCTGCTGATCCTGGTGCTGCTACTGCTGCTGATCCTGCTCCTCCAGGTGCTGCTGCTGCTTTTGCTGATCCTGGTGCTTTTGCTGGTACTGGTTTTGCTGATCCAGGTGCTGCTGCTGATGCTTTTGCTGATCCTGGTGCTGCTGGTGCTGCTTTTGCTGCTGGTTTTTCCTTAGGTGGCATCCTCTACTATTTCACAGATAATAACATATCCCGAAATACGTAACAAAAGCCAGAGAAAAGCCAGAGAAAAGCCAGAGCCAATGCCTAACCATAATACGGCGCCGAATAGCGATTCGGCTTGGCCGGAACAACGGGCATCATCTGCACATACGGAGCCGGTGCGGGCACATACAAATCCGAATGAACCGGATAACTGTTCGGGATCCGGGTCATCGCCGCCATATCATCGGGATCCGTGCCGTAGACTTCTTCGCTCGGCCAATACAGCCGTCCCTGTCCTATTCCGACAGCTTCACTAGGAACTGTTCGGCAGCCGTTCCATTCACACACCCGCTTCGATATTTCAGGAACCATCGTATCCACACAGCCTGTAGATCCGCCCACTCTTACAGTGGTCGCACGATCCGCTCTCATTGCGTACTGGCCCGTCTGCTGCATCTGTTGTTTGCGTTCGAAGGTGTTGGTGCCCCGCGCGATCAAACAGTTGCCACGATAATCCGTAAACAGACGACCATCGGCCATCCGTGCGGGTGAACCGGCGTAGCGCGGATTCGGTATGCGAACAAACATTCCCTTATCGTGCGCCACGAAATTATTCTAGGATGACGGCATCATCTGTAAGATCGAGTGTTCGCTCTACAAGAACCTCTTGTTGTACTACAGGGACAGCCGTAGACACGGGTGCCGGTGTAATCTGATTACGAAGAGCAGCCAGGAGCTCTTTCTTGCGGAGCTCACTTACACCGGTTATTCCACGCTGCTCGGCAAGGCGACGGAGATCCTTCACGGGCATCGATTCCAAAGACTCCTGACTCTGGTTCTGGTTCTGGTTCTGGTTCTGGTTCTGGCTCTGGCTCTGGGGAGTGGGTACACGGCTCTCGTGCTGGATAAAGAGCTCACGGAACTGCGCATCTTTATCAGTGGAGACTTCCTTGATATCATCCTGCGCAACACCAATGCGACCACCGGGTTGAAGATCTACAGGAGCCGTTTCTAATGCCGATAGAGGAGTGGAAGAAGACGTGGGCCAGTCACTCTCATCTTGTTCTCCTACCTCTTCCCCTGACTCTGTCTCTACCACACCTTCATCCTCATCCTTGTATTCCGGGACAGGAACAGAAGAGCCAAGAGAACCAGAAGAACCAGGGCCAAGAGAACCAGAAGAGCCAGAAGAACCAAGACCTTGGAGTCCTCTGAGTTCAAATACAGCGTTCTCCAGAAGCTGGACCTTCTTCTGCGTCAGCTGAATGTGGCTCCAGAACCAGTACAGAATCCCCGCCGCGAGCACCGCTCCACTGAGAATCAAAAAGATCGATTCCATCGACAGGGCGTTCATTGCTTTACTGCCTACCTCTGCCTTTTTTTAATCCGCCGAACCGCGGGGCCTTGAATCGCGGACCGATGAGGTTAAGAGCCCCCTCTCCCTCAGAATCTCCCGCACACTGCTGAACCGATTCACTCCTCCACGAACCTTGTACGTGTAAACGAGGCGATCCGGGTCGGTCGGATTCACCGCTGCATCCATACACAGATGTTGGACCTGACCATAGCGTTCCGGCAGATTCATATAATGCGTACTCACAATGCTGAACAATCCCCGCACCTTCGGATCATACAGCTGATCCAAGAATACCTGTGAGGCCTCCACACCGTCGTGCGCATTCGTACCGTGGAAGATTTCGTCCATCATCAGGAATGTTAGTCCCCCCTCCTGAATACGTTCCTTCACGCCCTTCGCGAATTCGATCTCCGCCTCGAACAGACTGAGCTTTCCCACAATATCCGCCGGCGCAAGAGCCGTGATAATGTTGGCGAATCGGGGAATCCGTGCCTCCCGGGCGAACACGATGCCCACCGTATGCGACATCAGAACGGCGACGCCGATGGCCTTGAGCAGCGTGGATTTGCCACCCCGATTCGGTCCCGTGAGAAGCACATTGTTCTGACCAGAAACATCAGTCATTGTGACCGAATTATAAACGCGCTCTTTCATCGGTACGCCGGGATGATACAGATCTGTTAGTTCCAATACAGACGCCTCCTTGACAAAGCACGTCCGCTTCGCAGTGGCAAGACAGGCTAACATATCCAAATGACCCGCGAATGCCAGAACCTCACGAACACGATCCGGTACATTCCACGCGTGTCCGAAGACGCCGAGTTCACCGTCGGACCACGGTTCCTGAAGAGCGGGACAAAGCGGTACTCCCATCTGGTTCGCGAGAGACCGCGTGGCCTCCGTAAACGTAGTGACGGCGGCGGCCCTGACCCGCATATCCGCCACAACGGCCCGCATCGAGATCGCTGCGGCCACCTGATTCCAAATCGAGGCGGCGAACATTGCGACTGCTGCGCCAATATGGACGAATTGTTCGCCGAGTTCAGCCATTCCACCGGTGCCCGCGAACCGTGGCTTCCCCAGAATAGACGGCATCGCCGTTTTCAGAGATTTCTGTAAGAGACCAAAATAGCCTTCGATGGTCAGCGGTTCCTTTGCTATCACTGTGAAGAACAAGAGGGGCGCCAGCAAAATGAGGAGCGGCAAGAGTACGGAGAGCGCCGGCAGAAACAGAGTCCGAAATCCCACGATGAGTTCGTTGAGCCATCCGAGTTTGTTGAGCCAGGCGAAGCGGGAATCGGCGGCCCATAGAATCTGGGTGTAGTATTCCGTGTGACGGGTATCGGCTGCGGCCTCGGCAACAGAGCGAACATTGTCCTCGTGATCGCGGAGTTGGGTCCGGAGGGTCTTGATCTCAGAAGTCGCCGCCGCTGTCTTGGCCTTAATTGAGCGGAGCACCGACTGCCGATTTGTTAGTTCCACATCATCCGCAATCGGATGCGATAATCGTTCTCTGAGAGCGTCGGCGCCGACTTTGGTGAACGTTGGCAGAGAATCAACGAGTCCATCAATGTCGAGATCGCGTAATACGGATGTGCCTAACTCAACCATCTGGCGTACACGCACAAAAGTTGACGGTGTTTTTGCCCGCGTGTTCGGGCTCCACAGGGAGGAAATGACCGACCTAAACGTTTCTCACGCAATGAAAAGTATGATGCTTCCGCCCGTACTGGCCGAGGCCCTTGGGTTCATGCAACGTCCGTTTGCGTGTCCTGATGAGGTTAAGGCGCGGATAGCCGCTCTGCGTGTGCCAGCCGATGAAGTGACTGGCACGCGGATGAGCACCAATTGGAGATCTGGACCTGGTTTTTCTGGACCTGGCTCCTCTGGACCTGGCTCTTCTGGATTTCATAGCTCTTCTGGTTCTTCGAGGACGTGGGGTTCTGGTTCTCCTGGTTCTGGTTCTCCTGGTTCTCCTGGTTCTCACAGAGGTCGTGGCGGATATCAGTCACGTCACGTAGGTCCCCGGCCCGATCGTGCTTTGGCTCCCCGCTTTGGAAACAAGGCGCGGGTCGACGTAACAACCGAAGAGCGGATGATGGATCGCATCCGCGATAAGATGAACAAATTCAGCGCCATCACCTATGAGGCGACCAAGACCTGGCTATCCCAGCTCTTGGATTCCGGCGAAACGGAGTTCTTGACGGATTTCATTACCCTGGTGTTTGAAAAGGCCGCATCGGAACAGACCTTCTGTGCTCTCTATGCGCGTCTCATTACGGAACTCCGTGAGGGCTTTCCGCATCTTGATTCCGAGGTGCGTCGCATCTTCGGCGAGTTTATGGATATCTTCGTCGAGGCCGCGGTAGAACCAACAGCGGACTCGGTGGAGTACAAGGCGTTTATTGCTCTTCGTGAGCGGCGGCGCTATCGTCGCGGCTACGCCGCCTTCGTCGGCGATGTCGCCAAACTCAAGGTTCTCAGCGTCGAGGATGTCACGCGCACGTGCGGAGTTATCTTGGATGGTCTTATGTCAGCCAAAGTGGTCGCCGACAAAAATATGCTCTGCGAAGAATACGCGGATTGTTTGACGGCGCTCGTCAAGAGCTGTGGAACACTTCTGAAAGCGACCTCTGCTCCTCTGGTCGAGCGCGTGAAGGCCGCTATGAATCGTACGGGATCACCGAGTCTTACAAATAAAGCACGCTTTGCTCTGATGGATGTTGCCGAGTTACTTTGAATTCCTAGACGCTATTGCTTCGCGACATTTTAACAACCGCGGGAGAATAGGAAATCTTATTGTTTGAAGAAACAAGCGGATTGATACGTGCCTGCGTTTTTGGTAGAGATTCCGTGCGACTTACAGGTCGACGTATCCTTTGCGAACGAACATACATTATGCCGAAACCGACGATGCCGACAGCACATATTGCCCCCAGAAAACCGCCGACGATCGCACCGGCATTCCCTATGTTTGTAGGTGCAGGACTAGAGCCAGATCCAGAGCCAGCCACTATCTGTCCACTAGAACTGACAGAAGAACCAAAGAATAGAATCATCGGATCTGTCTGGAACGTGGTTTGACTAACATATGGCGCATTCAGGAGATCGAAGGATACGGTCGTATCGACGGCAGTCGCCTGGAGACGGCGCTGACTATACAATATTCTAGCAGCAGTAGCGGTACAGTTGGGCGCACCGGCGCCCTGCGGCTTCGTGAATGGAACACTCGTGGATCCTAGGGCGACTGTCGTTATGTCGATGTTTTCCAGAGGTGTTAGAACAACACAGGCAAGCGCTGTTTGGAGCTGCTGAAGTTTTGGGGAGCTCCGAATAAGAGTGTTGTTGGCATTTTGGAATAAGAGGCTAAATGTCTGACGGGGATAGACTGATGGTTTAGCCGAGGGGCTTGGCTTTGGATCTACCTGCTTTGGCGTAGCAGAGGCACTAGGATCTACCTGCTTTGGCGTAGCAGAGGCACTAGGATCTACCTGCTTTGGCGTAGCAGAGGCACTAGGATCCACCTGTTTGTTTGTAGCAGAGGCAGTTACATCCGCTTGTCGGGGCGTTGATGTTGTGGATGGGCTTGGATCCACCTGCTTTGGCGTAGCAGAGGCACTAGGATCCACCTGTTTGTTTGTAGCAGAGGCAGATACATCCGCTTGTCGGGGCGTTGATGTTGTGGATGGGCTTGGATCCACCTGTTTGTTTGTATTTGTGGCTGTGGCTGTAGCTGTAGCTGTAGCTGTAGCTGTAGCTGTAGCTGTAGCTGTGGCCGTAGCTGTAGCTGTGGCCGTAGCTGTAGCTGTAAATGAAGGATAGATCTGTTTGACTGTTCCGGATGCAGTAGCAGATGCTGATGCAGAGGGCAAATAAGACCTAGAAGGATATGCAGAATTTGAAGGAACAGAAGACAGTGAAGGATTTGATGATCGGGCAGGATATGCAGAAGGCGAAATCGAAGGATTTACCGACCTAGCCGGATATGCAGACATTGTAGAAGCAATTGACCTAGAAGGAATAGCTGATGTCGTAGCCGGAGGATTTGTAAGTTGCTGAGATGGACGAACAGGTATAGAAGGCAAAGCACTTGTAGACAGACAGATCAGGGCGGCACAATTTGCCGTTGGAACTCCAGGTGTGCTTGCACAGTTCCTAACAGCGGTCTGGCACGATAGAAGTGTGTAGTCGCAGCAAGTAGGAGAAGGAGAAGGAGCAGGAGAACACGCTATTCCACCAGTGGCCCCACCAGTGGAACCAGATGGACCACAGCCAACACCATTTTGACCAAGAGCCGCAGTAGAGAAAAGAAGCGCTAACAGAGTTCGGAACATCCTCTTATTCATCGTCGTTGAAATAAGTTGGCAATGGTCAACCCCAGTCAAATTTAATGAAAAACCAAAAACCAAAAACCAAAAACCAAAAACCAAAAACCAAACCAAACCAAAGGTGACGCGGTCAACCGCCTGGCAGGATTAGCTATAAGACAATAGATATATGCCGGTCATCAAGAGGAAAGATGATGGAAAGAAGAAGCCCGCGACTCCCCAACCTCGTGTTCGCAAGAGTCGTCCCGACCACGACGATGACGACGACAGTTCTGTCGACAGCCGTGGGAATGTTCGTGATCTGATCGAGTATGAGACGGACGAATCCGAGGATATGTCTTCTTCCTACATCGACAGCGGGTCCAGCAGTAAAAAGACTACGCCGCCGAAGAAGGATCGTGTAAAGCGCAAGGCGGCCGCTGCTGCTGAGAAGAAAATCCACGATAAACTGGAAAAGGAGCGGGCAAGAAAATTAAAAGAGAAAGAAAAAGAGAAAGAGCGTAGGCGGAAAGAGGCAGAAGCAGAGGCAGAGGAAGAGGACGATGATGATACCCCCATCATTGTTAAGACGCGTCTTTCCAAGAAAGATGCAAAGCCAAAGCCAAGTCCTAAGAAAGAAAAAGTCAAGGAGAAGAAAAAAGTCAAGAAAGTAAAAACACCATCCCCTGAGACGGTAGAGGAGGAGGATGAGGATGAAGATGAGGATGACGACTATGACGAGGAGGATGAGTTCGATGATGAGGATGACGATGAGGACGACGATGAGGAAGACGATGAGGATGATGACGATGACGATGACGATGGTGGTCGTAGGTTGCCATCTGGAATCGAGCTCCTCATTTCCGATATCGGCGGTGACTATCGTCCTCAGAAGCCCAAGAAGTACAAACTCAGCAAAGAGCCCGAAAATGTTCGCCGTTTCGTGAAGCTCGTGCAGACCGAGGTCGACGAGGACGAAGAGGACATTGATCGCGACATCGGCTACTTCAAGGGACTAACACCTGGCGCTCAGGAAAAGTTGCTAACCAAGCTCAAGACGAAGGTGGAGCCCGCCGAGCCCGCGGTTCCTCTGAAGTTCCAGATTATGGCCAAGGAAGTGCCGCCCGAGATGGAGCGCGTGGCTCTCGCCAAATACAACGCTCTAATCAACATCGATCCCTCCACAACGGAGTACTACAAGGCGAGCCAGTGGCTCCACGGCTACACGCAGCTGCCGCTTGGCGTCTACAAGGATCTTCCTGTCAAGCTCGAGGACGGACAAGAGAAATGCCAGGAATTTGTCAGCTCTGTGCGAAAACATATGGAGACCGCGATTTACGGACACGAGGAGGCGAAACTCCAGATTCTCCAGTTCGTCAGCAGCTGGATCGCAAATCCGCAGTCGGCCGGTAACGTGCTGAGCATCCACGGGCCTCCCGGTGTGGGCAAGACCACGCTGGTGAAGGACGGTGTGGCGAAGGCGCTGGGTCGTCCTTTCCACTTCATCACGCTCGGCGGAGCTACGGACGCCTCCTTCCTGGACGGCCATTCGTACACGTATGAGGGCTCCACGTGGGGCCGCATCGTAGATGTTCTGATCAAGTCGAAGTGTATGAATCCCGTTATCTACTTCGATGAGCTCGACAAGGTCTCCGAGACACCGAAGGGCGAGGAGATCAACAATCTGCTCATCCACTTGACGGACGGAAGCCAGAATGACCGTTTCCAGGATAAATATTTCACGGGCATCGACCTAAATCTGAGCCGCTGTCTGTTCATCTTCAGCCACAACAATCACGAGAAGGTGAATCCGATTCTTCGGGACCGTATGTACAATATCCAGGTCGATGGATTCGGCCTCAAGGAGAAGATCGTAATCGCGGAGACGTACCTCGTTGCGTCGGCTCTTCGTGAAGTCAATCTCTTTGAGAAACTTGGCTTCAGTAAGGAAATTGTCACGCATATCATTGAGAATTTCACGGGTGATGAGAAAGGTGTCCGTGAGCTGAAGCGCTGCATCCAGACGGTTATCAGCAAAATCAATCTGCTGCGATTCTACAATGATCCGGCAAAGGTTCCATTCGCGATCAAGGACTTTGCGCTGCCGTTCACACTCAAGAAAGATCACGTGGATCTCTTCCTCAAGAAGAAGACACATCTGAATGACAGCATCGCGCATCTGTATTGTTAGACAGTCGGCATCCATTCTAAAGCATCTTGTATTTCATAGGTACCGCCTTCTTTTTCAGACCTTTACCACTGAATTCGTTGATTCCATAAAATTGTATGTACGGTTCGGCATTCATATCCATTAGTTCAACGGGTATCTTCACTAGTTCCAACAGTAGATATACGTTTTTTGTACCTACAAGGTACGGATAAGGTACATCATTGCCTCCGATGGGAGCCACGAATTTGGAGACGGCTTCGCCGGCCTCGAGGCTGAAACTGAAAATATTCTGCCGACAGATGGCCACATATTTGTTAGCCTCCGTTTGTAAAAGAATGGTATTGCCCTGTTCAAAATCGCCGTAGAATTTGGATGAAGCACTGTCGCCGAGCCAGATGGTCATATATTTAATATCGTGTATTTGGGGACCGATTGTGTAAGTTCCTGTATCATCATCACCGATCGTATTATAGACAATGGCGCGTTTCTCTTTAGGGCGGTCTTCAACCATATAGGAAACATTGCCATTATCGTGGATATTGTAGATTTTGCCTTTCTTGTTTGGTTTCCCCTTCCCATTTTTCCTGGTGCCAGAAGAACCAGAACCAGAACCAGGTCCAGATGGAATCCAAACGTGTGAACCTTTCTTGGTCTTGATGGATTTATACTGGCGACCATCATTTCCTTCCATTGTTTGCCACGGACAATCACCGGCGTGATACGGCGGCGATGGTCTGTTTGCGTATTTTTTCTGTGTGATCCGAACACATTTACCCATCCTCCTCTAATATTCGGGGATATATTTAACGTCTTCGTCGGGTAGAGCGACGTCTAGATAATTTCCGTTTTCGGGATCCACCTATAGCTTTGGCTCTGGCCAAAGGAGTATAATTTCGATTATGGGTGGTGATATTTGATTTTTTGGGATAAGGAGTGCTAACATAGGATTGAAAAGAATTGCCAATTGATTTATCTAGACGTAACGATGGCCGGATGTTAGTTTCAACTGATTTTATAGAACCTATTTTGTTGATATCTATATTTGAATAAGAAGTAGGTATTTTTGTTGAATTATTCGGTATCTTAATTTTATTCAAATCATTGTTTCCCACAATAATAGGAGTATTCATTCAATCTCTACTAAATTGTGTTGATTAAAAGGAAGGAAGACCGACTTTCATCTCTGGCGTGCTTGCAGAGAAGCTAGGAAACCCACCACCTGACATAAGATCAGAAGATGTCAGCGAATCCAGAGAGCCCAGAGAACCCAAGGAACCCAGAGAACCCAGAGCACTAAACGCCGCACCAAGAGCGCCACCTACGGCTGCACCGCCGGCAAGCTGCGTGGGCGATGGCGTCTCATCGGATGACATTGATAGCGCGCCACCGGTGACAATAACCATACATACTGCGCCAACTAACACGAAGATGAGAATATTCTGGATTTCCATCTTTGCGCTATACGCGGATAATTAATGAGGGGTTAACGCATTTTGGCTTTTTCTGGCTTTTTTGTTCTTCTGGTTTACTCCAGAACAACAACGTCAGAATCATCGATTGTATCTTTTTTGACCACGGGAGTAGGAACAACAGGCGCATCAAGATCCTCAGCATCGTCGGCAGTCAATGGAGTATCGGGACCATCGTGAATTGTTAGTGCATCGGAGGACACATCATCTTCGTCTCCGTCTTTGGGATTAAAAAGCATTTCCGGGGCACCTTTTGTCTCATCGAATACGGCATCGTAATCGGAGAAATGTACTGCCGGCTCGGTGTCAATCTTGATGACAGAGGGGCTTGACTCTTTCTCTTCTTCTTTGACCACTTCTTTCACGGCCTCCTTGACCTCTTCTTTCACAGCCTCCTTGACCTCTTCTTTCACGGCCTCCTTTACTTCTTCTTTGACTTCCTTTACCTCCTTGACTACAAGAGCAGGGGGAGCCGGGACAACTTCCTCTTTAACCTCTGGTTTCTCTGGTTTCTCTGGTTTCTCTGGTTTCTCTTCCTCTTCTTTAGTCTCCTCAACGACCTCATCGGCATCATCGCCGAGATAGTCCTGGAGGATCTGTTTGACGGGCAACAGACCACGAATCGCCGTGGTAATCGCCTCAGTGGCCAGCGCCTCCACTTGTAAGACATTCTTCTGACGCTCGACGACACCGCCATCAGACATAAAGAGGAACGGCGATTTCCAGAAACACCGGGCACATTCTTTAAAAATCCGGTGAATGAAATGATCGAGTTTCGGAACCGTTATCGACAGTTTCTTTTGTTTGGCCGACAGGCGAACAGCGGTCAACACCTTGGTGTGCGCGACGAACACCGCCGTCATCAACTCCTCCATATAGTCGCAGCCAGAGCGTTCCATAAGAACACGGACCTCGTCGTTAATACGGTCCTGATTCCACCGGGCGATCTCCTCACATTCGTTCTGGAAGGCGGACAGACACCGTTGCCGATCCGAGGCATTCCGGGACCATAGTGTCTGGAACCAACCAACTATGGACGGTACAATGAAAGTGGCGAGCTGCTTCGTATATTCGGAGCGCGCCTCCGAATAGGTCGCGACATTCTCCATTCTCTGAAACAGAGCCGGAGATTGTGGCGTGGTTTTAAACTTGGCCTTACTCAGATTAAAATAGTAGCCGAAAGTTCGAGTGCTAGGACGGACCAAGGATCAATTCCGCCGGGTCGATCCCACACGGTGCTTTCCCACTTAGAGAATGCCCGAGGACTTGTACCGGTCTGTTGGACTTCTTCCATCTTGGCTAACAGAGCGGACCAGGTTGTTGGTGCTTCGTAGGCACAGCCGATGAATCCGGTGTTTTGGTTTTGGTGGCCTAATGCCTGTAGGACGCTCCACCTAACATTTCCATCGCACTGAGCGGCGAATCGGGAAGCATCCTCCACCGAGAGACCAGGAACCCGTCGCATCACCTCCGCGCGAATCTCGTATTCCAGAAGCCGCGGACCATTGAAGAGGACGCAACGCGACAACAACGGTTCGGCCACGGCAGCGGCATCCCGCACTTCCAACACGAACCGCGATGATCCCGTCGATGTCTCGATGATCCGACGCAGAAACGCCTGGGCATCTGTATGGAGCGCATCCGCGTGTTCGAGCACAATCCAACTGGTCTGACCTTCTTCAACGCGGCGCCGTGCCGCTGTCTTGATCCGATCCCGATTATCACGGAGTGTTGGATCCTGTGAGCAGCGCAGCCAGACTGATACGGAGGCGCCAAGACACAGACGCAGGGCACAACTCTTGCCAGTTCCCGCTGGTCCAACAAGAACAATATGTGGCGGATCTTTACGAGCCACGAGTGTCTGAAGACGGGACCAGTCCGTTGCTCCGGCCATATCACTTACAGAACGTGGCCTATGCAGATCGTGTTCGGTCGTATCCATCTTCTCTTTTGATATTCTTGATATAACGGTTTAGGTCGCAGGCTAAAAGAACCCCGTGGTAAGTAGAAGTAATGGGTGAAGATCAAGCGAGTCTACCGGGTCTCATTAAGGAATGGATAACAACCGAAGATGAACTCCGGACTCTATCGGCAGAGGTCCGGGAAAAACGGAAGCGTGTAAAGACGGTGAAAACAATGATTATGACGATAATGAAAACAGGAAAGATTGGTAAACTCAATATTTCGGCGGGAGCCGTCACGGCACGAACAAAACAATCGAAAGCACCGTTGACGAAAAAATATATTGTGGAGACGCTCACCGATTTTTTTAAGGGAAATAAAGAGCAGGCGGAGGCGTGTGCGGCTTTCTTACACGATCGACGGCCGATGAAGGTGGTGGAGAATCTGGATCTTGATCCGGTTTCTTCTTCTCCGATCTAAGTAGAAACAATGTACGGTGCGGTCTATTCGGCGATCGTCAACGGTTCGGATAGCTTTGTCTCCTCTCCTGGTTCTTCTGGCTCTGTTTTCTTAGCGATGTTGGCGATTGTTGCGGTGGTCGTGATCCAACTGTTCGTCGTGAAGTTTCTGTGGAACACGGTTCTTGTCCGCGTTCTGTCGGTTGCGAAGCCGCTTCCTTCGCTCCTGTATACTCTGGGCCTGCTTGTGTTAGTTGCGATGCTTTTCCCTGGATCTGGTTTTTGACCTGCCTTTTCTGGTTTCTGATCTGGTTTCTCTGGTTTTCCTGGAACGACTAACAAATCGTCCACTGGAATTGCGTCTTGATTTGGTTTGTTCGCTTCTGTGGCTTCTGTAGCTTCTCTTGCTCCTATGACTCATAGATCTTGTGTGGAGTCCCCGACTTTTGTAAACCGCTTCGTTGCATATTATTTTGGCGGTCTCGTGTCCGAGCGGCGCAGTTGCGTTGAGACATTTTGAATACTCCATCTCTACCATTTAGTGTCTATTATTGATACACACTAAATGTTAGTCACTGAGAACACTTCGACCGCCTAGATTTTAGCGTGGTTGGGCCGAGATGCCGTGGTACTGGGGCAGATCCGTCTCCTCCGACTCCCAGAAGCCAACATCCCGTGGCCCCGCCGGTCGGTCCATCATCGGCGACTCCCGCAAACAGAACGACGTCATCGCCAGCTGGAGTCGTGCTACAACGCCATCGAACTCCTTCATAGCCATCGGATCCGTACAGAGTGTCCCAACAAGAATGTGTCCGCGCGCCCGGAATTTCTCAATTATGAGATCAATGTCCCGCTGATTAACCGCGTTCCGGAGGCATCGTCCCACGATCGACGACGGCGGCTCCATATCGTGGCTAGTGCGGAACTGTATCTTCATAGTCCGCGGCCCCGCGGCAGCCGAAGGCGTAGCGATATCAGCCTCCATACAGCAGAGCTTGCTAACAAGAAGTCGGAGCTCATCGGCCTCGTCGCCACCGAAGTTGGCTACACGGGCTAACAGCGCCTGGGCATCGGTGGAGCGCGCCACGCATTCGGGCATACGTGTCGGATGAACCGCCGTCGTCGTGAAGCCTTCTACGCCTATAGGCTCTGGACCTGAATCGGAATCAGTCGGCCGATAATGAATGAGTACAGCGACAATAGCCAAAAAACCCGCTGCAAGCCACATTGACATCCTCTACATTAGTAATTTTTTATCGCGTGGTACTTCTGTAAACTGAACCTTGTATTTCTTCGGTCCCCATCCACCTTTGTTCAGAACATAGCCGGTACAAACATCCTCCAATGCCGATTTCGCATATTCTTCGCCAGCGGCACAGATCGTTGGCAGGACTTCGGCGCCCAGCCAATAGCCCGCTCCAAAACTGTAGATCGCTGACTGAAATGTCGGGCGCAGACTCTTATCGTCGAAGCGGGTCTTTATCCGATCAAGTGGAACCTCTCCTGTCTTACAAATCGATTTGGTGAGGCCCCAGTATGGGAGAGCAATGTTCTGTTGGAAAGTGGTGACCAATGCCGGCATATCGAACAGAATATCCTCGTCCGTTTTGAAGATTCCTGGTAGGCCGGGTCGATTCTCCGTAATCCATACAAAGGCCGCGTGAAGCTTCGCCGGCAATGCTTCGTATGTATCGATACAGGGAAGAGCAAGGATGTGGGTCTCTTCATCGAGATTCGCATTTCGTATGGCACCTCCGCGGATTCCGATAACCTCCCATTCGGGTCGGGACATCCGTTTTATGGCCGCGTGGAGATACCGTTCATACTTGCGGCAGCCGCAGATCAAAAGAACGGGTTTTACAGGAGAGGGGTCAGAGCTAGAGATATCCATCTATTCTTTTTATGGGAGTTGCGTCTTTATCCCTCGAGTTCCGGCGCGACTCCCTCTGAAGAGCCAGAAGAACCGGATCCACCTACGGCAGCCCATCCACTGCTGAGTGCGTTGAATACCGATACCGCCTTCGCGGCCGCCGCCGCAATCAGCTGACGGGCAATGGCGATCTTCTGTTCGGAGTCACCCTCCTTCGCAAAGCCGAATCGCAGGGTCATCACACGGTGGAGCGGATGACGCACCTTGTAACCTACGAAGGTGATCGGTGCGTCACCTACAGCAGTAGAGCCGCTGTCCAGATAGAGTTCCGTAATAAGTGTCTGGAGCAGATTACCCAGAGTGTGTTCCTGTCCGTCAAACAGGATGTCGATGCCGTTCATTCGGCTGTCGGACGGCTGCGCGGTCAGACCGAGTTCTACCATCGACTTATCGGCGGAGGCATACGGCGTTACAAGATCAACGACGGCCCGGATACCTTCCGCAACGATGTCCTTAACGGGACGGATACCCACCGACTCCACCGTAAACCGGAAGGAGCTCGGCTCACCCCGCTCATTGACGATGAAGCACCGCTGAATCGCCATCGTGCTCCACTCCTTGCGATGGCCCGCGATGACCTCCGGGGGCACCGTAGTGATATCGGTGATCTTCTTGAAAGAGGCGAGCCACTCCGTAAAGAACTGCTCTTGGCGTACGGGATCCGTATCCAGAGTATTCTCGAACGAACATTGGCCGACGGGACAGAATCCCATATGATCGCGACCCGTGCCAATCACGGGAATCGCCGTTAGATCGATCTCTTCGGGCGGCTGTTCGGTGCTCCAGTTGGGACGGAGACTCACGATGAGCGATGTCTGTTTTGTGATGGGATCGGGTGGAAACATTGCGGCGGCGGCGACGTCACCAATATCCGCCATTGCGCCCTCGGGTTGCCGTTCGAGGATCCGAAAATCGGTGGCGGTGACGTGGCGGATCCCTTCGGAACCTTCGTTTTTTACTCGGAGAACACATTCGTAACGGGAGGGATCGAAGTCGTCGATGCGGACTACGCCGAGGGGCAGCAGAGTCAGACGATGGGCCAACATTTCATTGAAGATGACGGAAGTGTTCTTGCGAATGACGATGCCGGGATCAGCGGCATTTGTTAGATCCGCGCGGAATCCTACGGACCTCGTCTCCGATAGAATACAGCGACGGAGAGTGTTGGCGACGGTGGTGGATGTCTTGTCGAGGGTGAAGGAGGCTGAGTTGGGAATGGACTCCTCAGTGAGAAGCGGGGGGCCGAATTCAGTATATCCGCGAAACATCGTACTATTTGTTTCTGGATAAACTTTGCGGGTCACCTTTTCACAAAGTCGGTCGTCTTTTGACAAAGTCGGTCATATGTGATCTAAATATCCTTTTTATGAATCAACCCTAACAGGCTGATTCGCAAAGTGCCTATTTTGTATCCAGACGACCTTTGCGTTTTTGCTCCAGCAAAAAATCCGGCCACCCCGACAATGAGTGGATCTGGTTCTTCTCTGCCGAAGAACCTGTGTTTCTTCAGTGCCCGGTGCCGCCATAGCCAGAATTTCCTCGAGGCTCTCAAGGATTCACCGTATGCCAGGGAATTCCGCTTCATTTCGGTTGATCCGCAGCCGAATGGTCAGCGCCCGCAGCTTCCGTCGTACGTGAAGGCGGTGCCGACGTTAATGATTGATGGAGAAGATAAGCCCCGCACGGACGCACAGGTTATGAACTGGTTGAGCGAACGGCGACTACGCGCTGGCGGATCACTTGGATCTGGTTCTTCTGGCTCTTCTGGCTCTTCTTCTGGTCCTGGCTCTTCTGGAGGAGCAGGAGCAGGAGCAGGAAATGACGGTCTCCTTGCCTTCAGCGATGAGATGGCCATCAGTGGAGATGAGGGCTACGCCTTCATCGGTGAAGATGCTCCCGTGACCAAAGGCGCAATGGTCCGAATGGTGGGAACAATGGCTTCTGTGGATGATCTTGCGGGTCTCGGTACTCCTGCAGGCCGCGCTGCGGCCGATAGATCGGCATCCGCCGGTGCGAACATTGGTGTTCCCCGCCAATCTGAGAAGGCCAAGGCGCTCGATGATGCTCTAATGGCCTACCAACAGATGCGCGACCGTGATATGCGTCCCGTCGTCCGCAAGTAACAAAAGAACCAAAAGAACCAGAATCTAAACCAATGAGCCAGAATTATAGAGTAAGATATGTCAGCCCTCGCAGCCTTTTGTACTCTTGTCGTCGAATTCTTTGAAGATATTTCGGAGCAATATCCTGATGAAAAAGATATTGCTATGGCAGCTTCTGCCCTAAAATTCTTGAAGAAAACCAATCCGCGTCTTATTCACACCCAGTTTGTGAAAGCGATGACTACGGATCTCCGCCAACGGATACTCGATGAAGATGAGGAATTTATTATTAAGAAGGCGAAGGAGATTCTTGACAAGGGCGATACCAAAACGGCCCTCTGGATATTTGACAAACACTGGTCCACAATGTCGGAGACGAATAAACAGCTGGTCTGGAAATACATAAAGGCGATGGTTATACTGTCGGGGCGGGTCTAGCGTCTGGATTTCCCTCTGCTCCTGATTCCTTCAATAGTTCTTCTTCATTTTGTTTGGTTATTAGAGCCGGTACCTTCGGTTCCGGAGCTTTATTGTTATTATTCTCATCCGGTTTCAGATTCATAACGACCGCCCAGATAAACAGTGGATATTTATCCGTCGCTGTTAATATGTTAGGATCCTCTATTTGGCCAACAACCCGTCGCAGAATATTCTCAGCGTCCGTCATATATTCAATAGAGCCAACAAAATTTCCTCCTGCCTGTTTCATTGCGTTGATGAGCGCCGCAAATTTAGCAGGAGTTGCGCCCTGTTCGCTCAGCGTTTCGGTCATCAAGAACGCCAGAGTTGCCCCGACATCATAGAGATACGATGGTGTCTCAAATCCACTGTTAGGATTCAAACGGCTAAGATCGTCATCGTCGGTTCCAGACTGAACATCGTGAGGATCTATTGTTAGACCACGCCCATCCATACTGCTCTTCAGATCTTTGAAGCTGTAGTCGAGTGATTCAAATTCGGCATCCTTGTTCTGTTTGTATGCAGGATGGGTCCGTAGAGTTTCGACCCATTTTTCAATACGCATTCCTCCGCCAACCTGTTTGCGACGGCGCCTCCGTGTCCGACGCTTGGATTCGCCGTGTTGTTTACGTGTTTCCATTCTTCCTCTGATGAATGCGGTGATTTTAACACTACTAAATCACCGGATCTGAGCAAGTATGTCCTCTTCTTCTCCTTCTACGTTTTCATCGACACTGGCCTCCTTTTGTGATGAGCTCCGACAGACATTCCCCGAGCTCGCGACACCGATAGCCCGGGTGGCCTCGGCAACTCCTGCTCAGTTCTGGAAGATGTGGCGCTCTCATCTCGATATCCTAGTGGACTGCGATGCAGCGGCGCTCTTCAGTGAGCGCAAGGGTCTCGTGATCGGTGTTGTTCAGCTAACACCGGCTCTGTGGTCCGAAATTTCTGAAAAGACCCAGGAAGCCATTTGGCGATATCTGCGAACACTGATTCTGGAGGCCGCGTTGGAGAACAATCTGGAGAATATCGAGACGGCCGAGATGCAGAAACTCATCGACATTATGAATGCAGAGCGCGGTGATCCTGCAAGTGTACTGGAGGAGACAATGGATCATCTCAAACCTCTGCTGGAGCGGATGAAGGGGATCATTGGCTCTGGTTTTTCTGGTTTCTCTGGTATTCCTGGTATTCCTGGTTTTATGGATCTGTCCTCCGCCTTTGCTGGTTTTGCCGATTTGTCAGGAATGTCATTCCCTGAAATCCCGGAACGTCTGCGTAATGGTCGCATCGCGAAGCTCGCAGAGGAGATGTCCAAACAATTTGATCCCGCTGATTTCGGCATCGATCCCGCTCTGTTCGCCGGTGACAATGTGGAAAAAGTTCTCACTGGGCTCGCCGAGATATATCAGCGGGATCCGTCGAAACTGATGGCGGGTGCCCAGCGTATCGCCGAGAAGATCAAGAAGCAGATTCTCGGCGGCTCTCTTAATCGCGACGACCTCGTCGCGGAGGCACAGGAGTTCATCGCGATCTTCAAGGATCATCCGATGTTCAAGGAGATTCTGGGTAAGGTCGAGGGACTTATGGGTCCGGGTGGACTTGCCGACTTGTTAGGCGGTTCTGGTCTTCCTGGCTTTGGTGGCTCAGGTGGTGCTCCATCAGAGCGTCGCCGTGCCGTCCAGGAACGTCTCCGCAAGAAGCTGGCGGCTCGCAACAATAAGAAGTAGAAAGAGTAAGTAAGGAGTATGTCATCGTGTCCACGATTTTGGCTGGATGATCCCTCTATTCTTTGGTTAGAGGCCACGGAGTTCTTTCCCTTTACAGAGCACGATAAACGCTGCACGGCGTCGGCGCTCAATTCGTTTACACGGTTCGGTATCTATCTGGCTGTGCTTCTTACACTGGTCAGAATGGAGGTGACGTGGCTTGTGGTAGGAGTCCTCTTCGCCGGTTTCGCTGTTGGTGCCTGGAAGTTTATGGAGGGCAAAGGCGCTGTACGCGAAGGCTTTATCGACGGACAGCACTTCGATACGGCCGCACCGATTCTGGATCCGCGGGATGTCATCAACGAGTATGTTCCCGATGTGATCGGTGAACGGGCGCGGAGTCATCCTACACCGACGAATCCCTTTATGAATGTTCTTTTGACGGACATTGGTGATAATCCGTATCGTCCTCCGGCTCAGAATACGGGTTCTCAGGAGGTAAGAGCGGAGCTGGATTCGTATTTTCAGACTCTGTTCGCCGATGATCCCGGTGATGTGTTTAACCACACCTCGAGTCAGCGGAATTGGGTAACAATGCCGAGTTCGACGATTCCAAATGATCAGGCATCTTTTGCCAACTGGCTCTACAGAGTTCCGGGTCAGACGTGTAAGGAGGGCAATATGGCAGTGTGTAACTTCAACACGGGAGCGGAGGCGCTGCCGTGGCGCGAGATGCGTAAACTGACTTAGTCAGGGTCGTAAACTGACTTAGTCAGGGTCGTAAATTGACTTAAAGGGGGCTCTGCTCCCTTAGAGTGGAACCCTGTCTTTTGAGCCCCACAATAAATTACTTGGCTGAATCAGAGATGTCGTCATTTCAGATTCAGCAATTCACGCGGGTCCACGATGATCCCTGCGACCAGGCTGTCCAGAACAAGGAGGCCGCGGGCCCCGGTTCGTATCAGGTGACGAATCTGGTCCCGGCACAGTCGGAGTCTTATGATATTGCCTACCAGCAGCCGGCGGTTCCCGCTGCGCCAGGCTATGGCTGGTCGTCGGCGGCGATCCAGGTGGATTCGGTTCTCAGAAACCACGCGGTACAGACAAATTCGCCGCACTGCCCTCTCCGTGCTAGGACGCAGGCCCGGCCATTCGTATCGGTGCCGTATATGGGTCGCGGCAAGGGCGAGGCGGAGCTCGAGTCGCGTCTTCAACAGTCGGCCTATGGTCGCCTGGGCAAGGACTGCGGCACCATTTCGGACACGTTCTATGAGAACCAGTTCACGCCGCTCATTCCGTATGTGTCGAAGAATGTCCAGAACCCGGTGCATCTGATCCCTGAGGTGGCGGCCAATGGATGGGTACGGGCTGGCGTACCGAGCCGCCAATGGGTACGCGATATGAATTGTTAAGGGAATCGGCCCGGTTGTAGAGAGCGCAGCGAACGTAAACGGCACGATGACCGACTGTCGCGAAGCGACTATTTTAACCAGTCTATGACGCCAAAAAATGCGACTTGTCGCGAAGCGACTATTTTGACCAGTCTATGACGCCAAAAAATGCGACTGGGCCCAGTTGTAGAGAGGAAGCGTCAAAAAATGCGACCTAGAAAAACAAACACATCAAATAACTAACTCTAGTGTGATAAAGAATTCCCACACTAGAATCAGAGGATATGTTCGCGCTTGACATGGCAGACGTCAACATCAAACCCGCCACCCGAGTTCTCGATACGGTGGCCGGCGGATACACACAGATTCCCCAGAAATACTATCATCCCAATGGTGCCCGACACGCTCTAGGTCTCATCGGTGGCAACGATGTCAGTGTCGCCAGTGGCAATCTCGTCGACATAGAGTCCGATCTTCTGGGTACGACCCGTGATCTATCCAATGTACCGAGTCGCAAATTTCAGAAGACTATGGGTCCGAATGACGTCGCACCCCGACCGATAGTCTACGTAGAACGCAGCACTGGCAGAGCACGTACGGTGGACACTGCTCCCCGTCATCTTCCCACCAAACAGATGTTCAGCTATCCAGGTGTTCCGGCGCCTGCGCCTCTCGTACAAGATGTCTATGGTGCCCCTTGGCGGTTTTAAGTATTTTGTACTTAACACGCACAAAAGCAAATAATTTCGTCTCTAGACGATAGAGGACAAATGGCAGGGCTGGTGGAAATGGCGTCATTTATGAATGACTACGCAATGCGGGGCCAACACGGCGCCGATCGGTCGATGACGCGCTACCGCCACGATAATGGCAAGATGATCGAAAACAATGAGATTTCCACAGGACCCGGTCGGTGGGCACTCGGTGTTCCCAATGCCTACGGCAACGCGGCCTTCGTGGCAACACCAACAACCATTAATCAGCGCTGGGGCGCGGCCCACGATATGACGAGCACCAAGACGGATGTGGAGAGCGATCTCAAGAATCTAGGGCGTCCGACTGTCCGGACCACGTGTGGACAGTATCAGCCGGAACAAGGCGCGGCTGTCGCTTCCCGCCTGACTGCTATGCCCGAGGCGGATTTCCCTCAGACTGCGAGTCATCTTGTGGATCCGCCGTGTACTCTCCGTGGCACGGGCATCAATCGGTGGCAATGGCTGTGTGAGAATCCGCAGGAGAATGTGATGGTACCGTTCGAGTATCTCGTGGATTCCCGACACGCGGCGAAGGATACCGTCTACAATGCGATGGACAAGCCTCTGGAGAACTCGAAGGCCGTACGGGAACGCCAGTTCCGCTGTGGCGAAGTCTTTATGGAGCCGGCGGTGCCAGTACCGAGACCACGTGGACCCAAGGATCCGCAGAATTTCTCGGACACCGTACCCGGTGCCCCACAGAAACAAGTACAGACACCTCCGCCGGCGCGCTACAACGCCACGGGAGCACCGAAACAAGGTTCTAGTTACTCGGGAGCACTAGGTGCTCCGCCCCGCGGGCCGCCGACGGTGGGTGAACGCGAACGTGCTGAGACAGGTGTGTTAGCTCCTCCGCCGCCGTTCAGTGCCTTTATTGCTCCTCATTAGTCGCTAGACGCACTAAAGTGCTTCACAATCCTCATTAAGGGGCTCTGCCCCTTTGAACCCCGTTGTCTATTTGAACCCCGTTGTCTATTTGAACCCCGTATCTCCATAACCAACAATTTAAATCAAAGGGGCGCTGAACCTCTCTGATTAAAATTGGTACCGAACGTTAGAGGAAATGGAACTTGCCGCTGTGGCTGCATTGGTCGGCCTGGGATATATGTTAACCAAAAAATCGAGCGATGCCACTGCTGAAGGCTTTGACTCCATCAGCCAGAATATCGAGTTCCCTAATGGTGGACAGCCGCCGCCCCTATACGAAGAAGAGCGAACGCCTCCCGGTCAGGCTACTATTCCGGGCTCACCCCGTCAGCCCAGTCGGGCACCAGAGGGACAACTTGATCAATTCTATCAGCTGCCCTCTGGTGGCTCTCTGCCTGCGAATCCGATCACACAACCGGATCTCTATCCGCCAAATGTCGCATTTTCATCGGTGGGACCCCAACCTCAATCCTACAATGTCAGTTCTGTGAAGATGAACACATCAGGTTTAGAAGCCCCGCCGACCTATAACAATGGCCAACCCTATGTATCGGCTCTGACCGGTCTTCCGATGGCCGCGACCGACTTCACGCACAACAATATGGTTCCTTTCTTCCGCGGATCGGTCAAACAGAATATTCGCGGTGATGCGAATACGGCGGCACTCGACAATATGGTGGGCGCGGGGCGCACCCAGATCGAGAAACGCGAACAGGCACCGTTGTTCGATCCCGTCCGTGAACCCACCGGCAATATTACCGGCCTTGAGAATATTTCTAATTTCTTCCAGGATCGCGTCGTTGTCAGTACGAATCGTGCAAATGAGACGCCTATTGAACAGATCCGTGTTGGCCCGGGTGTCAATCAAGGTTTCTCTTCGCTGCCCATCGGCGGTTTCCAGCAGCTTGAGGTGCTCGAAGTCGCCCGTCGCGGTCTTTCGGTAGATGAGCTCCGTGCGACATCGAATCCGAAGCTCACATTTGAGGGCGTCGTGATTCCGGGTCACGCCATCGGAACCCAGCGCGGAGACATCGGCGAGGTCCGCAAGTATCGTCCCGATGCTTTCTTCTTGAACGAACACGGTGAGCGCAACTTCGTAGCCGGCAACACGGAGAATCTGAAACCCGTGGTCCGCTCCGATGTGGTGATGAAGTTCCAGACCCGTCAGGAAACGTCGGAGGAATTCCAGGGTCCGGCTGTAATGGCAGAATCCAAGGCGACCTACAATGTGCCGTCGTTCCGTGCGCCGTTTGCTCGGCAACAGGATGGCTACGGTTTCCGTCACGCGGATGGTTCGAACTACGGTACGCCGAACACTGATGCGCCGAACAATGATTTCGGCGCCAAGGCGTATGAACTGCCGGTGAATCAGCGCAATATGACGTCGGAGCGCGGTCAGGCACTCAATCTGGTGACGGCGGGTTCGCCCCAGGCACTGACAGTCTATGATCCGAATGACGTGGCGCGGACGACGGTGCGTGAGACGACGGGTGCGAACGACTGGATCGGTGGGGCGATGGGTGTGGAGGCCACGAAGCTCACGGTGTATGATCCCACGGATATTATGCGTCCGACGCTGCGTAACACGAATGCGGAGGTCGACACGGCGCTCAACGTCACGCGGGCAGGTGTCGGTAGCATGCAGAAACTCGCGTTCCCTGATGGAATGCGCGCCACCACGAAGGAGCAGATTTCCGCTGCATCGGCCCACACGGGATCCGCGGGTCGGGCACGGGCAACGGGCGAACAAGTCTACGATACAGCATACGCGATGCGCCAGAGCGCAAACAAGGAGTTAGTGGCCAAGGGCCGCAGGCCCGTTGCGGGCGCGGGCAACTTGCCGCTCTTTAATGGCGAGGACAACGTGAATCTGACGTACCGTAAGATCGATTCGGATTTCCGCAATGATCGTGACAATGTTGTTAGTCGTGTCAGTGGCGTGGGAGCCGGTGTCGATGCGATTGGTCTCCAGCGGCCCAAACAGTTGCTACAGATCAATGTGGCACAGGATCGAAACTACGAATCGATTCTGGATATGCTGGATGACAATCCGTATGCGCTCCAGGTGCCGAAGATCGCGCGGGGTGATCCACGGGCACTTCATAAGATGGGCCCCGCCGAAATGGCGTTGACATCTTGTTAGGGCCGTCAAAACGTGACGCAACACATTACAATCCCCATTGACAAACTAACACTGAGATGGAGACTCCTGCTGAAGAAGCAGAGGCCCAGGTCCGCCGACTTCTTACAACGCTGTTTGTTATCCGCGCCAAACGTTATCTCAAGACTCTATCCGAACACTACGGATGGAGTCCTGAAACTCTTGCGGAATACGAGACCCGATTTATTAAGCCGGGTGATTGTGTGCCTATATTTGTGCCACCTTGTTATAAAGAGTAACGATGAATGCCTTCATCTTCGTTTCTGATCCGGAAATCCAGTGATAAAATTTAAGGGCGGCGAGCACGAGAATAGTTCCGATAACAACACCGGCCGATTCTAGCGCCGGGTGTTTAAACGTTTTGAACTGGCTGAGGAAGTATTTATCGATCGACAGTGCGATTAATATGGAAAGAGCAGTAGATAGGCCGTTATTCAGGAGATTAATGGACTGTGCGTCAGTTAGTCCGAATAGATTCCATAGAGATTCAAGTAGATCCTCTACTAATAAGAAGTTGAACGCATCCACGAGGCCGAATATAATGGATGACATCATTCCCAGTGCGACCAGTTTGAATATCTCTGTGTCAAACGACATTTTCTATCTAACGTCTACATTTTCGCGTTGCCCTTCTTTGTCTACGGCTTCGTCGCCCACCCTTTCTGCTTCTGTTTAGTGAGAGGCGTCGCGCTGCGTTAAGCGCATTGTATTGTTGTTTGGCTTGTCCGGCATTTCCGCTTGAGTTACTCATTGTTCTTGTAGCAATTCCAGTCCACATTTCTCTGTTAGCATTTCGATTCGCATTCGCTCTAGCTACTCTAGCTGTTTCTGCGTTTCTAATCGCTTTCGCGTTAGCAGTGTTAAGGATGTTCTTCTCTGTAGCGCCTCGTTCGAGCAACAGCGCCACGACGCCGCTGCGACCCCCCATCCTCGCAAGATCAAGAGGTGTTTGTCTGTCTATGTTCCTCACATTTATCTTAGCGCCCTTATCGAGCAACAGCTCCACGACATCTGTTTTACCTCTGGCAGCTGCTGAGTGAAGAGGGGTATCATCCTTCGTATCTTTTGCGTGTACAGAGGCACTTTTATTAAACAGCAGGTCCGCGACTACTGCATTACCCGCTAAGTGAAGGGGCGTAGTACCGTCATTTTCCTTAGCTTTCGCATCAGCACCCATCTCAAGAAGCTTCTTCGTAATGTCTGAGCTACCATATTCAGCTGTTAAGTGAAGAGGGGTAGTACCTTTCGTATTTGTCGCATTCACTTCAGCACCCTTCTCAAGCAGCAGTGTCACGACATTCGTGGAACCCACCATAGCTGCTATGTGAAGAGGGGTATAGCCATTCTTGTCTTTTGCGCGCACATCAGCACCGTTAGCGAGCAGCAGTGCCGCAATGTCCGCAAGGCCTTTGCCATATGCAGCTGTTAAGTGAAGAGGGGTAGAGCCATTCGTATCTCTTGCGTTTACATCGGCACTCTTCGCGAGAAGCTTCTTCACGACTCTCCCGTGGTTTTTTATAACTGCTAAATGAAGAGGGGTATTACCCTCCGTGTCTCTTGCATTTATATCGGCACCCTTTGCGAGCAGAATATCCACTTCTTCCGGAATATCCCTTATAGCCGCTATGTGGAGGGTTGTCTGATAATTACCGTTACCTGCCATATCTATAAATTAATCATAATTTAAAATATGCCATCTAAGAAAAAAACAGTCGGATCTTGTCCCGAATCTGGACGCGGCAGATGTAGCACGCGGTCATCTGGGTCCGACAGCATTCATCGCAAAATGTGTGTCCGCAGGGCGTGACGGCCTGACTGACCTCCTTCGTCATACAGATGGTACACGTCGGATTCGCCGGCCGTTGAAAATTCGCCAGAGAAACGACTCCCTTCAACGTCGTGAATCGCTTGTACTGTTCCACGAGTTCTCGGTAATCGTCTTCGATGCTGATTTTGCCGAGAATACTGTCCAAGTAGACCCGCGTCGGTTCCGTCATCACTTCGAGGGCGGCAGTGGGCTCCATAAACATCAGATCATTTACGCGTCCAACAATGGTCTCGAGACGCTTGAGTTTCTCTTCGAGACGGCCTTCGGCCGCCGCGAGTCCCTGTGCCGTATTCGCATAGAGTCGCACGGCCTTTCTCAGGTGCTCGCGGAGCACGGCAGGTGCGACACCGATTTCGGATTCCACCCACGCGGTTGTGTCGGTCATCGATGTTGGTAGCGCAAGATCCCGTGTCGACGACGTGAAACTCCACGTGGATTTGGTATATTTATTGAGAACATCGGTACAACGACGGGTGATTTCAGCGGTGCCCGACGACACATCGGCTAACAGAAATTGAATGATGCGTCCGTTGTGATGTGTTAGACAATCCTGGAGATTGCGGCGCCAAGACCGGAGGAATTGACGGTCATCGGGAACACCGACACCGATATCGTGGAGGTGGCGCGTGCTGATATTATGTATAGCGCCGGTCATTGGGCCAAGACTGGGCGACGCGTGGACAGGACCGGATCCGGCATCTTGTTCTTCCCAACCGGTAGGGGCCAAGGGACGATCCATCTTCTCTCTTCTCTCCTTCTGCTAGAAGGTTTAGATGGTTTGAACCACGCGATCTTTCTAAACAGCATCGATATCAACGTCTTCATCATCCTCAGCTTCTCCTGCTTCTCCTGTCTCTTCTTTGGCTTCGGGATCGAACATTTCATCGAGGCCCTCTTCTCCTTCTTCAGCAAGAAAGAGACGTGGATGAATGTCGGATTCTTTGCGGATGCTGCGCCAATGTGCCCGATTGTATTTACTGATAATATCGGCCACTTCATTTGCCTCTTTTTTCTCTTTGGTTTCGACCAGGTTTCCTGACACATCAGAATCAGAATCAGAGTCCGAATCCGTAAAACTCCGATACGAAATGAGAACAATATCACCGACTTCTATTTTCTGCTTCTTCGGACCCTTACACAGAGAGCCACGGATCTTACATTTGCGCTCCTTGCCATCGTTGCAGAAGCAGAGCACACGACGGTTCCCGAGCATCGCGACGGCGCGGGCGTAGTCCTGATCGGCATCTCGCCCGAAGAATTTGTCGACTTTATCGGCGGTGCCGGCGGCGGGTTTCTTTCCTTTCTTGAAGGCTTTACCGCCACGGAGATTGCGTGACACAGGCATTATCCATATATGGGGCCTATCGCTTTATACTCTAGAAGTATACGATCCATATTTATCGTGTCACTAGATATAGGGATGTCTAGCCAGATCATAACGCAAAAACTAAAGATATGCGACGCACCGAATAAGCGAACAACGTGTATAGATATAAGTGCGAATACACCGGTTCCAACAATACAGAGTCAAGCAGCGGCAACTGGATCTGTTAGTGAATTAAGCAATCCTGTTAGTTATATTATGCTGCCTGCTGTAGCTGTATCATCGAGTGAGAGGACCGAACAAATTAGGGTATATATTATGTTGTTGGATGCACATACGTAAACTACAAACAATATAGTTTGGATGAATCTCCGATCCATCCAAACTAGCGTATGGTCAGTTTCGATTATTATATACGATTCCAGATAATAGAGGAGAATGAGCGCCAGATCGTGTCGGCTCCAGCAATATGTGACAGAATGTATTCCGATAGGACAGCAAGGCCCTCCTGGATCACAGGGCGCACAGGGTCTTTCTGGATCTATTTTCAGAAAGGGCGACACGGGCGCGCAGGGCCTACTAGGATCCACTGGAGTAACAGGATCCACTGGAGCACAGGGTTCAAATGGTAGAACAGGCGGCACGGGTTTTACGGGATTTACAGGAAGACGAGGATATCAGGGATCATTCGGTCTTTCTGGACCGGTAGGATTCCAGGGTATTGTAGGACCCTTAGGTTATGGACCACAAGGAGCACAAGGACTCTCAGGAGCTGTGGGTATAGCAGGCCTGGATGGGCTACAAGGCGCCATTGGCCCAACGGGCCCACAAGGAGCAGATGGTCCAACGGTAGTGGGTACACAAGGATCGGTGGGCCCACAAGGCGCTGCGGGTCTCGTCGGTTCACAAGGCATACAAGGTTCTCTTGGACCGAACGGATTACCTGGCGCCGCGGGTCGGGCTGGTCAAAGTATTTGGACCCCAGCGTATTATCCCGTAGGGAATGTATCGACCTCGTCGACTACTTCCGGCGGAGTATCCGTGAATACGTCGGGTGTATCGGTCTCACTGACTACGCCAGGTGCGTATACGAAAACAGGCGGTACAAATGGTAGCTGGGATTCCGCGGTTCGATCCATCCAGAAATATATATTGGGCTGTTTTGTAAGTTTCAATGTGCCAACAGTGGGACCGTACGCAGTAGGTCTCAGTGATTATAATCCGGTGGATTATATTCCGACAAATTCCACGCTATCCAATATGGGCTATTATGTGTTGTTAGATACATCAGGACTTGCGTCATATTGGACAAGAAGTGTCAGGCTCGCAACTAGCCCGTATGTCGCGTGCGATGCGTTCACGATTATCTATAACGGTGTTTCTGTATTTTATTACCACAATACACAACTTATATGTTCGATAGCACGACCTGTTTCATCTCCTCTATATCTGGATACGTCGTTTTATTATCTTAATTACACAGTGACGAATCTTGTATTTGGCCCAATCGCATATGTGGGAAATATGGGTGATGTTGGATTTCAAGGAGCCACTGGACAGCAGGGGGATCTGGGAGCGCAGGGAAATCAGGGCGCTCAGGGGCCAATAGGTGATTTTGGAATCGGTCATTGGACACCCGTTTACTATACAACGACGTCGTCGTCGTATGTCGCCCGTTCAGCTGGATATACATTTACAAAAATCGGGCTCACACCGAATGCGGATGCCACTGTTAGGTCACTAGAGCAATATCCGACGGCATATGTTAGTTTTGTATCCATAATGAGCAGCCCGCTAAATGTTCTTATTGGTCTAAATGATTATCCTTCATCAACGATTCCTCCTTTAGAGCCAATACAATTTCTGCTTGGTTTTTACATTACAACTATTGGAGGTGTTGGACGCGCACAGTTTCTCGTGAATGGTAATCTATTAAATGATATTTCATGTAATGGTGGAGACGTATTTATGTTAACATATGATGGATATACTGCTAGATTCTATAGGAACGGCAATATTGTATATAGTGACAACAGAGCGCAGCAATTATATCCAGCGTTATATTTGGATACGGTATTTTCATCAGGAGCAGTAACAAGTCTTGATATTGGACCTTTTGGACCGATGGGAGCAACGGGAAATCCAGGAGTAAATGGAGTAACAGGCGCAACAGGACCGACGGGGTCAGCAGGAGGTGGGGGTAGATCTGGAGGAACTGGACCAACAGGAGCAACGGGATTTCAAGGAGCGACAGGAGGGACAGGAGATATTGGGAATCAAGGAACTAAAGGGGCAAATAATAAACAAGGCGACAAGGGCACAACTGGATATCAAGGGGGAATAGGAGCGACAGGGGCAACGGGGTTTCAGGGAGATCCAGGAGCTAGTAGCGGAACGTCACAAACAGGCGCAACAGGTTATCCAGGATACGACGGGGCAATAGGATCTACTGGAGATATAGGGGATCCAGGAGCTAGTAGTGGAATATCACAAACAGGCGCAACAGGATATCAAGGATACAACGGGGCAATAGGATCTACTGGAAATATAGGGAATCAAGGAACTAGTAGCGGGACGCCACAAACAGGAGCGAGAGGAACCACCGGAGTAACAGGAGATACAGGATCCAGTGGATCAGTATCCTCTTTAATGGTCGCTGTTGGAGATAGCACTAACAATATCTCATATTCAACCGATGGTAAAATATGGACTGCTGGTACTGGTGGATTTAGTACCGATGGTCGAGCAGTAGCGTATAATGGATCTATATGGGTCGCTGTTGGAAGCGCGACACCTACTATTTTATGGTCGGCCGATGGTAAAATATGGACCGCTGCTACTGGTGGGCTTGGCAACATCGGCAAAGCGGTTGCGTGGAGTGGATCTAGGTGGGTCGCTGTTGGAAGCGGCGTACCTAGTATTGTATACTCAGATAATGGGATAAACTGGAGCGCTGCTAATGGTGGATTTACTTTTACTAATAGTTGCGAAGCAGTAGCGTGGAATGGATCTAGGTGGGTCGCTGTTGGAAGCGGCGTACCTATTATTGCATACTCAGATGATGGGATAACCTGGTCAAATGGTCAAGGATCATTATTTTCTAGTGGCAGCGCAGTAGCGTGGAATGGATCTCTATGGGTCGCTGTTGGAAGCATCGTAAATACTATTGTATACTCAGATAATGGGATAAACTGGAGCGCTGCTAATGGTGGATTTACTAATGGCAGCGCAAACTATGGAAAAGCAGTTGTGTGGAATGGATCTAGGTGGGTCGCTGTTGGATCTAGCTACGTCAGCGGCGGCCAAAATAGAATTGTATACTCAGATGATGGAAAAAACTGGAGCGCCACTAATGGAGCCACATTTGGTAATCCTGGTGATTTGGGTTATGGCATTGCCGTTGCGTGGAATGGATCTAGGTGGGTCGCTGTTGGATATAGCAGCACAAATAAAATTGTATACTCAGATGATGGGATAAACTGGGGCACCACTACTGGTGGATTTAGTAGTTTTGGTATGTCGGTTACGTGGAATGGTTCTATATGGGTCGCTGTTGGAGCTGGGACAAATAAAATTGTATGGTCTGCCGATGGTATAATCTGGATCGCTGCTACTGGAGCACCATTTAGTACCCAAGGCAATGCAGTCGCATCAAAATTCGTAACATCACAAGCTGCGTTGCAGGCCATATTTCTAGATTATTATAGAAGGTACGGTCTAATATAAATAAAGTATCGGATTCACTCAGGATCCGAGTACAAATGTAATCCCGGAATTATACTAGAGGTAATAGAGGATGAGCGCCAGAGCGTATAGGCTCCAACAATCTATAACAGAGTGTATTCCACTGGGGCCGCAAGGCCCTCCTGGACCGCAGGGCGCACAAGGTCCGCCAGGATCCGCTGCTAATAAAGGCGATACTGGTGCGCAGGGCGTTCAAGGTATCAGAGGTGTCACTGGATCCACAGGATCACAAGGTACAATTGGTAGAACAGGCACCACGGGTTTTACGGGATATACAGGAGCACAGGGGAGACAGGGATCTACCGGTCCTGAGGGACCAAGAGGATTCCAGGGCAGTATAGGACGCGCCGGCGTTGGAGCACAGGGTTCTATCGGACCGGTTGGACCAGTGGGACTACCAGGAACTGATGGAGCGCAAGGTGATGGTGGGCCAACAGGTCCACAAGGAGCCAACGGTAGAGCAGGTGTGGGTATTCAGGGACCGGCTGGCGCACCAGGTCCAGCGGGTATTGCCGGTACGCAGGGAGGACAGGGCCCTGTCGGACCTAACGGTTTGCCTGGTGCCGTGGGTCAGGTCGGTCAAGGAATGTGGACTCCCGTATATTATCCCGCCGGTAATGTCTCCGCCTCGGCGACTACTCCGGGAACATTTACGAAAGTGGCGGGGACAAATGGTAGTTGGGATTCCGCTGTTCGATCTGCCCAGGAATATACGTTAGGCTGTTTTGTTAGTTTCACAGTTCCAACATTGGGAGCCTACACAGTAGGTCTCAGTGATGTCAGCGAGACCAATTATATTCCAACAAATGCGACATTATCCAGAATAGGCTACTATGTTACACTTGATATATTGGGAGTTGCGTCATTTTGGGTTAGAAATGTCAAAGTTGCCACGAGTTCGTATTTGGCCAATGATTCTTTTGCGATTATTTACGATGGTGTGGCTGTATGGTACTATCAGGAAACAACGACGGCGATTATTTGTCAGGCCACATCTCTTATTTATAATATTGTTCGTCCTGTTTCAACTGCTCTGTATCTGGATACATCGTTTTATAACCAGAATTATTCGATAACGAATCTCGTGTTTGGTCCAATGGGATCTGGAGGAACTCAAGGCGACAGAGGGAATCAAGGAAACAATGGATCTCAGGGATCGACCGGTCCGCGAGGATATCAAGGAAACACGGGAGCAACAGGAGATTTCGGAGTTGGTCAATGGACACCTGTATATTATAGTACGTCCTCTGCGTATATTGCTCAGGGATCAGGGAATACATTTACGAAAATCGGGCTCACACCGAATGCGGATGCCGCAGTACGATCGGCACAGAGCTATGCGATCGTATATATTAGTTTCATCATTGGTACAGTCGCAAATGTTGTTGTTGGTCTAAACGATCAATCTCCAGCATCCTATCCCCCTTCAGGACCAGGTACATTTCGTTTCGGTTATAATTTAGTAAGTTCTGGTTCCGCAAGTATAATTGTGAACGGTAGTGCGATTGGCAGCAGTCTGACATATATTTCGGGAGATGTGTTTATGATAACATACGATGGAATTACTGCGATTTATTATAAGAATGGCGCAAAGCAGTACAGTGTAGTACAAACAATAACGGCGCCGTTATATTTGGATACAGCATTTACAACAGGAGGAATAAGAGGTCTCAGTATTGGAACATATGGACCAGCTGGAGCAACAGGTGCACAGGGAACACCTGGAGTGGATGGAGCAACAGGCTCACAGGGAACAGCAGGGGGAGCAGGGAGTGATGGAGTGACTGGAACAACAGGTGCTCAAGGATTTCAAGGAGCAACAGGTATACAAGGATTATTTGGCCCTCAAGGACAGACTGGTCCACAAGGAAAGCCTGGTGATACTGGAAATACAGGATATACAGGAGATACTGGAAGAACTGGCGCCCAGGGATATCAAGGATCTATTGGAGCCGCAGCAGATTATGGCGGAACCGGCTTCACTGGCCCACAGGGGTTTCAGGGATTAACCGGTCCCCAGGGATATAAAGGATTTAATGGGGCAGACGCTTATGGTGTGACTGGATATACAGGTCTACAGGGATTTCAGGGATCAACCGGTCCCCAGGGATATAGAGGATTTAATGGAGCAAACAGTTCTTATGGCGGAACAGGATCAACAGGAGCACAGGGATTTAAAGGGTCAACCGGTGGAGTAAGCGGAGTATTACCACTAACTCCTTTATCAATGATGGCTGTTGGAAGCACACCTCTTATTTTACGGTCAGATGATGGAACAATCTGGAACACTGTTACTAATGGTGGTGGTGGAAATATTAATAGTATGACAGGATTTGCAGTTGCGTGGAACGGATCTATGTGGGTCGCTGTTGGAAGCGGCACACCTACTATTGTACGGTCAAATAATGGGACAACCTGGACCGCTGCTCAAAATGGATTTAGTAGTTATGGTACGTCGGTTACGTGGAATGGATCTATATGGGTCGCTGTTGGGGAAGGGACAAGTACTATTTTATGGTCTTACGAAGGTGATTACTGGTACAATGCGGATGGAACAACATTTAGCGGTGGCGTCACTCCCCATGGGTGGGCAGTTAAATGGAATGGATCTATTTGTGTCGCTGTTGGAAAAGGCACATCTACTATTTTATGGTCTAATAATGGTAAAAACTGGACCGCTGCTACTGGAACAACATTTGGTGTCAAAGGGTGGGCAGTTGCGTATAATGGAATTAGGTGGGTTGCTGTTGGACAAGGTACATTCGAAAAAATTTTATGGTCGGATGATGGTAAAACCTGGACCAATGTTACTTTACCAGCTTCATCACTTACTACCCAAGGGTGGGCAGTTGCGTGGAACGGATCTAGGTGGGTTGCTGTTGGACAAGGCAGCAGCGCAAATACAATTGTATGGTCGGATGATGGTAAAACCTGGACCGTTGCTACTAGATCTGGATCCGTCCAGTTTAGTAACCCCGTCTATGCGATTGCGTCGAATGGATCTAAATGGATTGCTGTTGGAGACGGGACAAATAATATTTTTTGGTCGGATGATGGTAAAATCTGGAATTTTGTGACTAATATTAAATTTAGTATCGCCGGCCAAGCAGTTGCGTGGAATGGAATTAGATGGGTTGCTGTTGGACAAGGCAGCAGCGCAAATACTATTTTATGGTCGGATGATGGGACATCCTGGACCGCTGCTTCTAGTGGATTTGGTAGCATCGGCAAAGCTGTTGCGTCAACCAACGTCTGGAAAACAACTCCCGCAAGTTCACAAGCAGCATTAACAACATTACAGAATAGTTATTACGCAAGGTTTGGCCCAGTATAATCACACATAATTTAGTCTTGATTCATACTCTAAACAACGTTTGAGTACAAATATAATCCCGGAATTATACTGGAGGTAATAGAGGATGAGCGGTAGAGCGTGTAGGATCCCGCAATATTTACTAGGGTGTACTCCACCAGGGCCAGAAGGTCCTACTGGACAGCAGGGCGCACAAGGTCAACCTGGAACTATCGTTAACAAAGGCGATACAGGCGCACGGGGCGCTCAAGGAAACAGAGGTGCCACTGGAGACACAGGAGTAAAAGGATCCACAGGTAAAACAGGCTCCACGGGTTCTACAGGATTTACAGGAGGTCGTGGTCCGCAGGGATCTACCGGTCCTTTTGGATCACGAGGAAATCAAGGTAGTATAGGACGCGTCGGTCCTGGCGCACAGGGTCAGATAGGACCGGTTGGACCCGTGGGGCGATCAGGAAAAGATGGAAATTCTGGTGATACTGGTCCAGTTGGCCCACAAGGAGCCACCGGTAGAGCAGGTGGGGGTATTCAGGGACCAACAGGTATCCCAGGTGGAGCGGGTAGTGTTGGTTCACAAGGCGTACAGGGTCCTGATGGACCTAATGGATTGCCTGGTGCCGCGGGTCAGGCCGGTCAAGGTATGTGGACACCGCTGTATTATCCCGCTGGAAATGTAGTAGCCTCGGCGACTACTCCGGGAACATTTACGAAAGTGGCGGGGACAAATGGTAGCTGGGATTCCACTGTTCGATCCGCCCAGGAATATATGATGGGTTGCTTTGTTAGTTTCACGGTTCCAACACTGGGAAAATACGCGGCAGGACTAAGTGATTATAAGCCGTCTAATTATACTCCAACAAATGCGACATTATCCAGAATGGGCTATTATGTTACGCTCGATACTTCAGGGATTAATATAGGTGTTGCGTCTTTTTGGGTTGGAAATGTCGTAGTTGCCACAAGACCTTATTTGGCCAACGATTCGTTTTCAATTCTCTATGATGGTGTGGCTGTATGGTACTATCAGGAAACAACGACGGCGATTAATTATCAGACAACCTCTCTCATATATAAAGTTGCTCGACCTATTTCTACGGGACTATATCTAGATACGTCGTTTTACAATCTGAATTATACAGTGACGAATCTTGTTTTTGGACCAATGGGAATTGCGGGAAGTCAGGGTGAAACGGGTACTCAAGGATTAAATGGATCTCAGGGACGAACAGGTCCGCGCGGAAATCAAGGGAACCAAGGAGAAACGGGAAGTATTGGATACGGTCAATGGACACCTGTTTACTTTAGTACCTCCTCCGCATACATTGCCCTGACAACGGGGAATACGTTTACAAAAATAGGATCCTCGTCATCTCCTGATGCCGCGGTACGATCGGCACAGAGCTATCCTACAGTATATATTAGTTTCATTATTAACACAGCAGCAAATGTTGTGGTTGGACTAAACAATCAATCGCCGTCAACGTATCCTCCTTCGGGACCAGGTACATTTCGTTTCGGTTTTAATTTAATAAATTCTGGTTTTGCAAGCGTAATTGTGAACGGTGCGCCGGTTATCAGTGGTTTAGTATATAATATCGGAGATATGTTTATGATAACATATGATGGGACAAAGGCGATTTTTTATCAGAATGGCGCGACGCAGTACAGTGTAGTACAAACAACAACGGCGTTATATTTAGATACTGCGTTCACATCGGGATCAATAAGAGGTCTTATTATTGGGACGTATGGACCGGTTGGATCAAATGGAACACAAGGGACTACAGGAATTGATGGAGCAAGAGGGGGAGGAGGAGCACCAGGAGCACCAGGAGGTGATGGCGGAACAGGAGCAACAGGTGCTCGAGGATTTCAAGGGGCAACAGGTACATGTGGAGCGACGGGGTCTACTGGACTGACTGGTCCACAAGGAAATCTAGGATTCACCGGAGATGTAGGTGATCCTGGATCCACAGGAACAACTGGCGCCCAGGGATTTCAAGGAGCTACTGGTGCTCTAGGAAGTGGTGGCGGCGGAACAGGAGAAACAGGAGAACAGGGAGTTCAAGGAGCAATTGGACCTCGAGGAAATCAAGGATCTACCGGACCACCAGGAAGTGGTGGTGGCGGAACAGGAGAAACAGGAGCACAGGGAGTTCAAGGAGCAATTGGACCTCGAGGAAATCAAGGATCTACTGGACCACAAGGAAGTGGTGGTGGCGGAACAGGAGCAACAGGAGCACAGGGATTTCAAGGAGCAACCGGCGCGTCGAGCAGTAATGCGATGGTACCTATGTTAATGGTCGCTATTGGACAAGGGACAAATACTATTTTATGGTCAGATAATGGTATAAACTGGACCGCAGCAGCTACTGGTGTATTTACTACAGTCGGCTATGCGGTTACGTGGAATGGAAAAAGGTGGGTTGCTGTTGGAAGCGGCACATCTACTATTTTATGGTCAGATGATGGTAAAAACTGGACCGCTGCTACTGGAGCAACATTTACTACCGAAGGCCGAGCAGTAGCGTGGAATGGATCTATATGGGTTGCTGTTGGAAAAGGCACATCTACTATTGTATGGTCAGTAGATGGTAAAATCTGGACCGCTGCTACTGGAGCAACATTTACTACCGAAGGCCGAGCAGTAGCGTGGAATGGATCTATATGGGTTGCTGTTGGAAAAGGCACATCTACTATTTTATGGTCGACCAATGGTGCGACGTGGACAGCTGCTACTGGAGCAACATCTATGCTCCAAGGCAACGCCGTTGCGTGGAATGGAATAAGGTGGGTTGCTGTTGGAAGCGGCTCGGATAGGATTGCATGGTCGGATGATGGTAAAACCTGGACCGCTGTATCCATTTCTGCGCTAATATTTAATGGAGGAGGTAATGCCGTTACGTCGAATGGATATATATGGGTAGCTGTTGGATTAGGTGGAGGCACAGCTACTATTATATGGTCAGATGATGGTAAAACCTGGACCGCAGCAGATACTGTATTTACTACAGCCGGCTATGCGGTTACGTGGAATGGAATAAGGTGGGTTGCTGTTGGAAGCGGCACATCTACTATTTTATATTCAGATAATGGTAAAAACTGGTTCGGTGTTACTGGATTTACCGGCGCCGGCACTGCGGTTACGTGGAATGGATATAGATGGGTCGCTGTTGGAAGCGGCACATCTAAAATTTTATATTCAGATGATGGTATAACCTGGAATGCTGCAGCAGCCACTTCTGGGACAACAATATTTAGTAGCACAGGCAATGCTGTAACATCAAACAATATCTGGAAAATATACCCATCATCTTCAGAAGCAGCAGTCAACGCATTTCTTCTTAATTATTCAAACCGATTCGGTTTAATATAGGTTTGAATTCTAACTCATACTATTAGAGGAATATGAGTTGTCGTCTCCAGCCATATGTAATAAGCTGTGTCCCACCAGGCCCACAGGGCCCGGTTGGTCAAATAGGACCACAAGGAGTACGCGGGCCGCTAGGAGTAACAGGTTATACTGGTGCACAGGGCATTGATGGATCAGCACATGATACAGGAGCAACTGGAATACAAGGATCAACCGGTCGAACAGGTGCGACCGGTGTGACCGGTGCACAGGGCATCGATGGTTCAGCAGAGGATACAGGAGCCACTGGATCCACTGGTTTCACAGGTTTCACTGGTTTTACTGGTTTTACAGGAGCAACAGGATTCACTGGATTCACTGGTTTCACAGGATTCACTGGATTCACAGGATTCACTGGAGCAACAGGATTCACTGGTTTCACTGGTTTTACTGGTTTTACAGGAGCAACAGGATTCACGGGTTTTACAGGAGCAACTGGATTCACAGGTTTTACAGGAGCAACAGGTCCTAGTCCACCGTTGAAAGTCCCGAATCAGACAATCACCGGAATATCTCTAGATCTGACAAATTCTTCGTATCCATCTGGATTATACTACAACATAACAAATAGTGGATTTAATTCTATAATATTACCGACCGTGGTCCCATCCATCAGTGGAACATTTTGGGTGATCCGAAACAATACGAGCACGTATCTAAGTGTTAGTCTCACCGGCACCCTGGGAACTCTAACAACGCCGTTAGCAATCGCCCCGAGTACAAGTGTAGCGATTGTAGTATCTAATTCTACTCCTGGTACATATATACTATTATAGATCAGATCTATAGGAGATGGATTTTATACAGGGGCTATCGAAGAGAGAATGGCCATTTTCGCCACAGTCTCTGCCAAACTGTCTATTATGGTTGGATGCTGCGGATTCTTCTTCTTATACATTGACGACCGGAAATATCACTCAGTGGAAGAATAAAGGTTTCGCAGGTGGCACTACTACCACTGTCAGTGGCACAATCACACCGTCATCAAATATGTTCGTTTTCGGAACAAACGCCTATATAACAGCGCCGTCTCTGGCATTTACACAAACAGATCGTACAGTGTTTATAGTAAGCAATGTCGCGGGCGGTTATACAATTCAGCTACTGTCTTCGGTCGGTGTCAATATGATCGATGTACAGTTCCAAACTACGGGTACAAATTTACAACTCCGCGTAAATGACAACAACATTTATGTTGCTAGTTCGCCATCACCATTTTTCAATACGCTGAATATTTGTTGCGCGGCAACAAATAATGGAATATATCTTACCGGAGCTTCTCAGACAGTATCATCATCAGCCAATTCATTTATCTCAGGAACAACGACATCGCAACGCATTGGTGGAACAATTGGTGGTTCGTGTAGAATAGGTGAAGTCCTGATATTCGATGGTGTTTTAACAACGGTACAGCAACAACAGGTAGAAGGCTATTTGGCGAATAAATGGGTACTCGCGTCTTCACTGCCTGCGCTTCATCCGTATAACAAAACAGCAAATAGATATTTACCCGTGATACCCTACAATCTCCCTTTCAAACCAACAGATATTTACGGATGTCAGTTATGGCTAGATGCCGCTGATCCAGCTACAGTCGTGCTATCTGAATCAATTGTATCAATTTGGTCCGATAAATCAATTAACAAGAATGATATGTCCAGTTTGGCCGGTACGATATCATACACTGCTGGCACTGCAGTAACATTTGCAAGTGGCGGAGTTATGCAAACAGCGAAGTCTATACCTGTTACTACAAACAGCTTTGTATTCGTAGTTTGTCAGAATACTAGTTATTCTAGAACATCGCCTCTCTTTCCACCTGAAAATATTATACCAACGAATTATGTAGTCGCCTGTCCAGATATAAATAGCCAAATACGATTCGCAGCGATTGAGTCTGGTCTATCAATGTCTGGGTATGGACAATTAATTGTTGGATCGCTATATTCTGCTACTAGCGCCGATATTGGATATTTTCCAGGCGCCTATTATGTAAATGGTGTCACTGGGTTACCACTTGGAGGCGGTTTAATAGGCCTACCAGAAGGAACAAATATAATAGGTGGCAGGTTTGGCAGCGCCGGATCAACCCGTTTTTCTCTATCATCTTTTGCTAGCTTCTTTATTGGAACAATTCAAGAAGTCATTGTGTATGAGTCTCTCACAACGTCGCAACGTCTTCAAGTAGAAGCATATCTGGCTAAAAAATGGAACCTAGTTGGATTATTGCCTCCGCCGCATCCTGGCAAATCACTACCAGCCATTAGCACATCATTTATACCAAAATCAATCAATACACTACAACTTTGGCTAGATGCAGCCGATCCTATATCGGTTAATTCAACAATTACAGGTATAACCTGGTACGACAAGTCCGGATCAAGTAATAATATGTCATATTATATATATAGCTCTGGTAGTGTAACATACAATAGAAATATCGCAAAACCGTATTTAGAGTTCCAAGGTGGAGTCCTACAAACAACAACTTCTATAAATGTTGGTCTCAGTACCGGTGTCTTCGTAGTTTGTCAGAATACGGCAATGACCTCTGTAGGGGCACCAACGAATTATGTAGTCGCCTGCCCAGATATAACTCGTGAAATACGATTCTATTCTACTACGAGTAACCCAGATTCAGCATCTCTATATAGCGGTTCATCTGCAGATATAGGATATACTCCAGGTGCCTATTATGTAAATGGGACCTATGGGATTCCTACAGATAATCGCATAAGTATATTACCAGGAATAAATTTAATATATGGACAGTTTAACACAACTGGATCAACCCGTTTTTCTCTCTCCTCATCAGAATCGTCGAACACATTTATTGGAAATATATACGAGGTGTTGTTATTCTCATCGTTAACTACGTATCAGCAGCGTCAAGTCGAGCAATACCTTACCCAAAAATGGGGTATTGCGTATACTCCAACATTGCCTTGAATTTAAAACCAATAAAACCAAACAATAAGTAAGGATGTTCAGGCGAGGGCAAACACAACAGTGTGTCGTTGCGTGTACACAACCAGAGCAGATACCAGGGCCCCAAGGATCAACGGGACCTATAGGCGCACAGGGTGTCCGAGGTGTGATAGGAAATCTAGGAACCACAGGTGCCCAAGGCATACAAGGAGAAATCGGGTCAACAGGAGACACGGGATCAACAGGCTTCACAGGAGCACAGGGTTCAACCGGCAGCACCGGTGCGCAAGGTCCAGGAATGTCACAATCATTATCAGTCATAACTATCACGGTGACAATTCTTTCTCTGACATCAAACCAATTTGGAACATATTTCAATATCACGAACAGCGGATTCAATACGATCTTTCTACCGACACCGGTGCCATCCACGGCCGGTGGATTCTGGGTGCTCCGCAACAATACAAGCACCTATCTGAGTATCGCGCTCTCTGGCTCTGGCGGTCTAGGAGGTCTTACAACGCCTCTCGCAATTGCGCCGAGTACAAGCGTAACTATTGCGGTTCTTGTTGCGTCGTCATCTTACGTATTATTTTGATATCTTTATAATACGTGTCTGGTAATAGGAAATGAGCTCCAGTAGAATTGATCAGCTGAAGGCCTGCAGCCAAGGCGGCGGCGGCGGCGCAGGCGCAGCCGCTGGAGCACAGGGGCCAACGGGGCCACAGGGACAGCCCGGCCCCGGTCTATCAGGTCTTACCCAACGAAACAGGGGTGATATAATCATCAGAGACCCATCTGGGAATCCGTATTATTCAAAAATGCTGACATTGATACCTGATATATCTGGATCACCTTATGCGGATCCCAGCAACAACAGATTCGGTATCAGCGGCGAAACCATCGTCATCAGCGGCAATCTCATTCCGAGTAAAAAAAACGCGTATTCCATCGGTACGCCCAACAATCCCTTCAAGCACGCTTATTTCGGACCAAACTCCGTCACGATTGGTCTGGCTACGCAGTCCACCGATATACAAGGAAATTTAACCACGTCGGATGCGAATGGTCTACCAACATCGCTACCTGGTTCACAGACATCCGAAAACGTCGTTGTCGCGGTCGGTCAAGACACTACAGGTACAACCATCAAATATTCGATGAACGGAACTACGTGGAACGATATCACACCCGACGGAGTGACCACGTTCGATTTATCCGCGGGTTACGCGATTGGATGGAATTCGCCCAACTGGATCGCCGGCGGTGCTCAGTTAAATGGCAGGTCCCCCATACTTCTGAGTAATGACGGTATCAATTGGCGCATACCAGCGGCAGCTACATCTACTTCATCTAGCATTCAGACAAACGATTTTTACGCAAGCGCATATATCAACGATCCTTTTACACGCATACAAGCGATATGCTTCAATGTGACAGATAATGTATGGTATATGGGCGGTACAAACCCGAATCCGTATATAACTGGACCGGCCAATGCGGATAATCCAGATGGTGTTCCCACAGAGGATTCTTATACAAATCAGTATTTTCTGCTGCGCAGTAGAGATACTATCGGTAATTATTGGGAGACCGCCGTGAACGCATCATCACCGTTTTTCAGTACGAACAATATTCGCGGACTAACATCGGACGGTGGTATTCAGAACGGTATCATTGTCATCTGCGGTGATATAACGGGAGATGTTAGTCCAACAAACTCCACATTGATGTATTCATCCATTACCGATGGATTCTTGAGCTGGCATTATTGTTTGGACACAAAAGGTGTTGGAATTCCTGGTGCGAATCAATGTACATTTTCCGGTAAAACGTGGATCGCAGTATGTAACGCGTATGGTGCCTATCGCAGTAACGATGGCAAAACGTGGGCGCCGATTTTCGTACCGGCTGCGACTGATCAGTTTGTTCTCCAAGATATTACGTTCAACGGTGTAGCGTGGGTTCTCATCGGCTATGGCAGTACTATAAGCAATATTTATTACAGCTACGATAACGGAAATACGTGGACCCCTGTAACTGGATCAGAAGTAGTATCACTTTACTCGATTTCTTGGAACGGCAGTCAGTATGTAGCAGGTGGTACTAATCTAAACGCATTTTCCCAAACGAATCCGGATTATTCGATATCATTTATCACAAGTGCGGACGGTGTGAACTGGTATGGTGTAGAGGGTCCGCAGTTTGATATACAGGTAAACGCAGTCGCGAGTCGTCGAAATTTACCGTATACAGGCGGTACACCCAATCCACCGGTAATAGTCGACCCAGGCGCCCCTCTCAATACAATTGGTCAGGATGGTACACTGTATGTCGACTCTAGTTCGGGGGCGCTCTATGTTAAAACAGAATACACTACTCTTGGATTTGGTGGATCAGCGAAAATTATGGATCCTGCGTATTCGGGATTAGATTACGTGCAAGCAGATCACGCTTACGGCGCAGTTGTTATTAATGGAATATATGACTATATATCAGTTAATCCGGCATTGGGAGATGGATCGAATGTGTTCGAGTTTCCAGGTGCCTTCACAATTAATTGGTGGTTTAAGACGGATTATATCTCGCAGGATTGGACAGCTCCTTCTACGTTTTTTGAAATAACTGACTATGACAATTATTATGGCCCGCCTCGTCCAGCTGATGTAGGATGTTTTATGGGGGCGGTTGTCGATCCAGAAGGCATCATCCCAACATATTACAAAATATTAATTCATCTGAATGGACCAAATGGAACAGGTTTAGAATATAGAACGGATGACCCTGGAGTCGTGTTCGATCCTTTATCGTGGAACTATTATGTATTTACGCGTGATGACAACAATGATATCCACTTTTATCTTAACTCAGTGGAATTGACCGAACAAAGTGGTTTATCTCCTGATCCAAATGGTAATACATATCCAAGTGGACAAGCATATCCTTGGGTTGAGGGTATTGTCGGAACAACGACGAAGCAGCCTTTGATCATCGGCGGCGATCCATTCGGAACAACTTTCCCCTTTATGTATGCTTTTATAACAGATTTCGGTGTTAAAAATGGCTCAGCATCTTTCCCTTCTGTAAATCCAACGGAGCCACTTAATCCTACATTATACGATTTTGCGTTTACCGCAAAATTTAATGCAATAATCGATGATTCGAACCATCTTCTACCGGTTGACGGTGTATTTCCTATAACATTATATAACGGCTCAAGATGGTTAAAGTATACACCGTTTACGTTTACGAATCCATCGCCATTTGATTTTGCTGTTCATAATCCTGATATATCTGGCGATTTTACGTTTCAATGGTTCCAGCTGTCAAACGCTATCGGTGGTATTATATTCAATATACCAGATGATACTGGGGGACAAATGATAGTATATCTTGATGGGGATAACAATGTAAATCTTGGACTGAATTCAGGAGTATCTCATTCTTTTGCCGGTTCTGGAATTAAAATTAAACTTGGACAATGGCAATATTTCATTTTACAGAGAAAGCTTGGTGTTATAAAATTATACATTGATTGTACATCATATATAGGTACATTCCCTGGTGGGTTATACACGGATGATCTTGGCGATGTTGGCGGGCATAGGTATCATCTTGAAATCCGTAGTCCAGGATACAACTGCTATCTTACCAATTTTATTATATACAAATCTGCAATAGCAATTCCAGCTAGAAATCCAAGTGCTCCTCCTGGGACTGTTTTTAATGCTTCATTCGCATTCTTGACTACATCCAACATTATAACGGACGATAGAGGCATAAGTGCTATGTCAGTTGTTGCCGATGGAGAAGATAATGTTGTATGGTCTTCAGTGAATCCTTTTGCGGGCAAAGTATCCTCGTGGAAATTGATATCGCAAGGTGCATCCGCGTCAAATACGGGCGCAACAGGGCCAAGAGGAACTACTGGCGCACAGGGTACTCCAGGCGCATTCGCAGGAAAAGGCGACACGGGTACGCGAGGTGCGCAAGGTGACACGGGTTACACGGGCGCGCAAGGTGCGCAAGGCATTGATGGATTCGCAACGGATACAGGCGCAACGGGTGCGCAGGGTGACACAGGTGACACGGGTGCGCAAGGTGCGCAAGGCATTGATGGATTCGCAACGGATACAGGCGCAACGGGTGCGCAGGGTGACACAGGTGACACGGGAGCACAAGGTGCGCAAGGCATAGATGGATCCGCAACTCAAACAGGAGCAACAGGTGACACTGGATTCACAGGTTACACAGGAGCCACGGGCGATACGGGTACATATGGTCCAGCACTATTTACACTTGTTGCGGATGATCCGGCCACCGTAATTACTGCGAATTCTGTTACTGCAACTCTTCCTCTTCCTCTTAGCTCAAATCAGAGTGCCCATATTGTAGAACCGTATCCGTATAACGCCACGTTCTTGACGTTCACTGTTCCTACTGTGCTGACAAGTCTAACAAGTATTATGACGTGTGTATTAAATAGTTCCACA